GAGACGTATGGACAAACGTTTCATCCCAGCCCCGATGAAGAAGCAATGCGCGCTAAGGAGGAACTACACGCTCCTCTGTATCCAACTTGCAGCAGAATTGTCCCAAACTTAACTGCAAGTTGCTATAAGGGACTGCATTAGAATCCGGTGGAAAATGGAAGGGCACGTCGTCTACGTCCTGCATGACGTCTTCGAAGGCATCGCGGGGGTGTACTCCAACCTCGAGACCGCGCATGCCGCGGCCAACGTCGCCGAACTCCAGAACGAAGGCGTTTACGACGTAAAGTCGTACGACGTCGACCATTCGGGTCCAGAAGAATGGCAGGCGGCCAGGGAGCGCGAGACCGCGGCGAAATCGGAGAGGAAGCGCAAGGAGAAGCTCGTGGACGATGTAGAGCTCTTGCAAGCGGCGTGCGCGGACGTCCCCCGCGTCCCGGCGTTCGAGATGCCCGTGGACCGTGACGCCTTCGATTCGGCGTGGACGGACTACGACGCCAAGCGGAACGACGTCCGGTCGCGGGTCCGCGCGGCCGCCAAGACCGCAGGAGTGCACAACTACGCCGCCGAGCTCGTGGTCGTGTCGGACAAGCTCGGGTACGTGGATCAAGCTCCGTGACACTCTTCCGACGTCTTCATCGCCGAGCACTTGTACGCGACGTGATCGCACGCTTCGAAACCCGATCCGAGACAGACGACCTTGGGGACGCACGCATGGCGGAGCCACATGCAATCGCGGTTCATGATCGCGAGCCAAGCCACGATGAAGCGCAACATCTCTCTGACCAGGAGTCCCGCGAATTTCATTTATGCCGCCGGATTGATGATGACCGAGAACCCAGAAAGGTGGAAAGTGTTGCCGACGAGCCCCGTCGTCGAGCGAACGACAATCCTGTAGCCGTTGTAAGCGACCGTGTTGTCGAACGAGTAGACGCGGTCCTCAGCGACGTCCGACACGTGCAACCCGTAGTCCGTTTCGTTCAGGGGCTGCGTGACGTCCGTGCGGGTGTCCAGCAGCTGCCACAGGCCGGACACCGTCAGCCCGAAGAGGGACCAGCTCGACGGCACGTCCGACACCGTCGGGTCGAAGGTGTACTTCGTGGCCTTCAACGACAGCGGGAAGCGCACCTCGAAGTATTCGCCGATCATGGTCTGGATGCCGGAGGTCCCGGGCTCGAAGTACACCGTGCTCGTCGGGCCGGTGTAGTCGTTGTGCACGAACCGAGGGTTCCACACCGCCGGGTTGGGCGCGGACCGGACGTACCCTCCGTTGCAGCACGCGCCCGGCGAACCCTGAGCGGCGGTGAACGACACCTCGGCGACGTAGCTCGATCCGTTCAGCACGGTCGTAGATATGACCGGGTCGAAGGCGTTCATGTCGCCCAGGTCTCGCGGGATGCGGAGTTGCCCGACGTTTCTGAAGGGGTAGAACTTGAGGGTGACCGGCAGGCCGACGAACGCTGCGACGGGAGTCACCGGCGATTCGAGCGCCTGAACGGCCAACCCTTGGTTCGTCGGCCGGTACGTCATCGCTTCGAGTCCCGACAGGTTCAGAGTCAACAAGTCGCCGGACGCCGAGACGGTCGCGACCGCCCAGTACGTGTCGGCGGTACCCGTTTGATGCACGCTGACGTACGCGTAAAAGTCGACCGTGATGACGACTGCGATGGCGTCCGTGACGTTGACGCCTATCGATCCCGATGTCTTGGACACCAGCTGACCCGTCACGGTCGCGGACTCCGCCGGCGCGGGGACGACCGTGATCGTGTACGTCCTGTCCGTGTACAGGTGCGAAGCGCGCGAGTAAGCGCGAGCCGTGAACGTGTACGATCCGCGTTTCAGGCGACCGGTCGTCGACAGCAACCCGGATTCGGACATCCCACAGCCTTCCGGGACCTCGCCCGACAGGACCGAGTACTCCATCGCGTCGTTGTACGTCGCCGCCTGGTAGGGGTCCCACGCGTCGAACTGGATCGACAGACCGCAGCCTTCGGGGACGGGACGGATTCCGACCTGTCGCGTCGTCCATCGAGGCGCCTGGACGCCGGTGTAGAACGGAGCGGGTGCCAGTACGCGGTACACGAACGATCTGTCGGCGTGCGCGTCCGCCGACGCTGCTCTGATCGTGAACACATAGTCTCCGATCAGCGTCGCCGCTCCCGTCAGCAGGCCAGCTGTAGAAAGCGTCGTCCCCGGAGGCAAGCTGCCCGACTGCAACGCGTACGAAGACGCACGGTACGCGACGAAGCTGCGAGATCGATTTTCGTTGACGGCGGCGACCAAGTTTTGGATCGTCCTCCATTCGGGCGCGGCCTGAGGGAACGCGGGCGTGTCGAAGGTGTGCACCAGCCGCGTCCTGCCGTCGTCGAGGCCGTAGTACAGACCCAGAGTCGCTCGGGATGCGGTGTGCAGCGGAGCGAAGTAGAACTCCGCCTGCCGTTCCGCTGCGTCCGGTGCCACCATTGAAAAGCCACCTCCTTTGAGGCGCCAGAGGGGCTTTCTGTGCGGTACCAGCGGAATGCCTCCGGGCAGGAAATCTCCGTCCCGCTTGTTCCAAGTCAGCGAGTGCTCGTAATTCGCCGGGTCCTTGTTGGATGGCATGTTGGCCGGAGCGCCCGCGACGACGAGACCGGCCCCGTCACGCGTCGAGTCATCCAGGTCGACGATCCCGTTGTCGTCCGCGTCGGCAACACCGAGCGTGATGACCTTGTCCTGGACCTCCAAGTTCCTGGACAGTATCGTGTCGACGGAGCCTTTCACCCGCAGGGCGCCTTCGACGTTCAGGTTCGACGTGATCGTGACGTCTCCGGAGATGGCGGCAGGGTTGATGGTGTTGACGTTGGCGACGTCTGTCGTGACGGCATTTGTCGCGATCGTTCCGAAGCTCGACTCGCCGAGCGCGGTGAGGCCCTGCGAGAACGCGACGCCCCCGCCGGTGAACGTGACGCCAGGAACGTTGACCGTAGGCGCGTCGAACGTCAGCGCGGTCGTGGCCGTGAAGATGGACGTACCGGCATTGTGCTGGATGACCAGGTTGCCGGGAGGCGGCGTGTTGTCGATGGGGATGACCTGAGACACCTGGCCGACGCCCCCAGACGTCAACAGGACTCGCGCCGTGGTCGACATAGCCTTACCCTTCTGTCCGACCGAAAACTCGCGTGTCGTGTATAAGCCCTCGAGAAGGAGAAATGTTACCGAATCCAACCTCAAAGCTACAGTTGAACAAGGATCATGGCTCTCTGGAAGCCGAGGCCGTCGGCCGCGGTTGGTCCCTCGTCCACGACGACAGCGACGAGAACGACGAGGAACAAATCAAGCAGAAGGTGTGGTCAAGGAGAAGCTTCGCTCTCCTCCCGGTCAACTCTCTGAAGAGGAGGCACGTGCGCATCGACAACGACGTCTTCCTCAACATCGTGTACCGTAAGGTCTACGGAGAGAAGCCTCCGAAGGAATTCGAGGAGGAGGCCTTCTTGGCGCTGTTCAAAGTCGGAGGCAAACGCCGTGCGGACGTCCGCGAGCTCCGTTCTCGAGCGAAGGGGTGGCAGATCGGAAAATCCTTTTCGACGGACGGCACGTCCATCAGCATCCTCTTCAACAACGCGTCGCGCGGCGAGACGACTGAAGTAAAGAAGCTGAGGGAGAAAGGCGTCGCGAGGCCCGAGGACATGGTGCGGGTGTACGACATCAAGGATCGCAAGGTCGGAGTGGACCCTGGGCGTGAGAACCTCATGACGACATACGAACTCCTTCCAGACGGTACTCATGATGTGAATAAACTGACGAGGAAGGATTTCTACGAGGTTGGAGGATTGGACGCCGTGAAGCTGCAACGGGAGCGACGGCACAACATGTACAAGGTTGCAATGGCCGCGGTCAGCTCCACGAGGAGGCGCACAGCGGACGCCGTCGAGTTTGCACAGTACGTCAAAGCCGTATGGACCAACATCGCCGATCTCCGCCTCGCCTACGGCGGGCGCTCAGCGTGCTCGGAATCATTCCGTACGTACCGAGGCAAGGCGAAGGTGTTGGACGGCTTCTTGGCCGGACTCGGCGAGCATACCGAAGGAGGACGCCTCCACATCGGCTACGGCAACGCGAAGTTCGATAGCTCCGGCAAGGGGGAACGCTCCGTGCCGGTGCAGGCGATACCAAGGCGCATACTCTCCGCATACAAGGACAGGATGGACCTGACCATGGTGGACGAGTACATGACGACGCAACTCAGCGCCGTGGGTCCGGAGCACGCCCGTCTGGGCGTGCCGTACCGGACCGTCGGGGATAGGACATATCCGGATCGCGATGTCAGGTTCTGCAGCTCAGAATCCTTACTGGGATCGCATCATCCATGTCCTCCTCCTGCATCTCTGTGCGCTGGCTTGGTGAAGCCCGCAGGGTCGGAATGGGTGTGCCGCGACGGCAACTCGGCGTGCTGCATGGCGCTCCTTATGGGGCTAAGCCATGACGCTCGGCCTCCGGCCTTTCAGAGGAAACGCGAAACAACCAACATGTAGAGCGAGGATATTCCAAAAATAATCTCGTGATGACTATAAAGTATGTGGAAGGTCGTCTTGGCGATATTCATCGGAGGACTCGTCCTCGCGGTCGTGCTCATGTCAGAGCCCGTCAAGGCCAGGGTCAAAGTTGCGACGGGCAACGCGAAGAAGACAGCGAAGAAGATACAGGCAGCGGTCACCGATAGCTCGGACGTCATGGCGTCGAAGGCGGACCTCGAGACGCAGGGTATCCGCATCGAGGGTACAGCCGCTTCCGCCGCCATCGTTGAGAACGAGCGTGCGGACACGCTCGACGCGCTCGCTGACGAGATCGCCAAGGCGGACGCGGCGAAGCAGGCGGCCTTGTTGGAGAAGGCGAAGAAGCTGCTCGCCGAACAAAAAACTGCCGCCGCGAAGACGGAGTTGTTCGAGCAGGGCGTCATGCCGTTCGTCGGATTCGAACACGCCGGGTACACTTGAGCGTCTCGCAAAGACTTACCGCCGTTCCGGATTTCTCACGACGTCGAGGTGCAACGTGACGTCCCTGCCTCCCGTGTCGTACCTCTCTCCGTCGCGTCTCACGATGCTGACCGACAGCTTGCGGACGTAAGGCTCCGACGGGTTGGAGCCGTGGACCGTCATGGGGTCGATGACGCGACCGTCGTGCAGGACGGCGAACGCGCGGTCCATGACCTCGGAGTTGCTCCGCATGCCGTGCACCCCGTCGATCTTGACGACCGCGACCGCGTCCGAGCCGTCGGACGAATCCATGGGCTGAGAATCCGCGTACAGGACGTGCGACGCGACCTCGAGCGCGGACGTTTCCGGCGTGAAAAAGCCGAGCACGCGCGCCGCGCTGTCCGGTCCGTCAAGCAAAGAGAACGCCACGTTCGACGATATCTTGATGCCGGCGCCGTAGTAAATGGCCGTCATGGTCGCGTTTGTGACCGTCTGCTGCAGGTGCAGGGAGACCTGCGATGCCATGGTCCGCGCCGCCGAGTACCGGCCTCGCCGGATCACGACAATGTAATCTACACCGTTTGATCGCACGTACAGGCGATCCCTCCCGACGGCGATGTGCGGCTCCGGAGGCACGGACGCGTAGATGAGCTTGATCTCCTTGACGTCCCGGAGCTCCAGCTCGGTCAGGTCGGCGTCGAAGCGGTCGGACGTGGGGAAGCGTGCCTTGTCGCGGACGGAGCTGTCGAGTACGATGCGCGTCGTCAGCATCCTTGCATTCCATTGCCGAGAATCGCGCACGCCAAAATGACAGATGCGAGGACGACGTTCGTGATGAAAGACTCGGGTCTCGACCCGCCCTTCATCGGCGCCGTCAGGGCTTGTCTCGCCTCTTCCGTCCCAAACATGCAGAAAGAGTACTGCGCGTACTTGTCATTCGCGTAGTCGTGGTGCTTCACCAGGAGAACGGAGCACTCGCGGGAAGCGGCGCGCAGGGCTGTCAGCCTGTCGCACGTGACGAATACGATGTTGTTCGCCTTGCAGTGCTCTATCTGGCCCCAGTCTCCGGCGGTCTTTTGGGCGATCGGGCTCGCGACATCGAAACCGTCCTTCACGAGTCTCTTCACCTGTCTGCTCATCGTTTCGACGCTGTGGTCGATCTTGAAGTCTCTTGTGTGGCCTATGACGAATCCGTCCCTGCATACCTCATTCATCAACGGATTTTTGTTCCCGGCGGTCAGAGGGTTCTTGGGCACGTCGGTAGTGCTCACGGTGTACCCGAATGCGTGTTTTTCATCGCCTTCGCGGTCAACTCGGGTGAATTCCACGTTCGCCGTTGACCCCTCGTGGAAGACGACCCCCGTGGGCTCGGGACTGAATGACACGGAATCCTTGAATCGCACGAAGGCTGCTCCGTCGTAGACCGTCGCGTCGCAGTATACAAAGTTGAACCCGATGTCCGTCAGTGGTACAACGCCCTTGAAGTGCTCGTCCATGGCAACGAGAATATGACCGAATCCGGCCATCCACGCGAACAGATGACGATGAGGATCCTCTTCGCGCGCCCAAGGCGCTACGTCCTGGTCCACCATGAACTTGGGTCGGTCCTCGGCGAAAGGGTCCCCGAAGAAGTCCGCCAGCTTCCCTCGTAAGACGTGGATGTTCTTCATGACGATCAGTTTATGATTCGTCATGACTTTGCCGAAGAATATGTCCACGGTCTGGAGCTCATCGTTCACGACTCTACTGACGAGTTTGCCGGGGGAACCTTTGGCGAATTGCGTTATTGCAGCCTCCAGGTTCCGGTCTTTCATCGGGTTGGAGTCGACGACGTGGATCTCACCGCCGATCTTGAACTTGAAGCCGTCGCAAGCTGTCACAGCTTTGATGAACTTGTTCTTGTCGGCGATGTCGCCACGCGTCATCGGAGGCTCCATGTACTCGACCTCGGCGCCGAAGATGGATCGCTCAAGGATTACGAGCATGTCTTTGTCCGGACCCGGGTCGACTGAACCAAAGTCGTGGCATGCGTCCGCAAACTGTTGGAGCTTCTCGACGAGGTCTCCTCGATCGGCGCCACCTTTAGCGACCAAACGTGCCGGTCTACCGAGGTTCAACCAGTCGGCGGGACCGCGTCGTGGAGCGACGCTCACGATGGGAGTGTCCTGTCTGAACCATGGTGAAGGGACGTCTGCATCGCTCACATAATCGCTGACCGGAGCTTCGAGTCCTAGGACCGCCGCCCGAAGAGAGTCGTACGCCTCTTTGGAGCCTTCCTTCCTCGCATCGATGATGTACTGGCGGGCGGCGGCGAGGCTGTCGATGCGCAGGACGTCGCAATACCTGCGCAGTATGTACGTGGCGGACGAACCGTCGACGGGGTCGTAGAGGTAAGTGGTCATCGAGACTACACAAGGTTGTGGGAATTTACTTTATGCCGCGGTACATACAAATTATGGACTCGAAGACGAGCTTGATCTCCTTGAAGTCCCGGAGCTCCAGCAATCCGATGATCTGCATTACAGAATCATTGCAATGTCTATGAGATGACCAGCGTGAACGCCTTGTCGGTGAACAAGGTCGGCACGGAACCGGTCGCACGCACCGTGAACGCTGCGTTGACTGCTGCCAGGGGCGTGCCGGTGATGACACCGCTCGGCGAGATGTCGAGCTCCGCGGGAAGGGTGCCGCGTGCGAAGAGCGAGTAGGTCACCGCGCCTGTGGCCACGATGCTCGTGGTGTAGGGCGAGCCGACGGTCGCGGCAGGGAGAGCCTCGGGCGTCGTGAAGACTGGAGGCCCGCCGAACACGCCCGTGCTGAAGGTGTGGACGAGCTTGACACGGCCGTCGTCCAGCGCGTAGTACAGGCCCAGGCTGGCGACGGTCGCGGTGAAATATGGCGCGAAGAAAAACCGAGCGTTCCTGTCGGTAAAGTCCGGTTGCCTCAATGAAAGGTTGCCTCCAGACAGCTCGAACGCACACCTTTGATGGGGTACGACTCTTGAGCCGTCGGGCAAGAAGTCACCGTTGTTCAATTTCCATCGAATAGAATGCTCGTACTGCGCGGCGTTCTTTCCGACGGGCAGGTTGGCCGGGGGCCCGGGGATCAGGATACCGGCGCCGTCGCGGGTAGTGTCGTCCAAGTCCGCGAGCGTGTCCTCGTCGGCGTCGACGGCTCCGAGCGTGATGGTCTTGTCCTTGACCAGAAGGTCGCGCGTGCTGACGGTGTCCAGGTTTCCCGTGATCTCGACGTCGGCGTCGAGCTTGACCTTCTTAGACTTGATGACCAGGGTGTCGGTGGCCGGGGTCAGGCCCTCGATCAAGTTGGTCCTCGCCCGGGTGGTCGCCGTGATGGTGCCGGACGCCGTGGCGTTGGACAGCGTGGTGTCGCCGACCACGGACAGGGTCCCGGTCATGGCGGTGCTGGTGGAGTTGAAGGTCGTGGAGGGCACGGTGACGGTAGCGGCCGTGAGGCTGATGAGGGTGGCCGCCGTGTGGGCGGACGTCCCCGTGGTGTGCGTGATGCGGACGTCGCCATCGAGGGTGGCCGCGGTGTTGAAGCGTGTCTGGTCGGAGGTCGAGATGCCGGTGACGTCCAGGTACTGGTTCAGCGGGACGTTCGACATCGCCCTGTTTTTGCACCGGCGCGCCGACAATTCTACAACTGTCCCGCTTTTAATGTGGGTGACACCCTCATTACCCCCGCCCAGGTGATCCATGTGCTCCAGAACCTTCACGAGAATAGCATGGTGCCGTGGTCAAGCTTCGGCAAGCTTTTAGATTGCTACCTGCGCGAACCGGTCCTTCGTGTTCAACGGCACCCGCGACAGCGCGCCCGCGACCGACGTGTTCAGCAGGTGCTGTCTGACCATCAGCGGCGTCGCCTTCGGGTAGCGTTCCAGGAAGTGCGCTACCAGCCCGGACACCATCGGCGTCGCCTGCGACGTGCCCGAGTACACGGCCGTCGCTTCGTCCGAGTCGGAGCTCGCAGACTTGACGTACGCGCCCGGCGCCCATACCGTCACGCACTCGCCGACGTTGGTGCTCGCCCAGGCCGACGCGTACGACACGCCGCGCACCGTGTCCAGCTGCGCCGCCGCGACCGTGATGACGTCCTCCAGGTTGGCCGGCATGTAGTTGCACGCGTCGTCGGCGAAGTTGCCCGCGGCGACGACGACGACGATGCCGGCGTCGATCAGGTCGCGCACCATGCCTTCCAGGACCGATCCCGCACCCGACGACACGACGATCAGCGACATCGACACGATGGCCGGGCCCTTGCCGTTCTTCTCGTGGTGCGTCAGGACCCAGTCCAGGCCGGATATCAAGTCGGACACGCGGCCGTCCTGCTGGCAGCCGGGTTGCACCGCGACCGAAACGACCTTGGCGTCCTTGGCCACGCCGTACACGTTGCCGGCGGCAAGGCCCGCGACGTGCGTTCCATGCCACGCCCCGCATGCAGACGCATTGTTCACTGCAGCCACGGGCGAATAGTAGCGGTCAGCCGAGACGGCTCGAGTGCCGTCCTGTCGCACGAAGTCGTCGTGCGTCGCGAGGACGGCTTGGTCGACTACATATACCGTCACGCCCTTACCCGAAGTCGCGTACCGGAACTCGCCCTTGGTCTGGCAGTTGGGGAAGCATCCGGGCGGCCCGTCGTACGCGCTCAGGAAAGACAGCGTGTCCTCGGCGCCGGTCTGGACCTTGGGTCCGCTCGGGTCGCCGCAGGTCACGTTGCACCCGGGCGGCGGAGGGGGACCTTGAACGGTCCCAAGCTTACGGCTGTACACCTCTCTCAAGTTCCGCGAACACTGCGGAGGCTCGTCGGTGGGAGGGCTCCTCATTCCGACGGGGTTCTCGTAGTAGATGTCCGAGTCGAGGGACAGGCGCAGCGTGCTCGCCGAGTCAGGCAGCCGCTTCTGGACCTCGGCGACGATCGAGTTGTCGGACATGGCGTACCCGGACATGCCGGTGGACCAGACGGACACGCACCGGAACTTGCCGGCGACCTCGAGATCGCGGCACACCTTGGTCAACGACTCCGTGCCCAAGACAACCCTGGCGGGTTTGTCTCCTGGCACCGTCTGGACCGCCGATACCACGAGCTTGAGGTTGGGGTCGAAGCCGCTGCCTTGTTCGCAGAGCCCGAAAGTCGTACCGATAAACAACAAGCACGCGAAGAGTTGGATCATAGCCCGCCCTTTCATGTCGGCATAAAGTATTTCGTGAGACCTGTTATATCAACAGGATGACGTTCGAGCAATACTTTCGGCTGTGGCTGTTACTGCGGCACATGCGCGAAGAGCGCGACCGCGAAGCCAAGCTGCAGGAGCTGCGCGAATACTCGGCCATGTTGGCTAGTACTTTGTGAGTTCGACGTTGACGAGCTCTGGTCTCGCAAAAGCTCCAGTTGTAACTTTTTCCAGTTGGAATTTGATTTGCCTGGATTGAGATCTGGCGTCTCGGAGGAGTCTCACGGCATCGTTACGCAATGTTGTAGCGTCAGTTAGATCCTTTGCTTGAGGAGGTGCAATGAAGCCAGCATCCACCAAGTCGTCTCTTGCTTTCGCGCAATCGTCATAAGGAAGTGTTGTGTTTCTCAACCAGTTCATCTCTTTGGAGCGGAGAGATTCTGTCAGTATGTACTTGTGTATGTCTTTGATCTGGACTTCGAGTCTCCTACTAGATTCGTCATAGTCCACCACAATTTTCCCCATATCTTTGTTGTTAACATCTTTGAAATCTCCCGACAAAACTTTGGTGATAACACCCGTATCCCATATCGCTGCCTCTACTTGTATGACGATGGCATTGGACGGCCCGCGACTCGACTCGGCGACGATCCTTTGCATCAAGACGGCAATAGGATCGTTGATCCCCCTGGAGCCCAGGTTGCGTTCCACCATGTCGATGTCGACCTTGTTGAACGCCTTCAGCGCCGGCGAAGTGTACAGTTTCGACACGGACGAATTGTCGTAGGCGTGAAGCACATGAGCGAGCGCATCGTGCCGGATGTGTTTCAGGAAGTTTGTTCCGAATTCGACGAACGTCCTCGGAACGTCATTCATCTCTGGGTCGGTCTTGAGGATGACTTCGATCTGGTTTTGCACGTTTCCTCGGATGTCCGGCTGTGCGCGCTCGTGCAGCTCCAATAGCTGCCTCAGGACCTCGGCCCATCGAACACCGTCGTCGTTCGTCATCTTCACCGAAGGGCGCGATGATATGGACAATACCGTGGCGGCGACCTTGGCGTTGGCGCCGACCAAGTGCCCAGATAGCTTGTCGACCAGGCTTAACCGCTGCGTTTCGGGCATGCCGAGGATGACGTCCGCCGTGCCTGCGTACTTGACCATATTGCCGATCTGCTCGTCGCTCAGGTCCTTGACGAACTGCAGGTCGACACGGGGATCGCGCAGTGCTTCGATCAGACGGTCGTCCCGGAGCTTTTTGAAGTTGTCGACGGACGCCCGGTCCTTGCCGAAGTTGAAGGGGGCCTTGGCCTCCAGGTACTTGATGTCCGCCTTGGTCTTCGCTTTCTCGGTGGTCTCGGAGGACATGACGGCCACGGAAACTCCGACCGCGACGACCCCGGCGACCAGCGTCACGGCTAGCATGGTATCTTACAGATGACTTTCAAAATTTGAAATCAGAAGGTTGCGCCCGGCACCGACCCCGCGCAGTTGCCCGGGTACTGGCTCCAGAAGCCGTCGCCCAGCGCCATCGCGCCCGCCAGAGCGATCGTCAGGCCGGCGTTGTAGTCGACCGCGACCTCGCCGCTGATGTAGTCCTGCCTGTCGTCAGGGAACGAGTCGTCCGGTCGCGGAGGTCCACCGACCAGCGCGCCGTGCAGGACGTTGGGGCTCGGGCGCGGGTCGCCGAACAGCGCGCCGCACTGGGCCTGTTCGGACAGCTTGCAGGCGGCGTTGCGGTGGTGCGGTCGCAGAGGCGGGTCCTTCCCGAAGCCGACCATGAAGGACCTGCCCGCGTCGCCGAGCACGTAGTTGATCTGGGACACGGCGAAGCAGCGCGCCGTGTTGGCGAACGCCGGGTCGAAGTGCGGCGCCGCCATCAACGCGATCGCCGCGGCGTTGCCGATGTACCGGTTGGAGCCCCACTGGCTGATGAAGCGCTGCCCCTTGGGAGAGACCTTGATCTCGCCGGCGCCACGGACCCAGTTGTTGATCGTCCGCGACAGCTGCGACTTGAACCCGACGGCGGTCCCGGGGTCCATGCCCTTGTCCAGCATGAGCACCGCGCCGTCGAACCACAGCATGTTCCAGCCGATCCAGTCGCCGTACGACATGAACGGACCGTAAGGGCCCGGCTCCGGAGCCACCGCCCACTTCATCGCCGCGTCCGAGTACTTTTTGTCGCCGGTCGCCACGAACAGCGAAGCGGCCGAATACGTGATCTGATGGTACACGCCGGTGCTCTTGTAGAACTGCTTCGCTCCGGTCACCGAGTCGTCGTACGTCCCCCGGTCGGCCGTCTCCACGGCCCAGTCGAACAGCGTCTTGGAGTGCTCCAGGCACGTCGCGGCAAAGGTCGGGTCGAACGCCTTGAGCGCCATGTGCCCGTTCGCCAGCGCGGCGGCCGCGGCCCCGACGAGGTCCGCGCCCGGCTTGTCAGCGGACACGGTCGCGACCGGGCGCTGCACATTCATGTACTCCGCCCGGCCGATGTAGCCGTGGTCGATGCCGCCGTCGCCGACCTGCGCGACGAGCACGCGGTCGGCCGTGTGGCAGCGCACGATGTAGTCCATGACCCATCGCACCTCGCGGCGCGCCCAGTACAGGTTGCTGGCGCCGTCGAAGCTCGACGCGGCCAGGGCGTTCTCGTACTTCCACGTGGCCACCGCCAACCGGGAAGCCGACGTGAACATGGGGTAGTTGAACTTGACGTGGTCTCCGGCGTCGTACCAACCGCCGGTCAGCGCGCCGTCGTTCTTGCTCGGACCCGCGGGCGAGTCGCCCCTCCAGAGGACGCGGTTATCCGCGGGCAGCGCGCCCGCTCGCTGTGCCTCGTAGAAGAACAGGCTCATGCCGAATGCGGTGTCGTACGGGTACTTCCACTTGGGGTTGCCCGCCGGGCTGGTCCGGAACTTGGTGCTACCGTCCGCGTTCAGAGACACGCTGCCTTCGGGGCCGCCGACCACCGGCACGGTGGGCGCCGGTGGAGCGGGGCACGGGCCGTTGGAGGTCGGGGAGACGAACGAACCGCATCCCGGGGGCGGGTTCTGCATGGGACCGGGCGTCGGTTTAGGGCTCGGTGCCGGAATTGGCGTCGGTCCGGGCTTCGGGCTCGGCGCAGGCGTGGGCTCGGGGCTCGGTGCCGGGACAGGCTTCGGGCTTGGGGCGGGAGTCGGCTTGGGGGTCGGGCCCGGAGCGGGACCCTGCCTCGGCTCGCACCGCGAGTTGATGGGGTTGCGCGCGAAAGCGGGCTCGCACCCGTTGGCGCACGGCATCTGCCACGCACCGCCGCACGGCTGGCACTGGTTGGAGTAGCAGCGGACGCGGGTGCCCTGGATCGTGTTGGGGCACGTCGCTCCTGCGCAGCATGCCGCCCACGGCCACGCGGCGCACGGCTTGCACGTCCCGGCGTCGCACACGTCGCTGGACTGGCTGCATCGCGCGCCGGCGCAGCACAGCTGCCACCTGCCGCCGCACTCGACGCTGCCGGCCTGCTCCAGGACGCTCTGCTCGATGATGCCGTCCGGGTGGACGAACAATCGCGGGTCGAACCCGTAGCTGTTGTTTGCCGCGCCGACCATGGAGCCGAACAGCAATGTGGCGACCACGAAAAGCGACGCCATTGTTCTGCCCAAAGCGGTTACATATTTTTTCACTCGAATTTACGGACCCTGGCGAGGCCGCCCGTCGGGGGCGGGAGGAAGCCCCGTCCGTCGATGACCTTGATCTCGGGCGGCGCGGAAGATTCGGCGGCTTCCGCGGCCGCCCTGGCGACCGCAGCTATGGCGGAGTCGTCCCGGGGCACGAACGTCCACAGGATCGACAGCTTGTCGTCCGTGCTGGGAGTGTAGTCGTCGTCTTCGGCCGCTGAAACAGATCCGAATACATCATCATGGCCTCGACCATGGTCGTCCGCCTTCCGTGGGACCGGTTTGTCGATCTTGAGCTTGGGCGTCGCCGCCAGCGCTTTGATGAGCGCCTCCGATACGGAGGCACTGTCAGGCACGAGGACGTACATCGACCGCACCGCCGCGGCCAGCATGACGCGCGCCGCCGCCTGGATCGCGACCCCGGACTTTGCGAACAAGGCGCACCGGGACATCGCGGCGAGCGCCGTCGGGTTGCGAGCCGTGCCGTGCAGCTTGGACACGCGCAGGCACGACGACGCGAGCACGTCCGCGACCTCGCACACGCCCATGGTCTTGGTCATCGCTCGCGCGAAGCTTTCCGCCCTGTCGGGATTGGGCTGCGCGACCGCGATGTCGGCCCCAGACGCGCTCACGATCTCCGCGCGCCCTGGCGCGTCGGGCATCGGATGCGTCACGGCGCGCATGGCCGTCATCAGCAGCCTCGCCGCGGCGGTCCTGCGGTCCTCCGACCTACAGGTCAGCATGTCCAGGAAGCAGCCCGCGACGGCCGCCGCCGATTTCTCTTTGACGTCGCCCTGGCCGAGGCCGAGGAGGATCCCTACGGCGAGCTGGACGTGCGCGCCACGGTCGAGCGCGTCCTTCGCCGCTTTCGCCGCCCGCGGCAGGTCTCTTCCGGCGACCGCGTCCCGGATGTCCATGGAGCTAGAGCCAGATCCGGCTCGGGACCGAGACGCACTCATGACAGTCCTCGTTGCCCTCAACGCACATATTTGCTGAAGCGCGCGCGCTGCGCACGGTCCTTGCGTGCCGGGCCAGCAGGACGGCGTAGTACGCGAGCGCCTTGGCGTGAACCCGGTCGCGCACGTCCTCGAGCGCGTCCTCCGACAGCTTGCGAGGCCGGTCCAGTCCGTCGACGAGAAGATACTTGGCGTCCATGACGCTGTCCAGGTTGTCGACGTCGTCGGCCTGGCTCTCGATCATGCGGGACACGGTCGGGCACATGACGCGCACGACGCCGACCTTGGACTCGCCCTGGTCCCCTCGAGTCGGGAACCGGTCGGCGCCGTCGAACCAGTTCCTGTTCAGGATGTCCATCTCCGCGTCCCGGTGCCGCAGCGGACCGTGCGACGCAAGCTTCTGAGTGACGTCCCTGAACGCCGCGAGCGCCCTGGGGTCGACGTCCGGAAGAACGCGGTCCAAAGACGTCTGATGGCCTCGGATCTTTGGGTTTTTTGCGTACCTGACGACCGCGAACCCGTCCGGCTGCACATACGCGTCGTTACGAGTCCCGGCCAGCAGCGACGTCTTGTCGGCGGTCTGCTCCATGTCCCACATGTCGTCCAGGACGGCGCCGATGGCTTTCGCCCTTGGGTCTCTGAGAGCGACCGTCAAGCGACCCATTTCTTACACTGCAACGACAATATTCGGGTCGGCGCGGCGTGCACGCGGCCAAAATAATATCTGGTTTGGGAAAACGATGTCGAAGGAGACGCCTCTGGACGCGCTTACGTTCGAAGACGACGAGCCGCAATACCAGCCCGAGCCGCCGCAACAACCTCAGCAGCAGTACGCACCCCAGCAGCAACAGCAGTACGCTCCCCAGCCTCAGTACCAGCCCCAGCAGGCGCCGCAGCCGGTTGCCCCGGCGCCGGCATCGGACAAGTCTATGTGGCTGACTTTGACAGAGCTCGCCATGTCCCCGGTCTTTCTCAAGGCCATCGCGGTCGTATTTGTCATCGCCATGGCTGCGATGATGTTCCCGGTCGAAGACTACATCCTGAAGCACGTGTCGTTCGCCGAGTCGGTTCCGCATGCGGGGCTCGCGGTAAAGGCGTTGGTGATCGCCACGGCGGCGACGTTCTGGAATCCGCCGAAGTTGGCGTAATGTCTGGTAGCCGCAAAAGGTCGGGAGTTATGGGAAAATACGGCGATGTTTGCCATATCGTTGATTGGAGCCGTATCTGCGGCTTCGATGTACGCGTACATACAGGGTTCTAACTCTGAAGTCGAGTACGTACGCAGTAATGTGGACGGGAGGCAATATCTCGTGCAGAAGATCAATCAGAAGGGTGCTGGGAGTAGCGAGGCCGCGGACGCACTAGGAAAAATAAGTTCAGATATAGAGGCGCTGATAAGGCACATGCAAGAAAAGTACCCAGCCGATCAGCGTACTCACTTGATGGCGAAACGGTTTAATCCTGACCGTGTCTCCGAAGGTAGCGCACACAGCGGATATACTTCATACAGCGTAAGCAAGGGGCAGTCCGTTGTTTTGTGTCTTAGGCAAACCGACAACTCCTTCGCCGACGTGAACGTCGTAAAATACGTCGCTTTGCACGAGCTGGCGCACTTGGCGACCAAAGAGATAGGCCATCCGCCCGCATTCTGGGACTCGTTCAAATGGATTCTAAAAGAAGCTATTGCAATAGGCATTTACAAGAAACAAGACTACAGCAAGTCACCTCAACCCTTCTGTGGAATCACTGTTGACTCTTCGGTGATATAATGCAACGGTGCTTTCGGTATTCAATGTCAAGTCATTCGATGAAGGTCCACTTCTCTCTGCGGATGATGGCTTTTATGTGCTGAGCACTCGTATCATGGTTTTTGGCGGCTTGGCGAATTGCAATAACATCCGTGATTTCAATTTCTCTGATGCTTTTTACATCATCTACCGAAAGCTTACGCTTGACGTCATCATGCATGACAGCATCATACCAATTATCTGTTCGAGTTCCAAACGTCAAATGGTCTGGACACACGCATAATTTCTGACCACAACGGTGACGGACCACCTCTCCTTGAGGAGTCCGCTGTTTCATCTTGTGTTCACAAACAATGACATGAGCCTTGAAGTCTAGCTTGTGGAACCTCAACACACCATAGCCCTCTGTCTGTCTACCTGTAAATATATGGCATGGCAATTCTAGCGAGGCGTCCTTAGATATTCCTGGGGTTATTTTTACTCTGCTTGCAATTCTATCAATCAAAGTCTTCATATCCTCTTCGCTCAAATTGTCGCGGTCTACTTTACGCCGTTCAGTTCCTTGGATTTTTCCTGGTTTGTTAGACGGTCCAGGCAAGTAGTTCCAGGACGCTCCGGCGTCAATGTTACCCACAAGGCTTATAGAAACCCCAAAATAATTAGCTCTTTGTGATTGACTTTGATAGCCAGGGTCCCCCCTTGGCTTCCATGATAACTTGATTGCACTCGCAACATCTTTGGTGATTGTTGCACATGGGTTCTTCTCTCCCACAATATGCGTTCCATCTCTGTTTCTATCATCTGAATTTTCCATCGGAGTTCCCCATTCCAGATGACTAGGCTCACAACATCCCGTGTTTGCACATTTGTGTCTCACCATGAGCTTATTGCCATCCTGTCCAATTGGCCGAGTTGTTAGTTTGTCGTTAAGCAGCAACGAAACGGTATGCGTCAACATGGGTTTGTTGTTCACAGACATGTGGCCATAGCCACGAGCGTCGATGCCTTTGGTACGAATCAAGCATCCAACATCAAATCCGTCTGTGGGTTGCAAGCGGATGCAACCTTCAATTAAACGTGCGTGTATTGCTACGGTGTCCCAAGGCTTATACAACAATTCTACCTGCAAGTGATTGGCGTTCAAACACTTTTCGTTTTTGCATGAACAAACTATTTTAACCCTGGCTTGCGGCAAAGGATAATTGGGATTTGCATCTTGAAACATGAGCTGGCGTGGTCTGTATGATTCGCTCTGGTTCAACATGAATTGTGGATACCCTCTTTGCATACCCCCTTGCCAAATCAAACACTCCCCCTCAGCCTTGCACTTCCCCCGCACCTTCTCCACCAACGCCACAAACTGCTCCTCCGACTCAAAATCGTAAAACAAGCCCTTGAACATCTCACCGCCGCCCCAGTCTGATCTACCATACGCCAAGATTCGCTTAAGCCTCGCCCCGCCGCACTTCCCCGCCGTGCGCCCGTCCGCCGCATCAAAATCCCAACCCCCTCTACAAGAATGCGGACCCGCATCGAGCACGTCGAGGTCGACCCTCCAATCTCGGCGTCCGGGTCCCTCGACGACCCCGAACCGCATTGGTCCGCCTTGGACGCCGCCAACTCCCTGTACACGATCGACTGGACCTTGATCGAGACACCCGCCGACGCAGACGAACTCGTCGAGCGACTCCTCGAAGGCGCGTCCGATAACGAGCTGCGGTACATCGCGAATGTCTACTTCCGCCGGGACAACCGCGAGACGGCGAAGGCGATCCTGCGCGACAAGATCGACGAGCTTGAATCGTACCTTACAGGGATCGAGGCGGAACGAGCGGACGAACTAGCTACGTACAGAGCATCCCTCGGACCCGACAGCGGCGACACGTGGTGGGCGCACGTCGGCTTGGGACACGTAGTAGACATGGTATCGCGGTTGAAGGAACAGCTCGCCGCGGAAGACGCCCCTGTCGCCGCGTCATTGGCGCGGCGCATAGCAGCGACCGGCGGCGCGGGCATCGACCCCAGAACGCAGAAGGTCGTCGACTACGCGGACAGCGTGCACGACTTCAACCCGGACCCTCCGGCCAAAGGCAGGGTCGTCGTCCCGCAGGCGGACATCAAGGCATCCATGGGCGTCGTGCTCCCGGACGGCCTGACCGACGCGATGGTCGCGAACAAGTTCGAGTTCGTGAGCTTCATGGTCTCCAAGGAAACCTTGATCTACGAAGGCGAAGAAGTCCCGAACGACGCGCTCTTCGGCAAGGACATCCTGTACCAGTTCGACATCAACGCGTCGTACCTGGCAGAACCCGCGGCCGATCTGTGGGAGCTATTCAGACGCCAGCAACTTATCGGAGCGTCCGGACTCCTCGAATCGGTCGACGTATGGTGCCCGTCGCACCGAGAGAAGCGTGAACCCATGCCCCGTGAAGGCGATACCGACCGCGAGTACAGGCTCCGTGCCCGTAAGGTCAAGCTGTACAAGAACATCGTGTACATGGCGCAGATCACAACGTTGATCGCCCGCATCAAAGACTACTTCGGTGACGGCAGGCTGACGTTCATAGTTGACGCGTCCGACGACCAGATGACGCGCATGATCATGGCGACGTCGGAGCTGGACCCGGCGATCGGCAGACGGTTCGCGGTCTACGCCGACGTTGGCGGCCAAAAGCTGGATACGACCGGCAAGAAAATCCCCAGGCCGATGTGGACGTACGCGATTTGCGACGCCAACCTGCTGGACGGCCAGACGCATATTCAGGACTACGACTACGACGCCCCGAAGCTGTCTCGTCGCAAGACAGGAATCGTCATGGACAGGTCCCCTGCGGAGCAGACTGAGCTCATGGGCATCCACGGACCGGATGAAGACCCTTACACGGAGTACCGGATTGGCGAAGCATCCAGAGTGAAAAATTCACACAAAGATGCCCCATTCTCGCAGACCATAATGGCAACGGAGATGAACACGCTTCTCCGCGTTGGCATCAAAGACATCAACACTCAACTAGCATCCAAGCTGACGTGCGACCGTGGCCAGGCGATGCACTGTCAAGAGTACGACGAGCCGGACAACAGGCACATTCTTGTAACGAGCGACGTCCTCGCGACTTTGTTCGCTGCGCAGAACGGGATCAACTTCATCTCACTAAACCGCTGCACGGACGACATCCTGGTGCCGGAACCGATGGCGTTCCTGCAGTGCACTTTCACGTTCGGGGGAAGAGCCCTGTCGGCGTTGGAAGGCGGGGCTGCTTCGTCAAGTCGCAACGTCGTGCTCTCCGTCGTTTTGGCCGCGGTCGTCGCGTTGTCTTTCATCGCATGACCGACCCCACGATCGCCGCCAAGACCGTGACCCCGACCAGCGCCGCCTGACCCCACCGCCACGACCCGCCACCAGCCTGCACCTCCTGCACAGCCGGCCTCGGCAGCCCGAAGCAGAAGCGGTAGTGCGCGTACGTCGCCTTATCCTTCGTCTGTATCCTGTCGTCGTGCCGGACCAGGATGACGCCGACTCCACGGTACGTCGCGTACATCGCGCTGAGCCGGTCGGCCGTGATGAAGACGGCGCCGATCTTCTTGCAGTGCTCGATCTGACCCCAATCTCCGGCCCGCGCCCTGGCGGCGAGGTACGCTGCGTGGCCCAGGCCGTCTCGTTTCCACTCCTCCACCGCCACGAAGACCTTCGCTTTGTCCGTCGAGGTCTCATCCCCCCTTTGGAGAGTCACGACGTCCCTGTACCTCCCTCTTGTGACGACTCGGTGCACGTCGCCCCTGGAACGGTCGTTCTCGTCGAGCGGGTTGTATTGTGGGAACTTACTCCACGCCTTGTACCCGTACTGGTCCTCGGCGTTCGGGCCCACGAACTCGAAGCGGATCTCCGAGTCCTTGTGGTAGACCTTGCCCGTCTCCACCGCGCTGTGCTCCATCCCCTTGGTCCTGCCACCGTCCATCAACGTCGCGTCGCAATAAACAAACCGCAAGTTCGTCGTCGCCTTGATCGCGTCCTCGTCAGCCATCGTCAGGTCGCGCCCGCCCGCCTTCTCGAACTTGTGCTTGATCGTCGCCAACAGCGTCTTGAACCCGATCATCCACGCCACGAGGTGGCAGTGAGCCCGCCCGGTGTCGGGATGCATGTCCTGGTCGATCATCACGTCCAAACACGTCCGAGTCTTGCTCTTGCCGAAGGACTGGTCCATTACGTCGCGCAGCTTGACGAGGTCGTCGATGACGGCGACACGTTTCGTGACCTGAGTAGGACTCCGCTTGAAGCAGATGTCGGCAGTGGCCATGTCTTTCGACTTGTAGTCTACAGCGAAGGCGGGTCCTTTGTAAGGACGACGCATGTCGCTTCCTTCGAGGTTCCGCCCTTTCATCGGGTTCGGCTTGACCTGATGGACCGTGCCGTCCTTGAAGGAAAACACGATCTCGTCCACGTCGGTCATCTTCTCGATGAACTTGGTTTTGTCCTTCAGGTCCCCGAGGGTCAAAGCCGGTGTGGACGGACGTTGAGCGCCGATGCTGTCCTGCAGGAATTGTCTCATCGCGTGGTTGTCCTCGCGATCGAGATCGTGGATGGCATCCGTCAGCTCAAACAACTTCGCGAGCCATGGATCCGTCTGGTCGATGTCTTCGGCGCAACTGTCGGCGGCGAGAGCTCCACCTTGCTTTTTGAGCGTTTCGAAGACCTTCTTAACAGGAGGACCGATGTCATAGCGTCCCCGTGTCCGGGGACGCGCCGGGGTGCCTTCTCCGAGCACGGCGATCTGCAGTCGCTCATATTCGGCACGTGTGGCTTCTGCCAACGCGGCGTTGACGTACTCGATGGCGTCGGCGATGGTCTTGATCTGAAGGACGTCGACGTAGCTCTGCAGTATCGTCATGTCCGGGTAGCCGAGTTCGTCCACGGTGCTGTGAAGCTCGAAGTCATCGTCACGAAGCTGTCCGTAGTCGACGAAGGAACCGTCGGTCTCGTCAGAATCGTAATCCTCTTCGGAGTCCATACTGATCATGTACGAGATATCTTTCGTTTATGCCGCCGCCTCGCTCGCATTATTTTTCAGCAGGGTCTATAACTCCGCATGTCGCCGTTGAGGGATGCCGTCACAGTGCTGGTGGACACACAAAAGTCTCTGTCCGATCTGAAAGCCATGATGTCCGCAGCTCCCGCTAGCGACGTCGGCGTGCTGGCCGACATTTGGAACAATCTGTTGGACCTACGAGATATTTTGATCGATACGATCTTGAAGGACGATACCATGCGTTTCGCAAACGGCCTCGAGGTCATCGCCCGTCGAGCGACCGTTCTGCGCGACCAGCTCCCCGAGCCGGCGGTCCCGTAAATCCCGTAAAAAAACATGCAATCACTTTACGGGAAAAATGCAATCGATTTACGGGAAAAATGCAATCGTTTACGGGTAAATAACAATCCCTCTCAATCCGTTACAATACAGAAGCAATCAAACAATCCCGTAAAACCCGTAAACGGGAAAATCCCGTCGGGCCAAAGACTTTCTAAAATTTAGAAATTTCCCAGAGAAGTCTTGGCCCTCAAAAAAAAACCCGTAAATCCCGTAAACGATTGCAATTCACGACAACGCATTGCATTTTCCCGTAAATCGATTGCGTCCGGATTGCATTTTCCCGTAAAGCGATTGCATTTTTCCCGTAAAAATCCCGTAAAACCCGTAAGTCCCGTAAAATTATCGCCGGTCCTTGCAAGAAATGAGGGTCCCTACGAAAGAGGAAGCCGCCGCCCTTACTGCGGCGGTAGCTCGGATCCGCGCCGAGGTGCAGCGGCGCGTGTCTCTTGGGATCCCCTTGCGAGCGCAGCATCCGCCCCCCAACCCAGCCCCAGTTCCGAGTCCAGCACAGGTACCTTCTGAGATCGTTCCGGTCCCCTATCCAGCCCCAGTACCGGTCCCAGTTCAAAGTCCAGTACAGGTACCTTCTGAGATCGTTCCGGTCCCCTATCCAGCACAGGTACCTTCTGAGATCGTTCCGGTCCCCTACCCAGCCCCGGTACCGGTACCGGTCCCAGTTCCAAGTCCATCACAGGTACCTTCTGAGATCGTTCCAGTCCCCTATCCATCCCCAGTTCTAGGTCCAGCACAGGTACCTTCTGATATCGTTCCAGTCCCCTATCCATCCCCAGTTCCGAGTCCAGCACAGGTACCTTCTGATATCGTTCCAGTCCCCTATCCATCCCCAGTTCCAGCACAGGTACCTTCCGAGATCGTTCCGGTCCCTGCCCCGGAGCCTTCGCAAGAACCGGTCCCATCCCCGGAGCCTTCGTCTGAACCTGTCCCGTCCCAGGAGCCAGGTACAGGTCCAACGACTCACATCATGTGCGACACCGACCGAGGACGCCACCCCGAACGCATGGAGCTCGCAAAGTATAACAACGCGCAAGGCCTGTACCAAGACAACCTGTGCCCCGACGACCTCAATGCCGGCGACAAAACCGCATGCAGGCGCGCGGCCCTCCGGTACCACAACGACAAGGCGTACAAGCAGGTGGACCCCAATGGCGAGCTCATGAAGCTCGTGAACCAAGGGTGCGACGAGCTGAAGAACCCATCGGAACCTTACGCGGACTCTGACGACGGGTCTGACGACGGGTCTGAGCTCGATGGTATCGAAGACGCGACGCAGAAGAAGACTGAGCTCGCTTCTGTCCAGAACGACATCGCCGAAGCCGAGATCAACAAGAAGAAGGACGTGATCCTGCTGGGCCCTCCCGGAAAGGACATTCCGGCGCTCATGAGCGCTCTGGACTACGAAGCCGCGGAGCAGAAGGCGAAGTACGAGGCCGAGCTGGAAGCGATCCGAGTCGAGAACGAGGCCATGCGCGCCGCGGCGCTCGCACGCATCAAGGCTCTCAAGGAATCGCCTCTTCTGCTGACCAACGGCGACCCTGACCAGGAACTCGCGAACAAGCTGGAACGCGAGCTACAAGCCGCCAAGGATGAGATGGCGAAAATCGAAGAAGATGCCGACCTGGAGCTCAAGGAAGCGAAGAAACTCCTCGAGGACATGGAACTGGAAGCCGCAAAAGAAGCCGAGGAACAGCGCGAGGCCGCCCGTATCGCTGCAGAAAAACTGAAAGCGGAAGAGGACCTTGCGGAACTCGCTCGCTTGGCCGAGCTACAGCGTCAAGCGAAGATCGCCGAGGACAAGAAACGCGAAGCCGCGAAAATCGCCGAGAAGGAGAAACGCGAGGCCGAGCGGATCGCCAAGGAACAACGCCGTCAGGCCAGGATCGAAAGGCAACAGAGGCGTCAGGCACTGATCGATGAAGCTCGGCGTCAGGCACAGATCGCCGAGGAAGCTCTGATCGCGGAAGAGCAACGCCAAGCACAAATCGCCGCGGAACAGCAGGAGGCACAGCGCCAAGCACAAATCGCCGCGGAACAGCAGGAGGCAGCCAGGGTCGCTGAAGCACAGCGCCAAGCGCAAATCGCCGCGGAACAGCGGGAGGCCGCCAGGATCGCGGAAGCGCAGCGCCAAGCACAAATCGCCGCGGAACAGCAGGAGGCCGCCAGGGTCGCTGAAGCGCAGCGCCAAGCACAAATCGCCGCGGAACAGCAGGAGGCCGCCAGGGTCGCGGAAGCGCAGCGCCAAGCACAAATCGCCGCGGAACAGCAGGAGGCCGCCAGGGTCGCGGAAGCGCAGCGCCAAGCGCGTATCGCCGCGGAACAGCAGGAGGCCGCCAGGGTCGCGGAAGCGCAGCGCCAAGCCGCCGAGGAACAGCGTCAAGCACAAATCGCCGCGGAACAACTTGCCTCCGAGGAGTCCGCGAGCATCCTGGAGGTCGGACGACGCCAGAGCTCGAATCCAAACTTCGCCAATAACCGAATGATCATTTCTGACGACAGGCGATACTTGCAAGCCTCGAGGCTGTATTACAGTCAGATAAAAGCCGACCCGGCGTACACGGACAAACCCATCCTGGTGTCGAAAGAGACCAATGACCTACTGACGCGATTCGCGACAATGCCGTTGCACGCGAGTTCTATCAGATGGGCGAACGCGACTTCACAAAACAAGTATCTGGACGTGCGCAATGAAATAGTGCTGTCGTACAACGTTTTCGTGAAAGGTCCCCCCGGTCTGATGTCTTTCCTTATGATAGGTCTCGACCGCATCAATGGAGGGGGGTACGTAGGGACCCCCGACTTTGCGTACTACATGGTCGAGCTCATCGCGATCCTGTTGGTCATCATGAAGTCTGGGCCGGCGTTCGCGCGTTTCGTGAATTATTGCAGCGCCGTGTCTCCCGGCCAAGTAGAACCACTGCTCCAATCTCGGGCCGCCCTCATGGCCCTGGAGTCCGGAGATCCACCAGAATACATAAGCTGGAACAGCGTTTGCGATTTCATGAACAAATACAGCAACTTCGAAATCAGGAACATTCCTCTGTTTGCTGTCAAAGTGTCCGGCAGGCGGCCGACTTTTTCATGACGAAAGTGTAAAGGGATGTCCAAGCTCGCCGGGAACGACGAGATAGAGACGTTCGGAGGACTCAGGGCTCGCCTTGTCGCGGGCAGGTCCGATCCCAGGATGTTGCCGCGGCAGGTAAGAGGTGTATGCTACGTGCACACCGCACTAAACACGATCTTGAACACGCCTGCTTTGATGTCCTCCGTCATGACCGCGGTCAAAACGCGGATCGACAGGTCCAAGTACAGCAGCGCAATGGGAGGTCAGAACCTGCGAAGGCTCGACCGTAACTTCACAGCTTCTCCGAATCGCCAGTTCGTCGGCAAGGTGGGTGCCGTCGACGTCCGTGTCATCAGGGACATATTAGAAAAGGTCAGCAGCTCCAAGTCCGACGAAGCCCTCAAGCAGTGGTGCAAGGACACGATTCTTTTCACGGCGCTGCGCGACGCAAAGGCCGCGGATTTCACAAAGTACAACATGAACTACGAGCAAAACGAGTCCGCCGACTCTCTGTACCTCGCCGTCGCTCGCCAAGACATCATGAAGAACTACGGAACCATCAACATGGAGACGCTCGTCGCCGCAGGAGAAGGTGGCAAAGCGGTATCCACGTTGTTCGACATACTCGCCTCGGTCGGCGCGACGGTATACTGCAGCGAAAAATACTTCACTGCCAACTTTCCAGACGGCACGTGTTTTTTCTCCAATCAGATGTCCGTCCCGGAGAACACAGACAGGAACCTCGATGCGTTCCTCAAAACGGCGGACGCTCGCATCAACGTCAAGAATTTCCGCGCCATCGAGAACGACTACTCGGGGTGGGACAGGACTGGACAGATGTGCATCCGGCGGAAGCATCTAACTGAAACCCCGAACGAGGAAGGGCACGTCGTCATGTATTACCGCGACGACAACCACGTCATCCATATCATCGACTCCAACCATCATAGGACCTGGACGGTGCCAGAGTACCTAGAGGATATGAACAAGTCCACTTTCGAGAATCTCAGCTTGAATGGAGCCCCGCACCGGAGGATGATGAACCAGCACCCTTGGATGGTGACCGAGTTCGTCCGGTGCTTCACAGGAAAGGCCGCGGCTGGCTCACAGTCGGGCGGCGGGTACACGGCTTCCGAGATCCCGGACGCCCTGGCAGCACAGATCGCGGGAACGTGTCTCCCGATGTCTGAAGAAGCCCAGATCGCAGGGGGTATCCTGCGCGAATTGTTGAAGGGACCAGAGGTCCTCAACAGACCATAGGCTGCCCCTTCACGAGGTCCACCGTCCTGGAGACGTGATCCCTGATCTCCGCGAGATGCGAGACGAGGACGACCGTGTCGGAGTGGCCGGTCGCCACGAGCCAGTCCAAAAACTCGGGCACGCGCTCGAGGTGCACCCGGTCGCACGCCGTGAACCCTTCGTCGATGACGAACACCGAGCACGGTGCCAGCATGTCCCCGAACACGACGCGCAACGCTACGGAAATCATGAACCGCTGAAAGCCGCTGGCGCGGGCGGGCGAGACGCGCCTCGTCCCGTCGACGACCGTCCAGTACACGTTGCCCTCTTCGATCGTCAGGTCGACGCCGAGGCCGGGCGACACGCGCCCAACGACGGAATTGACCTTGGACACGACCTCCGGAGCGATCCGCTCCGAGTAGAGCCAGCGCTTGATGCCCTTCAGCTTCGCCGCGGCCTGCGACACGATCGTCAAACGGTCCCTGCAGTCCTGGATGGCGTCGTAGTCCTTCATGACGCCGTCACATCCGCGCACCCTGCCGTACTCCATGGCCTTCTTCTCCATGTCCAGGCCGTCGAGCTCCGCCTGGAGCTTCTCGCGCTCCTTCGCGTTGTTGTAATCCTCGACCGTCGTCTTCGCTTCTGACACGGCCTTGTCGGTCTCGTGCGCCGCGACCCGTGCGCGGAGCTCTTCCTTCGTCTTGTCGCACTCCCGTGCAGCCGCTTCAAAGTCGACCCCCTTCAACGGCGCGTACGCGGCCTCGTACGCCTTGAGCGCGTCTACCGCGTCTTCGTCCGACTTCGCCATGACCTGGGCCTGGAGAGCCTTCTCCGCGGCGAGCCTCTGTGCGGCAACGTCCGCCTTCGCCTTGGCCGAAGCCGTGACCATTTCCTCCGCCTCGCGGAGCTCGGACACGCACTCCGCGACCGTCCGGGAGCTGTTGACGCCGAGGCTCTTGGGTCTCTCGAGGCCGAGGACCGTCGCCGCCGTCTCGAAGTCGTCCTGCTCCACGACGTCGAGGCTCATCATGACGGACTCAGCCAGGACGGACGGATCTGGCGCGAACTTGCCGGCCGCGGATGTCATGTAGGCGAGGGCGAGCACGATGCGGTCCTTCGAGTCCGCGCCCGACCACAGCGACGCCATCGTGTTCCAGCGCTCCACGAGGCCGCTCGCCACCGAGTCCGAAAGAGAAGTCTCCGCGTCGCGGAGAGCGCGCCTGGCGGCGTCCAGGGCGGCTCGATCCTGGTGCTCGACGGCAGACAGCCTCATCGACTCGCGCGCGATCCGATCCAGCTCGGCTCCGTAGTCGTAGTCGTACTCGGAAGACTTTTCGAGCTCCGCGACGATCTCCGGTCTGGCCAGGAGCTCGGCGTGATTGTGGCCGTACCTCTCCATGTCGCGTTCGACGAGCGCGTAGCGTTTCCACATCGCAGACACCGTCGCCGCCGGCAACTTGACGGTCGCGGGCCGAAACTTGTCGTCCCCGAGCGGAAACTTACCCTGCTCCGGAAACTCGAGCGCTTCGAGGGAGTCCAAGGCCTGGACGTCTTTGTTGTGCGCCCACGGGTCGTACTCGCCCGCGTCAAGAGAGTCGCGGAGCAACGCGAGAGCGGCGTTGACTCGCTTGTTCTTCGGGCACGGACTGTTAGGGACGGCGGATATGCGCTCTTTGAGCTTCACGGCCGCGCCTTTGGCGTCCTTGTACTGAGCTCTTGCGAGGTCGTACGTCTCGCGGTCGACGCCGTTCAGCAGCGCGTCCGCCCGTGTCACAATCTGCTTGTAGGCGTTGGTAGCTTCTCCGAGGAGCTCTCCCAGATAGTCGATCCCGGACAGGCCGTACGCCCGCTCCAACAGCGACGCCATGTCCTTGCCGTTCAGGGCGAGCACGTCGTTGTCTCCCGACTGGCTGAGCATGGGTCCGCTCAGGAAGTCGGCGGCGGAGCAGACGTTGTTCTTGACCCACTCGTCGACGGCGACCTTGCCCTTGCAGATCGTGCCTCCCGGCCCTTGTATGTCCGCCGCCTTGCAGACCGCTTTCGTCGCGTCCTTTATCGACCTGGACCATCGACGCGATACCGCGTACACGTCGTTCCCCAGCTTGAACTCGAGCTCCGCATGGCCCTCCGTGCCCGCGACGTTGATGATGGCCGCCGACTCCTTCGCGACGTTCCTGGACGGAAACCCGTCTCCGAAGAGCGCGAGCAGAAAGACCTCGAGGAAAGCGGTCTTCCCCGCCCCGTTGGCTGCGGAAACGAGCACGACGCCGCCGTCGCCGAAGAAAGACACGTCGTTGCCCTCTCCGTAGCACAGCATGCCTCCCCACGTCAGGCGGACGGGGCGGAGCTCCGCGGGGTGCTTGGGGACGCCCGCGTTCATGGACTGAGCGAGCTTTTCCATGCGCGCGGACCTCGTCGCGGCGAGAGCGGCAAGTCCCTGCTCCGTCAAGGGAGGTATTCCCGCCGCGGCGACGGCGGCCTCGAGGTCCATGTGCTCCCGCACGCAGTCCCTCCAGTCCAAGGCCGCGTCCACGGGACGTTCGAAGGTCGTCTTTGGCTGCGCCACCGACCTCCTCGCCTTCGACACCGACACTCCTGCCGCCTCCAGGATCCTGACGGCTTCTTCCGCGTCACCCTTCGGAAACCTCGCCTCCACGGTTCCGGGGAAGTCGGGGTCGGCGACGTGATCGGCGACGTCCTGCCACGCGCCGTCGTACATGATGGAAGCGTCCTTGAGGGTTACGAAACCGGTCGGACAGCGGACGTGCACCGGTCGTACCGTCCGCGCTTCCAGATCCCACACGATGGCGCCGTGGTTCCAGAGCGACTCGCCATGGTTCTGCTGCACGAGGCTGCCGGGGTACGCCCACGTCGGTTTCTTCGGGTCGTCGCTCAGCTTCATCGTGTCTCCGAAGGCAACGACATGGTTCCCGATCTGCTGCACGTGCTGGTCCCCGAGCATGACGGCGTCGTATCCCTGGAACCATGCCGAAGGGACCCCCGTCCTCGACGCCGCATCTGAGTTGTCTCTCGCTCCGGCGTCGCTCTTGCTTCCCTGTATGGAGCCGTGATAGAGGGCGACGTTCGGGACTCCGGGCACGGGACGAGGGAACTCGCACGCCGGCGCCGCGCTTCCGCTTCGCGCCTCGCCTTCGGGAACGCTGTCGTGGACTGTGACTACGCCGAACCCGATGCCGGCGACCATTGTGTGGCCGCTATCCTTGAGGTACACGATCCTATCGGACTGCGCGAGCGCGAGGAGCTCGCCGAGAACGTCGTGAGGCGCGTCGGGGCACGCGTGCTGGGGGTGATGGTCGTGGTTGCCTTGGATGACGACGACGGGCGCCAGCTCCGCGAGCCCGAAGACGAGCGTCCTGAACACGTGGACGGCATGAGGGTCGAGGGCGGACCTGTCGTGGAGTACGTCGCCGGCGATGACCGACACAACGGGGGAGACGTTCTTGGCGAGCTCCAAGAGGTTGGCGATGGTCTCCAGGTAGTCAGCTCGACGCGCTCGCCCGGCAAGCCCGGTGCGGATGTGGACGTCGGCTACGTGAAGGACCCTCATCATGCGACATGACTATCGGCACGCTGCCTTTAAGCCTCTGAGCATGAGGCGCGGCTTAAGGGCGATGGACTGTACGCGACGTATCTCGGATCGAAATGGAGCACGTCATCTGTCACCTCAAGCCCGGCACCGGCGCCGGCCCGTTGGCGTACAACCCCGACATGTCTGCGTACGATTCGGTCGACGCCTGTCCCTCGGATTTCAACACGGACCCGGAGATCAAGTCGTGCCAGTGGTGCTGCCACACCTTCCTGACCCCCAGCGTGGGGATCCCCACGAAAAAGTGCGGGGACACGTACTCCGTGACGGGTCAATTCTGCTCCCACGCGTGCGCGGCGTCGTACATCTTCGACCAGAACGCCGACAACAACACCGCTTGGACGCGGTACCAGATGCTCAACGACATGTCGGGCCAGACCGCCCCCATCGTCCGCGCGCCCCCCAGGAACGCTCTCAAGCTGTTCGGCGGCGACATGGACATCGCGCGCTTCCGGGGAACGACGGCGGCGGTAGTGACGAGGCAGCCTCCGACGATCGTGGACAACGCGTTGCTGGAAGAGATCCCCGCGCACGTCATATACCGGGACGTGTACAAACCCCTGGACGAGGGCAGGGTCAACGAATACAAGCTCCGCATGCACCGCTCAAAGCCCACCAACTCGTTTTACTCTCCGGTCGTCAAGTCCGAATAGACGAGGCGCCACACGCGGAGCGCGCCCGTGCGACCGGGCCTTTGCGCGCGCCCGATTATCCGATCCTCGGCGTCTCCCATCGAGTTGAAGAACACGACGTCCGTCGCGAATTCTAGGTTGACGCCGGTGTGTCCGCACTCTGCCGACACGCACAGAGTGCGGGCCTCGCCTTCCCTGAACGCGGAGACGGTCTTCTGCACGTGAGTGTCTCGAAGCGCGACCTTTCCTCCGGGAAAGCGGATCGCCCCGAACACGGACGCGTTCGTGCTGCAAAAAATGACGCGATTCTCCTGGTCGCCGCACAGCCGCTCGACGAGCTCCGTGGCCGCAGCCGTCCGCGTCTTGCGGACGCGTTTGAGGTCCGTCATCGCGTGGACGTTGTGATCGAACGACGCCACCTTTCGGCACGTCGGGCACGTTTTCTGTTCGGACACCCACCTGTACGCGCACGACAGGCAGTACACCGTGTAACAACAACCCATCATGGCGCGTTCGTCGCGTCGGCTCACGGTTTCGTAGCAGATGCCGCAGACGTCCTCTCCGGCGATCCTCTCCTCCAGCGTGGCGAGCCAAGCTTCGCGGTCGGCGATCGCCTTTCTTATGCCGCTCAGGTAGTCGGCGAACTCCGGGTCGTCTCCCGAGCTCATGCCTTCGAGCTTTTGCAGACGCCCGCGTCTCTCGTCGATGGATGCCTTCCATTTGTGGCGGACGAGGGCGACGATGTCGTCGGTGTCGCTGTTCTTGCCGATGTAGCTAATCGCCAGGTCGACGTCGTCCGTGTCTAGCGCTTCCTGGACGCTGTGCGGTACGAGGCCTCGCAGCACGCTCGCCCCCGGAGGCGCGTCGCAGTAGACGTCTTCGAAAATCGGACATGGCAGGCTCATGGATGCCTGGACGAACGCGTCCGCGCTCTTGACGACGAGGAGCGACCTCATGACGCGAGCGTACTCGTAGAGCTCCTTCCACCAGCCGCACGCGTGTTTGTTGCGCATCGATCGATGCCTGTGCGTCATGACCAGGGACTTCATGTTGGAAGTCACCATCCAGTTCATGTTGGCGCTCACGAACTTGGCGTTCGGCAGCGGTATGGTGTCGGCCTCGTCGAGGACGAACCTCTTTGCTCTCAGTCCGTTCGACGCGAAGAGATCGAAAACGCTGGGGTACACCGTGTCCGAGCAGAGCAGGATGGACGGCCCGCCCTGCAGCAGAGATTCCGTCAACGCCTGCATCGCCTTCTCGGTACGGCGCCCGAGGACGATATAATCGACGCCGGTGCAGCCCTCCAGATACCCTTTCCACTGCGCCAAGACTCCGTGCGGCACCACCACGACGCTCGTCCTTATTTCCTTCTCGTGCTTCTTCTTGGTGAGCTTGTCGTAAGACATCATCCCGGAGCAGAGAGACACTTTGACGGATGCCGCCGGCACGGGGGTGTCGCCCGCGCACAGCGCTATGATCACGTGCGACTTGCCGGCGCCGGGGCTTTCGCACAGCCCCATTATGCGCGTGTTCACGTTCCTGGCGACCCAATGTGGAATCAGCTTGCGAACCATGTCGAACGACACGCCGTTGGTCTCTACGTCTATGCACCTCCTGAGCGCGGCTTTTTGGTGAGGTCGCAGCTCGACGCCCAAGTCTACGGGAGACTCCGCCGTGGGCGAGGCCTCGGTCAGCATCACCGAGAAAGGCAGGTCCGACAGGTCCATCGAGGTGTCATATATCCGTTACATAGCACTTTCATATGACATTTATCGCCGCGTCACTCACTTCTTCTTGGGTGCGGCCTTCTTTTTCTTCTTGCCTCCGCCGGCAGCCGGCTCCTCGGAATCTCCTTCGGCGGGGGTCTCCTCGGCCGCGGGGGTCTCCTCGGCCGCGGGGGTCTCCTCGGCCGCGGGGGTATCCTCGGCGGCCTCGACGGCGGCCGGAACGGTCGCGCCTCGGCTCTCCAATACGGCGCTCAGCGAAGCGGCGAGTTCGTTCAGGGTCGTCACCGCGTGCTGCAGCTTGGTGTCGACGTCGTCTCCGCCTTTCTGCCTGGGCTGCTTCTTGGTCTTGGGTGCCATTCTTGAAACCCCGAAAAGAAAATAAATCAGGCCGTGGCGCGCACGCCCGTCGATCCAAACCCGCCCTCGCCGCGATCCGTCTCGTCGAGTTCCTCTACGACGTTGACCAGAGGCGTCTCGATCTTCTCCAGGATGAGCTGCGCGATTCTATCGCCGATGGACACTTGGAAAGGCACGTCGCTCGTGTTGTACAGGATCACGCCCACCTCGCCGCGATAATCCTCGTCTATCACGCCCGCCATGACGTCGATTCCGTGCTTGAACGCGAGACCGGACCTTGGAGCGACGCGCGCGTACGTGCCCGGAGGCACGGCCACGGCGATGTGGGTCTTGATGAGCTTCCTGCCGCGGGCGGGCACTTCGTCGTACTCCGCGCTCGACAAGTCGTAGCCGGCGGCGTACGGCGTCCCACGCTTCGGCACGGTCGCGTCTTCCGAGAGGAGTCTGACTTGGAAGCTCATGTCGTCCGTCTTTCGTTTTCATAAGATTACAAACCCTTTAAGCCGCAAAGGGTAGGAAACATGTTGGGCGTCGCCTTGTTGTTCGTCGGCCTGTCATGCATCGCCGTCGCAGACGTCCTGGACGGCGTGTGGACCGCGCCGCTGGCGATGGCCGGAGCGTGGATCACGGTGGCAGGCATCGCCATGGCCACGTACAATTACGGTCTTACAAAGAGCACGTTCTACGACCCCAACGACGTGCCGACGGGCAGGCCGACGCCGGCGGTCGAAGACTTCGCAAAGCCCGAGTTTCAGAAATGCAAGACGCTCGCTTCGGGCATGGGCACGCCGACGCCCAAGGCCGACGCGAGGCAGTCGCTCGGGGCTGACAAAGACATCCCAGCCGCCGAGTCAGATCTTCGGACGCAGTGCAAGCCGAAAAAGCCAAAAGCATTTTACAAGGCCGAGCTCCCGGCGCGCGAGCGTCTGTGGGACGACAGTCCGGCTTCGATGGCGTTCGACAGCCTCCTGATCCGGGCGTTGTACGCGCACAAGATCCCGGACGTCAGCACCCTCGTCGTCGACGAGTGTCCCGCGGACAGGCCGAACGAGGAGCAGATAAGGGGCTTCTTGGAAGCCATCATGGGACGCGAGGCGCTGCTGCCGTCCGTGGGCACTACCGTGCCTCTGAAGGTCACGTGCGTCCTGCTCCGGGGCTGCAAGACGCTCAAGGACTTCGTGCTCAAGGTGCCTCACGACCGCGCCATCCTAGAGGTGGAGTTCATATGCGTTCGCGACGGCGACGTCATGGGCGTGCACTACGAGGCGCACATCGTGTCCGATCCCATGTCGCTCGTGTGGTTCAACAGGCTTGGCGAGCTCCCCTCGGCCGACGCGTATTCTTGCACGACTCTGCCACGTCGAGCAGTTTGAAGCGCGTCCTCGCGTCCAGGGTATCGGATCCGCCCGAAGTCAGAGCCGTCCTGGTCAGGTCGTCCACCCTGGCGCGCATGTCCGGCCTCAGGCTCTGCACCTTGGCGAGGCCGTCCACGACGAGGTCGAGCTGGATCACGGGGGTGGCGTCCTGCGTCAGGTGCTTCTCGAAGGCAACGATCGCGTCCTCCGCGGCGGACTGCACGCCCAGGTTCACCAGCAGCCCGAGCGTCGACAGGCGGTCCTTGCGGACCTTGGCGTGGTTGCAGAACTCGTCGTACTTGTCCGGCGTCGCGTCGGCGTACGGCATCACGATGCCTCCGGCCGCGGCGAACTTTTCGGCGGCTCGGGTCACGGCGGACTGCACTTGATCGGGCATGTTGCCGCGCAGGCGCTCGAATATGCGGATGTACAGCTCGCCGAAGCTCCCGGAGCCGACGGCGCTGTCGAACAGCGCGTCCAGCAGGTGCTCGGCGCCCTTGACGATCTCCTGGATCGACGAGTAGATCTTGTCGAAGTTGGACGCCGACAGCTTGTTGCAGGCGGCGGCCAGGTCCCTCGCCGGCTCGGCTTTCTCGGCCTTGAGGGGCCGTTTGCCCTGCACGATGGCGCGCGTCCACGTCTCCCGGCCGCCTCCGCGTCCACGTCCCCGCTCGGAACCGTGGCGGCCGCCGCCTCTGCCCGGCCCAGGCCTCCGCCTGCAGACCTTCAGCATCGTCTCCTTGATTTTCTCCACGCATTCGGCGCCCTCGGGCAGCGTCCTCGCGTGCCGACCCGCCAGGAATTCCTCCCGAGTGACGACGAGGGCGTCGTCCATCTTGCAAGTAATCGCAGATCTGATTTTTTTCCTTATGCCAACTATAAACAACGACTAATGGCCAACGGAAACTCCGGTGTCGTCAACGCGATCGTCGTGGTCGCTGCTCTCGGGGTCCTCCTTTATGCCGCCTGGTGCTACAACTCCAGCCGGCGGTCGGACCACTTCTCCGAGCACATGACCGCGCCCACGCCCGGCGGCGGCGACATGGCAAAGCCGTCCGACCCCGCTTCCGAGCCGTATCGCCCGGTCGATTATCAGTCGACTGTGGATGCCGTCGCCCCGGAGGACTGCTTCCCCCGGGACCGCCTGTCCGCGGAGGACCTCCTCCCCAAGGACGCCGCCAACAGCAAGTGGGCTCAGGTCAACCCCGCAGGGCAGGGTGACATTAGTGACCAGAATTTTTTGCAGGCCGGATTCCACAGTGGAATCGACACTATCGGTGGCACTTTAAAGAATGCCAACCTGCAATTGCGGTCGGAGCCCCCATGTCCCCGACAAATCGTCTCCCCGTGGCTGAATTCTTCGGTGGAACCCGACCTAAACAGGCGTCCTTTTGAGATTGATGGGTCGTGCTAGACATTTTCAAACCTTGCGCCACAAGAACCCTTTGCACTGACTGGGCTCGCGGTCTAGTGCGGCCTTGAGGCTGTTGACGTGGGCGTTGACTGAAGCCGCAGCGTCCTTGAGAAGGAGGTAACGTTCGAGCAACTCTCCGGCCAAGGTCAACTTCTCAATGTGGCAGCCGGCCAAAGGCGCGATGTCCTCCGGTGAACCTTCAGGGTCCACGACCCAGTGCCACATGTAGCCCTTCGCGTACTTGACGTTTCCGTCGCATGCCTCGCGGACGCCCTTGACGTCCGATGCAACTGAGTCCGCAGCATCGCGCAGGCAGTCGAACCGCTTCACGAATTTGCCGTCGAAGGAGAACTGATCGACCTTGCGCACGACCGGGGTGCACTTCTGGCGTAGAAGTGCCTTCGTCTCCGGCGTGTGATGCTTGCCACGAAATGCGTTCGCCCTTGAAGGACAAGGCTGCGAAGGCTTGTGCTCCTCTACCCATCTCCACTTGAAACCCGAGCTTGAACCGTTCTCCAAGTTGCAGGCTCGGGCGATCGTTGACTTCTTGACGTCCATCGCGGTCGCCGCAGCCGTCACACTCTCAAACCTCTGGACGAACACTCCATCGAGAGTGATCTGATCTACCTCCCACTTGATTGCCTGCAAGCTGATGAGTTTCTTTGTTTCATCGCTCATGGTCCGCCCTTTCATTCGTTCGGACTGAGCCTTCCTCATCTCATCAGTGTATTCCCGTTGCCCTTGGCCTCCTGGAGAACAGTTGTATCCCTTGTTGACCGTGTCATGCTCAGCAATCAACCTGACCTCGTGATCGTCAAGTTCGTCATCGGGGCACTCGAGGATCGTCTCGCACTCAAAGTTGTCAACACCGTGCTTCTCCAAAGCTGCACGAAGCCTGACACACCGTGAGGTCGCTCTTTGGTGGGCCTTCCAGCGACCAGGTACAGTGAGCTTGGTCTGCCCGATGTACTTCTTGCCGTTGAGCTTGTTGGTGATGCAATATATGAACCCCATGCGCGTCCCTTGTATTTCGACCTACGAAAAAATCCCTTTATGTGGACGCACGCCGCCCGCTCTAAATTGCACGAGCTTCCGGCACAACAATCCCATTTAATCCCGAACCGCAATTGCAAGCATGCTGGTAGAGCCCTACGACGACTCCGACTCGGACCGCGCAGACTCCGATGACGACGCCGACTCCGTCCTGGACATCGAGAACCAGGACGACGCCGACGCGTACGTCGACCGCATATTCGCCGTGGCGACCGATGTGGAGAAAGACAAGATGCGGCGGACGTATCTCAGGAGCGTCCTCCAGTTCGTCGAGGTGACGGAAAATCCGTTCGGCCACACGCCGAAGGTTGGCGGCGCCGACCCGGAGATGGACTTCCGGCTGTACAAGATACTGGAGTTCGCCGATTCGCTCCACGACTTTCCCGACGACGTCCACGCGTACATCATCGAGAAGGTCCTGCACATCACGGCGGACGACTACCCGTATGTCACGCGGGTCGACGACAACGGACGTGTCACCATAGAAAAGATGACGATCGAAGACGTTGTCACGCACCGCCAGTTCCTGACCGACCTGACCAAAAACCGCGTCCTGCATTTCGGAAACAGCGAGGTCGACAGCCCCCTGTACGAACTCGATTACCGTCCCGAGATGATGCCGCACACCGTTTGGGGTACGAAAAAGGACGAGGATGGGAACGACGTCTACCTGACAGAAGAGGACTACGAGGACCTCCTCGTCGGCACTCAAAAGGTGCACGACGACCGCATTCCCACGCCGGCGACCCCCTTTTACAAATGCAAGGAGGTGTGGTCAAAGCAGGACCAGACCAGAGCTAAGATGAGGGTGCTCAAGTTGCAGCAGATCATCGACGTGTGCGACGCGATGCGCGAGAAGTTCAAGCCGGACGCATGCTTCGTCATGGACTCCAACAAACCGTTGCCTCACCTCATTTCTTCCTACTCTTTAATCGACAAAAGCGTGAACAAGAAGTTTCGCTTTGAAAACGAAGCTGTGCCCGACATTGTTCCTCTTTTGCAGCAAATGCTGTCAAAGAAGTGGGAGAACGTGACATGTGACGCGAGTTTGGTCGATGGAGCTGACCACCGTGGCGTGATCCATCGGCGGGCCACGGGTCAGGTCTTTCACTCGGAGTCGTTGGTGAAAGTCAGCCTCGACGGCTGCGACAACATAAATACTTACCGATACACTGCCGAGTCGACTTCGGTGTCTGACACGTCGAGAGGCATAGAGGATATGAACGTCCCGAAGACGGTCGTTGACAGAAAATGGGAAAGGGAGTCCAATGTTTATGAAAGCTACTCAAAAGCCGAAGTCATCGCTGCGGCTCTCGGTCCGTCAGCGGTCAGGGTGTCTGATAATCATTTTGTACCCAGACCCCTTCATGACATCCAGTTCGTCGCTCGGTGGTTGGCCATGAAGCGAGCCGGTGATTGGGGGCAAATCATGCACTGCAAGAAGTACGGGCTTGTTTTCGCCACGCATGACAAACCTGCATTCATGTTTGCCGTGTCCAACGACGTATCATCGATGTTATTCGTTGAAGACGATACTTACAGAAAAACGAAAAAATTGTCACTCTCTACCTTCGTGATGTACTCAAGCAAGGAGTCCAGGACATCACTAACGAACGTCGACGATCTTCTCGCCGCACCTGTTCCCGAGAGGCCTGGCACTTACAATCAGACGGGTGGGGCTCAAAGGTATGGACTCGCGATGGCATGTGCAGTAGTTACGCTCGCTGCATCGTTTGCACAAAGTGTGTGATCACTCCGAGCCGCAATCGCTCCCCTTCCCCCCGTCCGTCCCCCGAACCCAGTAAGACGACGTGCAGTTCCGGGTCGCGTCCTCCAGGTCGTACTCGTCCAGCCCCTTGTCCTTCATGAACTCCTCCAGCGCCTCGCCGTCCAGGTAGCGCATGACGACGTCCTCGTACTTCTTGTCCCACATGCCGCTCGTCTTCATCGCCTTTACCGTCAGCTTGGACGACCGCCCGAAGCGCGCGCATACCCACGCGAGGCCGACGTCCTTCAGCAGACCTGCCTCGGTGATCGCGTCGAGGAGCGCTTCGCCCTTGAGGCTCGCCGCGTACCAGCGCACGCTGCCTTCCGGGATGCCGTCGCGCAGCCCTGCCTCGAACAGCGCCATGTCCAGCCAGTCCTTCCAGCTCAGGGCGCCGTAGATGGGGAAGCCGCGACCGCAGCTGGAGTCGCGGTCGATGGTGCCGTTGTCCCACATGTAGCCGACGCTCTTCATGGCCGTCTCGTACCACTCCTCACCCAGCTCGGCGGTCAAAAGCCCGGCGTCACGGAGGCAAGCGACGAACGGCTCGCATCGCTGCACGTTCTTGACGTACCAATCGGCGCCAGGGTCCTTCGTCACCAGGCCGCACGCCTTCAGGCAGCGGTACAGCTCATCGTCGTTGAACTGCAAGACCTTGGCGAACCACTCACGCTCGGCATGAGCATCCTCTGAATCGGGGTCATCGAACGTCTTCATCAGTCCAGCTGCTTGCATCGCCACGCAGAAGTGCTCCGTCTCCTTCGATACTCCGAATCTGTTGCGACTGGCGAAGTGCTCGACGTACCAGTCCCTGCCGTGGTCGGGCAGCAGCTGGCCGCACGACTCCATGGCAGAGTACAGCGTAGCCGGTGCCCCGCGAAATTGCTTGACGCACGTCTCCAGATCCATGTTCTTCGCAAGCCCGGTCTCCTTCAGTACTTCCAAGAGGAGCTCAGGCTTACGTCGGACACCGATCTTGTCGACGTACCACTCGATCCCCGGATCCGCCGTCAGGAGACCTGCGTCGCGAAGGCATGAGACCATGACCTCTACGCGTTTGAAGTGCTCGACGATCCACTCGCGCGTGCATCCCTTCATCAGTCCCGCCTCGTTCAAGGCTTCACGGAGCTCCTCGCTCTTGAATCGTTCGGCGTACCACTCGACGCCGACGTCCGCGGTCACCAGCTCAACCGCCTTGAGGCAGTCCAGGAGGACCCGCGAGTTCTTGCCGAACGTCGAGTCGTACCAGTCGCGGCCGATCTCCGGGTTCATTAGGCCCCAGAACAGCAGGGCGCGAGCGAGGTTGTCCTCGAAGTCGGACTCCTTGTACGCTACCTTCTCGAACTCGGCGACCACGGCGTCCGCGTCGTCGAAGCGCTCCGAGGTCTTCATGTGCTCCAGGAGATCTGAGCTCGACCTGTACTGCGGCAGCGGAGGTGGGTTCCGGCGCGCCGCGGTGACGGGCTTGCCGACGAACGCCGACATGATGGCGTTGATGTCTTCCTGGGAGGCGTCGTCCAGGGCCCGTCCGATGAGGGCCTCCATGTCGCCGCCGTTTTTCGCGCGCATGAACGCGCCAAAGTCGATGCTCATGGTTGCCAATACACGGTTCCCCACACGAGCCCTTTAAGCCAACTCCGTGTAAGTGTTCCTCCATATCTTCCTGTTCACGACCCATTGGTCGGTCGACTCAATGCGACTCCGTACGACCATGTCCCCGACGGCAGCTCTTTGGAGACGCTCGACCCCATCGATGGTCTGCCCCCACTTGCCGACGACGTAACAGGTCCCGTCCTCGGCGACCATGTCTGGTGTGACCTCGAAGAACTCGACGCTCTGGTCCGGTCGCGGCATGCAGACCATCCAACCCTCCGGATCGATGGACTCGACGGTGTATTTCTTCAGGAGCGCCGAACCCGTCTGCTGCCACGCGTCGTTGCTCTCCCCGATGCACATGATGGCGTCCGCGGACACGGGTTCCCGCGCCTCGAGCGTGTCGACCAAGAACTTGTTCAGCACGGTCCTGTCGACGAGCAGGTTGACGATGGGCTTCGCGCGCAAGCCCTTGGTCTTCTTGGCTACCTTGCCTTCGAAAAGCGTGGCGGTATCGAGGATCTGCATGGTCTTCATATGTCACCCTCTAGCGCTCCCTTTAAGCCGACTCAAAACCTGCCGCGATATCTGTCAAGGATGGACCACGAGTCCCTGAAAGACCTCCTCGCCGTCGCAGCCGGCAGCGCGTTCACAGGCGCCGTTGCCATTTACTTCGTCCTCGACAAAATCGTGCGCGAGACTACTTCCGAGCGACGCCGATAACTTTGCGAGCAATTATGCCAAAATAACGCCCGTAAGATATTTTTCGTGCGTCGGCCTCAAGGAAGGGGGGGCGTGGGGGGCAAGCCTGCCCCCCAATTTAAGCCCATACGAAACCAGCGACGATCGCCGCTATCGCCGTCGCCGCGAAGAGGTACTTCGTCCTAGGGTCGTTCACGGTCGAGACCGGCAGGACCGGCACAGGATCTTGTCTCGGCTCAGGGTACTCGAAAATAACGCGTGGCTCCCGGGCCTGATCGAGGCCGTCCGGACCGACCACGACGTAAGGCTCTTCGGCCTCGGCGCTGTCATCGCTGTCAGGATCAATACGGCGGACTGACCCGCCGAAAGTTTCGAAGTCGACGTCCGTCTCCATCGTCATCCACCGGTACCCGTCGTTGCTCAGCACGGTCACGCTCGCACCGGGAAACCCCGATCTCCGGATGGCCCCAGCGAGCATCAGTATGTCGTCCATCTCGCGGTTGACGTCGTTGCACCCGGACACGCCGTAATTCGGCGTCTCGACGGACTGCTGGCGTTTGTGGTAGATGACCGGGTTCGCGACGCCTTCCAGCATCGGCTCGAGGTCCGACAAGCCCGCGCGTCCGTTGTCGTCGAGACCGTACATCAGGTTCTCTCCGTCGACGTACGTCGTGTCGTCGGCGTGTCCCAGGTCGATCTCGAAATCGAAGGCGTCCTCGGCGTACGCGACCGCGGCGTCGGGGGAGACTCGCCTGTTCGGATCGCTTTCATAGGAATTCTGCATGTTTACAAGCTCGAGCACGGTGTCCACGTACGCATCGTAATCCTGTTCCGAACCTACGTCCATCGTTCCATACCCTACCGCTTCACAAATTCTATGCGTCGGAGTCCGACTCGTCAAACAGAGCCGCGACCTGCTTCTCGGCCAGACGGCGGATGGCCCTCGCCTTCTTGGCTTTCAGCGCCCTGCGCTTTTCCTTCTCGAACGCGGCGTCGACGTCCAGCTCCGTCACGGCTTCAGGTTCCGGCCCGGCGGGGACGGTTTCGATCGACCAGTACGTCGATAGCCCGTCCTTGTCGAACACGGCGGACGCCAGCTTGCACGACGCCTCCATGGACCCCTCGGACCAGTCGTCGGCGGTCATCATCGTCGCCACGTGCTGTCCTTTGCCGTTGATGCTGATAACGGGCACGACGAGGTCGTCCAGCTCCGAGACGTCGCTCTTGAACCACCTGTCCCACTGGTCTCGGATGGCCCCGGTGAAGAGGTCTTCCATGATCCTCAGCTTTTCCGAAGCCTCTTCGGAAACGACGACCTTCACGCGGCTCATGGCGCCGACGCGCCGCACCACCGTTCCCGGGGCGCGCTCGATCACGACCGGGGGGATGCCGGTCACGCCGAACGTCAAAGAGTTTCCCTTGCGTTCGCGCAGCTCCAAACCGATGCTGGAAGAGAACATCCCGTATGTGTAACCCAGGGATGATAAAAAAAGAGTCCGAAGCGGCGCACGACGTCGTGGAAGAGCTGACGACCGCGGCGCTCCGGTCGGTGTCCGTCGCCTTCAGGCCGTGGGCGCTGGGCCTTCTGTGCGTCATGTCGTGCATCGGCGTCCTGCTGATGTTCATCGCCATCGTCCTGGCGATCGCGATCGCGCGGCATTTTTAGGCGTTCCTTACGGCCGACACTTCGTAGATGTAGTTGTCCAGATCTTCGGCCAGCGCGCCCCACATGATGGACTCCGGGACGAGGTCCTCGCATTCGGCGACGTAGTCCAGGACGGCGTCCCTCGCCCAGGCGACGTCTTCGTGGTAGGGATACAGATGTTCCGACCTGTGAATCCCCGGCGTCGGCAGAGGTCCCGGAGTCCACGCCGGCTCCGGCGAGGGGTCGATCTCCATCATCATGCGCATCGCACCGGTGCGCGTGTCGCGGGTCAATACGAGCATGTCCGGCATCTTGAAAGTGATGACAATGACATAGCAGACGCTCTTTAAGCCGTGCTTTGTGTTAGCGTCGTGACCCTTGTTTGTTATGGTATTATTGGCACGCTCATAGGCCCAGGACGCGGTGCACGCGATCGACGCCCACGGGGCTCTTGATCAAGCGCACGAACTCGGCGACCCTCGTCCTGAAGTCGACGCGCGTGCAGTGCTCTCGATGGTCGCCGCCCTTGAAGAAGAGCGGGTTGTGCCACATCATCACGGACTCGCATCCGACGCGCGCGGCGAACTCCCGGAGGAAGTCGTCGGCGGCCATGACGGCGTGGGACTCGTGCGGCTCAAGCTCTGCCTGTATCCAGTACTTGTAGCGACGGCACGTCTCGAAGCTGAAATGGCCTCGGTTCTTGTCGTCCTCAAGCGAAAGGATCGCCATCAGAGCGGGAAGGGCCTGAACCTCGAGGAACAGCCTGCGGAGGCATTCCTCGACGTCCACGTCCTCGCCTTCGTCCTCGTCGGCGTCACTGCCGTCCTGTACGATGTCGTCGGCCGTCTGCCTGACGGTCTCGGCGTCGTACCTCGAGATCCCCGCACTTTCGGGGGCCTCGATCCTGGCGGTGAGGGAGTCTATGATCTCCCTGTTTCTATCGATGGTGAAATCAGCGTTCGCTATGTCGATCTTCAATCGATTGATTCGCTGTTCCGTCTCCATCTCGACTAATTATTTGCATATTTTGGCTCGCATGCGATCTCTCTGATAACTGCGATCAAATTTTTGTTTTACCTACTATTGTGTTAGCCAGAGGCTTAAAGGACTGGCTCGCAAAGTGTTATCGATAGACCATGGCGACGAGCGTCGCGGCGCTCATGGCGGCGCATCGCCGACTCAACGTCGACACCGACTTCATACCCCGCATGACGGTCGCCGAGCGGCAGAGGATGATCGACATCGCCGGCACGACTGAATGCGGGCTGACGGACAAGATGACCTTCTGTTCCAAGCTGAAGAAGAACGCGTACCTGTGCGAGCCGCTGGGCGAGCCCAAGACCGACCCCGTCAACGGCCGGGACCTCGCGGCCAGCGTGTTCTCGGACACGCAGCCGTCGGCTATCGAAGAGAACCGCGACAAGTTCTGCGCGTGGCAGATGATGAACATCAGCAAGAACGCGGACAAGCTGTATCTGTCCGCAGAAGCCGCCAGGACTCAGCTGTCGAGCTGGGGCGCCGAATCGGCCGTCCCGACGCTCGTGCCGCACCCGACGAGGGACAACGCCGTCACGACCATGGAGCTGCACTGCAAGCAGATGGCGGTCAACCGCATGTGGCGCCACGCGACCGTCCTTTGCGCAAACCCCGTAGACGGTGTTCTCGAAGGCCTGGACGACACGCAGCGCGCCGGCGTCCGTAAGATACTCGGCACGCCTGCCAGCCTGCTCGTCGGCGTCGGAGGGGCTGGCAAGTCGTACTCCGTGTCCAAGATCGTGGCCGGAGCTATGGCGTCCGAAGTCGAGGTCGTATGCCTCGCGCCGACGCACAAGGCGAAGTACAACATCGCGTCCGCCGTGCCGCCAGACATAACGGTCACCACGATCCAGTCGTACACGCAGACGTTGAAGCGCGGGGAGCCGATCGACTCGCTCTTCGTGATCATCGACGAGTCTTCCATGCTGGACATCGACTCGCTCGGCGACTTCGCCATGGCGTTGATCGAGAAGGTCGCGCGCTGGCAGATCTGTCTGGTCGGCGACGAGGCGCAGCTGGACCCGGTCGGCCGCGGCGAGTGCTTCAGGCTGGCCGTCAAGCACTCGCAGAACGTCGTGCGGCTGACCAAGTGCTACCGCGCGTCTTTCGTAAAGATGTTCGACTTTCACTGCGCCGTCCGGACGGGGACCCTGCCCGCCGGGGACGGCGAGGTCGCGGTCGTCCGGGTGTTCAAAAACGACTTCGACGTCATGGCGGACCTAGAAAAAGTCGTCGAGGCGGAGGGGGAAACGATGACGTACATCGCATGGCGCAACCACGACGTCGAAGCCATCAACAAGCTGGTCCAGGCCAAGGTCACCGGCGAGCCTAAACCAGGGATGTCGTTCAACGTCGGCGACGCGGTCATCTACGTCGGAGAGAACAAGCCGAGGCACAACCTGACCAACGCCATGTGCGGCCGCATCAGCCACGTGACCCGCTACACGTGCGACGTCGAGTGGGACGACTCCTGCCCGGAAGGCGCCATCGCGACCGTCCAGACGCGCGACCTGCGATTGGCGTACTGCCTGACGGTGCACAAGGCGCAGGGGTCGGGTTTCAAGCGCGTGTGCGTCGTGTGCACGTCTTCGGGCTCGATGTTGCGCTCGCTGGACCGGCGCTGGCTGTACACGGCGGTGTCGCGGGCGCAGGCGCACGTGCTGGTCATCTGCACGAACGCGGCGAGAGAGCTGGCTGCGAAGGACCCCAAGCCGGCGCCTCTGAGCAGCCTGAACTTCCGTAAGCTTGCCGAAGCTTGACCACGGCACCATGCGACCCACGTGTGCAAATGGGTCGGGATAACACGTGATATTGCCCATAGCTTTGAAGATGATGCGACGACGTCAGTTGTGCAGCTTAAACACAACGAGATGAGAAGGAATTAAAATTCACACATGCCCAAACACCGACATTCCCATGATGACTGCAGACAAGGCCGCCCAAGCATAAGGGTACTTCCCGATGCCACCGCCAGTCTGATCTTGGCGACACGTATCGCATGTTTGCAATCTTTGCAATATTGTTAACAGCCCAAAATCTTCCTTGTGCGTGAATTGGTCCCTCTTCGCCTCTTGCTCTTCTGCAACACTATTGAATTTAAATGCGTCATCGTGTCCACTCGACATCCTTATCTTTGTATTATTCCATCACCCATATCTAGACATCGCAGAGAAATCGTAAAGGTCAACATCCACGATCCCCCCTTTAACAAACACCATGGGCCAGGATCCTTCCGATGCACGTTCGGGGAAGACGATGTGTGGGACTCCTTCGCTTGTCAACCTTGCTATGAAATTCATGCACTTTGTGCAACCGCGGTTTATCGCGACGACAACCAAATCTGAGTCCGATATGACCTTTTTGAGGGGGGATCCCGGAGGTATGCCTGTGAGGACCCACACCGTACATATCCATTTGACCCCTGTAAATACCTTGTTTCCTCCGTGTAAGGATGATTCTATCGTCCCTTTGTTGTCCATGCTCGTGAACCGCAACAATTTGCCTCTATTTGGCGCGACGGTTTTGTCCTCTTTCGGGAAAACCGTTTCTCCTCCCTTCATATCATCATTCAGGTATATCAAGTAAGTGTGTATGCGGTCAAATCCGTCGATTGGATCGTGATGAGGCGAGAAAAATCCTCCGGCTTTGTACCTGACCACTTGCACCCTTTGTTGAGAGTGCAAAGGGGTGCATGAATGCTTCGCGACCCTTTCTGAAAGCCATGGTACATCCAACCATGCAGTGTCGCTAGTCCTGCGGTTCTGGTTTGGTTTGTCGCATCCATCGTTGTAAATAGCGCTCGGAGCCAACTCTGGCTCAGCCATGCTTATCAAATCCGCGCACTCAGTGGCCGTGAGGAAGTTTTCGATGATCCGGATATCGGTCATTTGTAAATGCACTATGAAATTTATATACAAAACAATCACGCACGGTATGCACGTCTTCGGGCTCGATGTTGCGAGCTCTGGCTGTACACGTCCGTGTCGCGGGCGCAGGCGCACGTTCTGGTACTGTGTACGAACGCGGCACGGGAGCTGGCTGCGAAGGACCCCAAGCCGGCGCCTCTGAGCAGCCTGAACTTCCGTAAGCTTGACCACGGCACCGGGCGATCGATGGATTCAAGCAGTCGCCGCGGGAAGACAATGATTTGACTTTTCCCGCGTATTGTGTAAATGGAGACCCTCGGCGACAGTCCGCACGGGAACTTATACGACGAAATGTGGGAGTCCAGCGTTGTTCACCTGTGCTACTACGTTCCTATCATGCGCATGACCAGTGTGTCGGATGCTGTATACTACATCCAACAAGCGTGGGACGAGGCGACGCCCGAAGAACGAGAACAGTTGAACGCGGCGGTCCTGGGCAAGGTTCCCGTGAACAGCGTATGGAACGATGAAACCGACGACCCATGGAAGCTTCGCGCAAGCAGCGCTTCCGCCGAAGAGCATAAAGGAGGTGCCGACATTCACCCTATGTCCATCCACGACACCGACCCCCGATACGCCAAGTTGATGGAGCTCGTCGACGCGATCCACGACTTTGGCAACGAATACCCTCCGAACAAGCGTGATAAACAGAAAAAAATCATCCCCGAAACGGACGAAGCCAAGGAAAAACGGATCAAGTCCAACGTGCAGATGCGCATCGCGCTCGTCGAGTCCGTCAAGGCGATCATACCAACCGACCTGAAGTTGAAGAGCGTATATCATCCTTGCCGAGACCTGCAGTTCTTGAAGGAGCGGGATCCGAAGTACGTCGTGACTCCGGAAAATAGGGTCCTGGAGCTCATCGCGGACAAGCACGCCGTATCACGTATGTTGACCGACTGTGACGCCCTGACCTTCGACGGCGTCGCCGTGCCGAATCCTCTGAAGGGTCGGTACCTAGAGAGCACGCAGAAGACGCGTAAGGGTACTCATCTGGTAGAATGCAAGGACATCTACTTTGACGCTGAACCCAAACAGAAAAAAATCGCCGTCGTTCAAGACATACTCGACCTGCGGAGGAGGATGGAGATGTTCTACACAACCAGGCGCGAATCCAGGGACCTGCAGAACATGTCGTTGAACATAATGATCGACCAATGCATGACGATCAAGTACAATCGGGAGCCGAGCGCGTTGTTTTCGTGGATGACTGGATTGGACGTCATGACGCAAGGTCTCAACGAATTCTTCGCTTTGCGCACAGGCCACTTAATTGTCGGTGACGAAATAGTTGGTGCCTGCACGTTCCGGTCTTATTACTGTGACGTCAGCGCTTACGACAACGAGGACCCGATCGAACTGAGACTCGACGACGTTCACAGTCCTGTCGCCACAGGGGACGTATTTCATGAGAAGAGCGAGGTACAAGTGTCCTTCGGCAATCCAGCATTGCTGAACAAATATACGTACACAATCGACACTGCAGATCCCGACTTCAATCCGATACCGTGGACAGATTATGGCGTGAATCGCGATACCATAGTTGTCAACAATAAAGTTATAGAGCGTTCTCGTGGCCGCACCAACGAGGACAACAGCGCGAAATCGATGAGACGCATGATCAAGCGTCTGCAACTTGAAAATAGGGACAACAAAGGCACGGCGTACGAGACCAACTACCACTTCGCCGTCCCGGCCGCTATCAAACGCGCCGGTGACTGGGGGCAGATCGAGCATTGTAAGAAAAAACACCTCATATTCGTAACTTCGGACAAGGCGACTGCCCTGTACGCAGCCTACCGAGACGTCCCTGTGTTTTTCGTCAAGCACGACGACCACAGCAAGAACGGACAGGTCCGCTTTTCATTCGTCATGTGTGGATCCATCGCCACCCGGCGCGCTTGTTGCTGGGATGCCCAAACTGCGGGAGGTCGAAGAAATGTCATTTTCAATTGCGTCCTCTTCGCCATAACCCTTGTCGCGTCTTTTCTCTGAAGTCTCCGGTTCGTCTAGTGTTTCTTTCATTTTGCGACGCTGGGCATCACCTTTCGACACCGTCAAGACGTCGGACACGGTATACGTCAACGGCACGACGATCGCCATCACAACGCACATGAACGCGAGCGCGACGACGCCTCTCCACGCCATGCTGGCTACGGAGATGTACCCTTCCGGTTTGGCGAAGACTCGATCCATTTGCACAGAGACGGCATCAATAAAAGCCGGCCCTGAGCGCGGCTTAAAGGACCGGTGCTGCACGTATCGGTACACAGCAGCCATGTTCTCCAAGGCGCGACAGACCCAGCAGGGCGATGCCCCGCGCATCGTGAAGCTCACCCAGCGCGAGCACATCCTGCACCGCCCGTCGATGTACATCGGCTCCATCGAGCCCGACACCCTCGCCGCGTGGGCGCCCGAGACCCCGGAGCCGGGCAAGCCGGTCTCGTCGCTCGTGCGCGGCGACCTCGAGGTCAACATGGGCCTGTACAAGATCTTCGACGAGATCCTGGTCAACGCGTCCGACCACGCGGCGAGGATGTCCATGCGGCCGGACGCGGCGCAGGTCCGCGTCATCAAGGTCGACTTGTGCGACCCCGGGACGGCGGGTGAAATAGTCGTCATGAACGACGGCGAGGGTCTCGACACCAGTCTGCAGGCGGAGCACGACCTGCACGGCCCCGAGCTCCTCTTCGGCAACCTGCTGTGCAGCACGAACTACGGCGACACGACCGGTGACTCGACCGAAAGGATCACCGGCGGCCAGAACGGCATCGGCAGCAAGGCGACCAACGTCATGTCGCTCCGCTTCGAGGTCGACACGGTCGACGCAGAGCGCAAGAAGCGGTACGTCCAGGAGTGGCGCGACAACATGAGCGTCGTAGGAGCGCCCAAGATCACCGCCGCGGCCAAGAAGCCGTACACCAAGGTGACCTTCCTGCCCGACTACTCGCGCTTCGGGATGACCTGCCTGACCAAGGACATGCACGACCTCTTCGTCAAGCGCGTGCTGGACCTGTGCGCCATCACTCCGCCGGAGGTCGCCGTCTTCCTGAACGGCGTCAAGATGACCTACAAGGACCTCGAGCAGTACGCGACGCTCTACTTGGGACCGAAAGCGGGTCCCACGGCGCGCGGCCGCGTGTACGCCAAGCTGAACCCGCGCTGGGAGATCGTCGCCGCGGGCTCGGACTCGGGCTTCACGCACGTCAGCTTCGTCAACGGCGTCTGGACCGCCAAGGGAGGCAGGCACGTCGACGCCGTCGCGGCGGTCATCGCCAAGAAGCTGTCCGACTACGCGAACAAACGGCGCGGCCAGAAGGCGACAGTCAAGCCGCAGTTCGTGCGCGACAACCTCTTCCTGGTCGTCAAGTCGACGGTCCCCGACGCCGCGTTCGACTCGCAGACGAAGGACTACATGACCACGCCGCCCGGCCGCTTCGGGGTCCGCATCGACGTCGAGGATTCGGTCATCGAGAAGCTCGCCAAGGTGTCTGGCATCCTGGAGCGCTGCGACGCGTTGGCCAGCGCCGCGGACGACAAGAAGGCCGCCAAGACGGACGGCAGCAAGAAGTCGCGGATCACGGGGATCCCGGCGCTGGACGACGCGAACTGGGCGGGGACGGCGAAGAGCGCGGAGACCACACTTTTGCTCTGCGAAGGGATGTCCGCAAAGACGATGGCGGTTGCAGGACTGTCTGAGGTCGGACGGGACCGCTACGGCATCTTCCCGCTGCGGGGTAAGCTGCTCAACGTGCGCGACTCGGCGGTCGCCAAGATCGCTGCCAACGCGGAGATCACAGCGATCAAGAAAATCCTCGCGCTCGAGACAGGGAAATCCTACAAGGACGTCTCGGAGCTGCGGTACGGACGCATCATGCTCATGACGGATGCTGATGTGGACGGGACGCATATTTCCGCTCTCGTGCTCAACGCCTTCGCGACTATGTGGCCGTCGCTGTACCAAATGGACGGTTTCATAACAGCCATGCTCACTCCGATCGTCAAGGCCACCAAGGGCAAGGAGGTCCGCGAGTTCTACAACCTGACGGACTTCAAGGCGTTCGAGAAAGACACAGGAAGTACCAGGTGGGCGATAAAGCACTATAAAGGGTTGGGCACAGCCAATTCTTCGGAGGCCAAGGCGTACTTCCGTGACCTGAGGATCCTGAAGTTCGTACACGACGACCAGAGCGACGAGCTCATGAGCTTGGCCTTCGACAAGAAACGCGCTGACGATCGCAAGGCGTGGCTGGAACAGTACGACCCGGAGCGCATCCTCGAGGTTCCCCCCATGTCGGGTGGCGGTGAAGGCGCTCCCTTGACGCACACAGACTTCATCAACAAGCAGCTCGTGCACTTTTCAAATTACGATTTGGAGCGCAGCATCCCCTCCGCGATCGACGGGCTCAAGCCATCGCTTCGGAAGATCTTGTGCGCATGCATCAAGCGCAAGCTCACATCCGGAGAGATCAGGGTGGCTCAGCTTTCTGGCCACGTCTCGGAGGTGATGAGTTACCACCACGGCGAAGTCTCACTCCAGGGCGCCATCGTTGGCATGGCTCAGGACTTTGTCGGCTCCAACAACGTCAACCTGCTGCTGCCCCTCGGCCAGCACGGCAGTCGCCTGTGCGGCGGCTCTGACGCAGCCTCGGCGAGGTACATCCACACGCGCCTTTCGGAGGCGGCGACTCTCCTGTACAGACCAGAGGACGCTCCCATCCTGGAGTACCAGGAGGACGAGGGCTTGATCATCGAGCCCAAGTTCTTCCTCCCGATCGTACCCACAGTCCTGCTCAACGGCACCATCGGCATCGGCACAGGCTTCTCGACGAGCGTGCCGTCGTACGATCCCCTGGACGTCATCAGCAACGTGCGCGCCGTCATCAAGGGAGAGAACCCCACGCACATGACGCCATGGTACCGCGGCTTCACCGGCGATATCATCTACACCAACGAGCGCTGGTACTCGATCGGCAAGTTCGTGCGCAAGAGCGCCGCTGCAGGCGAGATCACCGAGCTACCAATCGGCACGTGGACGGAGAACTACAAGGAGCACCTCGAGTCGCTGATCGGAGGCCCAATCAAGAGCTTTGAAAACCAGAGCTCTGACGTCGCCGTGCGCTTCATCCTCAAGTTCCAGGATGGTGCGACCCTGGACTCCCTCCTGGAGGACGTGGACGAGGGCTTCTCGAAGCTCATGACGACGTTCAAGCTCGTCTCAAACAAGGGACTATCGACCACGAACATGCACCTGTTCGGTCCGAAAGGCGCGATCCGCAAGTACAAGGACACAGGCGACATCCTCCGAGAGCACCACGCCGTACGGCTGCAGGCCTACGCGGCGCGGAAGGCGAAGCAAGTCGCCGACCTGGAGTCGGAACTCGAGCTGCTGGCAGGCAAGGCGCGCTTCGTGCGGGAGGTCATAAACGGGGACATCGCTCTACTGGGCATCAAGGGTGCGGACCTCGAGGCCATCCTCGAGGAGCGGTCGTACCCGAGGATCGACGACAGTTATGGCCACCTCACACGCCTACACGTGTCGACCCTCACGGCGGAGCGTGCTTCGGCGATGGAAGAGGACGCGATCCTGAAGGGCAAGGAGTTGGAGCAACTCAAGGGGACGGACGCATCAGACATCTGGCTGAAAGAGCTGGACGAGCTAGAGGCCCACCTCAAGAAAATCCGCTGAGGCGCGCAGCAGAGACGCCCACATAAAGGGGCTGAATAGATACAAGGATCAACAAGATGTCGAGTGCGTTGCTTTTCTGTTTGTTGTGCCATGAAGTCGTTGCCACGGGCTACTTTTGCACAAGCTGTAATGAACAATATGGAGATGAATATCGCGGTTACGTGACCGAAACTTGCGTGTATCAAGCATGTGACAACTCACCGAGCACCAACGAGTTTACGTCTGCCGCTGATGCCCGACGCAAAACGACCAATCGTGGTTGTGACAGCTGCAGCGTATCTGCTTCTTTTGGCTTCCCGGGTGGAAAGCCTACAAGGTGTTTGGAACACAAGTCGGAAACAATGATCAACGTCCTGGCCAAGAGATGTGAGTATGGTCAATGCCAAAAACATGCTGTTTATGGCCCTCGTTATGGCAAGGCCTCTAGATGCGGAGAACATAAAATTGATGGAATGACATCCAACCACGCGAACCTTTGTCGGTTGTGCGATAAACAAGGTGTCTTCAAACATGAAGACACGGGAGAACGATACTGCTCTGAACATAGAGACAAATCCAAGACGACGAGGGTTTGCAGCACATGTGTCAGTTGCGACAGACAACCATCATTTGCATTTCGGCAAGGAGACAAGCCGACACATTGCTCAGAACACGCTCTGAAAGGCATGATGAACGTTTTAGCACCGCTTTGCATAGAACCCGGATGCACAAGCTTACCGGGCTTTGGACCGGTAGGAGGAAAGCGCATCCACTGCATCAAGCATCGCCTTCCTGAGGAGAAAAATCTACGTGACGCACAATGCGATCATCCTTCGCATGCAGATGGTGCGAACGCGTCCTTTGGGTTTCTTGGCGAACGTGCGTCCAAATGTGGAGAACATCGCTTATCCGGAATGGTATACCAGCCCCGGCGCCGCTGCTGCGAGGTCGGGTGCACGGAGCTAGGCACAGAGGTCAAGACAAACAGGAGGGGTGTAGAGCATCCTCGTTATTGCGAGGAGCACGCGCCCGTCGACAGTATCACGCTTGTTGCCTCGAAATGCGGCAAATGCGGCCTACAAAACATCCTCGATGCAAACAAGCTCTGTGCCTCTTGTACCCCAGAGGCGGCCAAACGATACCGGAAGAAGGAAGAGGGTGTTGCTGTTAAGCTAGCAGCAGCTGGTATCGTTGTTACATCACAAGACCGCCGCGTCAATGGCATGACAGGAGATCTCAGGGTCCGCCCCGACTTCGTGATCAAATGCGAGAATCATGTCGTCATCGTCGAATGCGACGAACACGGCCACCGACCGTACAAGTGCGAAGTGACTCGAATGTGCAACGTTACCGAAGAATTTGGGTGCCCCGCGTCCTGGATCCGCTTCAACCCCGACAACATCAAGGGCTCCGACGGCCGCGTGATCAAGGTATCCTTGGCCGAGAGGTATAGGACCCTTATCAAGTGGGTCAAGGAGTCCATGAAACGTAACCCCGCGGACCACGGAGCCATCGCAGACGTGGTGTACTTGTACTACGGCGATGAGGCGGAGTCGGAAAGGAAGACCCTGATCGCGAAGCACGCAGACCCAGAATTTTTGACGTAACTTTTTTTCTAAAAAGTTATTTACACCAGCCTAGCAGTCTTGTACAATTCAATCATCAATGCTTCATGGTTATCAGTGTAATACGTTCTCATCGATATTTTCAGACAAACACTCTCGGGTCGTCGTTCCCGTTCTTGAAACACGGCCTTGAACGCGTTGACCACGTCCCGCGTGATTTCTTCAAACACGGTCACTCGCACGCGCCGCATCTCCACCGGCCACTCGATGCCTCGTTCCACCATGCCCCTGATCACGTCAGAATTCATGATCCATAGGGTCCCCATCAAATGATGCGGTATGCTCGTCTTCATCGCTTCGGCGTTGGGCACGCGGGTGACGGGACGCGCCGAGACGTCTTTCAATTCTCCCGATTCCGGTAGGGTCAATAGCGGCCTATTTTCGTACAGCCGCTTGCAGCTCGCCCACAGCCCATCGCACTTGTCGAAGTGCATGCGCGGGCCTTTGATGCTCAAGAGAGCGTTCACGTAGAAGTTGGAGTCGTTGGTAGTCGTCATTGTTCGATTGCTTTGTCTTTGGGACGTATGGGTCATGAAATAGCCGGATACATATGGGCACCGAAAGCGGTGCGGCGATCGGACGGGGCTTTCAGATGCCACGTGGCAGCACCAGAGCTGCTCCAAAGGGACTCGATAGCTCACAAAAAATAATGTTACAATAATTGGTGCCTAAACATGTCTAGTATTTCATCCCTCTTTTCATCATGGTACAAGTCATCGTTCATCATCATTTCGAATTCTATGCGAAAGATCTCCGGTTTTGTGTCCCGGTTTTTGATAGCCCTAAATACTTCGACGACGTCTCCAGTGACCTCCTCGGACACGGTCACTCGGACTCGTCGCATCTCCTTGGGCCACTCGACTCCGAGCTCGACCATCCGCCGGAGGACCTCGGAATTCATGAGCCACTCTGTCTTGTCGAAATGCGCCGGAATTTGCCTCTTCATGGCCGCAGCCGTCCGAACGCGGCAAGTCGGCATCGCCACGACGCCCTCGATATCTCCAGTCACCGGCAAGAACTCGAGGGGGCGATTTTTGTGCAATAGTTTGCAGCTCTCCCACAGCCCTCGGGAGTACTTGAAGCGCGCAAAGTGCCCGTTGGGGCCTTTGATGCTGAGAAGAGTGTTGATGTAGAAGTTGTCGTCGTTCATTGTGTGCTGTGTCTTTTGGACAAAACGGCCATGCTATAACCTCCATAATTTAGGTGTAAATTTTCGTCGTCACGCATAATTGGAGCTGCCACGTGGCGCTCCTGAGCGCTCTAGAAAAGCAACCTAGAAAATCGATTGTTATTTTTGATTTTTTGGAGATAGGCCCAGAACTCGATGTCGAATGCATAAAAACCGCATGTCGATGAACCAAGTCATCATTATTACTGAAATCATGGTTCACGCTTCCTGGCACCGATTCCCCTTGGAGCAATGGGCGGCGCACGGCGTCACCCCTCGCCACGCCCTTATCAAGTTCAAGAAGTCGGGCACGGAGTTGTTTTACGTCGACGACGAAGGCATCAAGGTCAAGGGGTCCGACAAGGTGTTCGCCGAGACGTGGGGGCACTGGATGGCGCGCATGAACGAGCGGAGGCAAAAGGAGATCCTGCGACAAGGCGGCAAGCTCGTCAACAAGCGCGGAGAGAACTTGAAGACGGCGATGTTTGTTTCTTTCGACTCTGGCAGGTCGTTCCACATGCTAGGTAACGTGCTTTTGTGTAGGGGTCTGACCATGACGCCAAAAGGCTTCGTGAAAGGAGAGATATGCTTGCGTAGGCCTCCCAAAGCTCCCAAAATTGTGTAACATTCGATATAGAAGTCGCCGCGTACTGGTAAAGGTACGCCATGCTCGCGAGCGTGGACCTGTTCAGCGGCACCGGCGGTTTCGCCCTCGCTTTGAAGGGCATCGCCACACCGATCATGTTCTGCGACCGCGACAAGTCCGTAATCCACAAGCTCGGCGGACTGATGGCGAGCGGGAGGCTGCCCACAGCGCCCATCGTCGACGACGTCCGCGACCTCGCGTCGATCAAGAAGGCGGTAGGCTCCAATAAGGTCGACATCATCACGGCGGGCTTTCCCTGCGTAGGGTTCTCGTCCGTAGGCGCGCGTGAGGGCCTGAAGAACGAGCAGAGTAACCTGTTCCACGCGGCAACGGACGTCGTTCACGCGTTGAAGCCGCGAATGGTGCTCTTCGAGAACGTGATCGGCATCCTTGCGGACTCTCACTCGCGGGACATGCGGACGATGGCGAAGCGGATGCACGAGCTCGGCTACTCGATGCGGTGGACGGTCTGCAGCGCGGCGGACGTCGGCGCTCGCCAGCTGCGCAACCGGTGGTACTGCCTCGCTACGCGGAACCGCGCGACCTTTGGCAGGATCCACGTCGGCAAGACGGCCGCGTTTCCCGCCTGCCCGAAGGTGCCGTTGATCACAAACGATGCGGCGAGCAAGGCCGGCTTCCCGGACCGCATCCGCGCCATGGGCAACGCCATCGTGCCTCTCGCCGGGCGGCTCGCGTTCGCGCGCCTGTACTCTGGTTACAGGATCCTGAGCCTGGCGGATCTCAGGAAGACGGCGTCCCTGACGTGGTCGCAAGATTATGACAAGGTCGCAGCGGACGGCGCCGGGGCGCATGGATGTTCTCACGTCATGGCGGGCAAGGTCGCCTTCCACTCGGTACACGTCCCCGACCAGCCGCGCAAGGTCATGCGCATCGAGGTCGACCCGAAAAACTACACCCCGCCAAAGGGTTGGGTGCGCAGGGAGTCGGACACGCCTTCAGACCCGTTGACGCGATTGTTCACGCGCCCTTCGTGGCCGACCCCGAGGGTGTCCGCGGCGACGCCCTCTCACATCATAACGGTACGCACGCAGAACGATCTGAGCACGCTGGCGATGTTCGTGACGAATATCGACGGCGTCCGGCAACGCAAGACCAAGTCGGGCGACTGCATGGACGCGAGGTGGGTGGAATGGATCATGGGTTACCCCGCAAATTGGACCCTGTAAGGTATATAAGGCCATGATAGAGGTGCTATTCGTCTTGATTCCAGTCATGATAGCATGCGGCGGCTACCTGTCGGCAACGATCCTGCATCCGTCGCAGGAACCTCTGGAAGAGTTCGTCGGTGGGCCGTGACCCGTTTACGGGTTTTACGGGATTTTACGGGATTTACGGGAAAAGTGCAATGCGGCCTGCAATAATCATGCAATCGGTTAGAGTCCATTTACGGGAAAAAGCAATCCGATGCAATCGCGAGCAATAGTTTACGGGATTTACGGGAAAATATTTTGCCAAAACTTTTCTGAGCTTTTTCTAAAAATCCTGAAGTTAGTCAGACCCACGGATTTTCCCGTAAAAATGTTTACGGGAAAAATCTATTGCAATCAATACGCAATCTGATACAATATTGAATGACGACAGGCGAGATTGTAGTATGATTGCAATTTAAGGGATTTTACGGGATTTACGGGAATCTTACGGGATTTACGGGGGTTTTACGGGAATCTTACGGGGGTTTTTACGGGAAATTCATGACGTCATATAGAGCTATCGGATAGTCCAGAACCCGATGTTGGGTCGCATATAAAGCCAGAACGCCGTGGGTCTCCACCATTCTTTCTCATTTCGACATCTCTCTTACAATGGCCGCACCACGCATCCCTTCGATCTGGGACCTCCCGGAGGTAGATGAAGAACTTCTGCAGAGGGATCTCGCCGAGCAGTCTGCGGCCGAGGAATCCGACGCCGAGGGCCCCGTTGAATCTGACGCCGAGGGCCCTGAATCCGGTATGGTCTTCGAGCAGCCTGCATTGGGTCCTATCGATACGTCGGTTCACACGGTGTGGGGGCGCATCCGGGCGGGCAACGGGCCCACCTTCCAGGAGGTCAAGGACGTCCTTGAGAAGATCCCGGACAAGGTGACCATCGCCTCCATCGACCCCTCGGGGTACTCGGGGCACGCCAAGCACGAGGACGTCATGGGGCAGCTGTTAGAGATGCCGGACGTCTGCGGGATAGTCCGGGTGATGCGGAGGCTCAAGGGCGACCACACCCTTTGGTGTTTTTTCAAGGCGGACGGGGCGTTCCGGGTCCTCCGGACTGGACGGCCCGAAGGCTTTCTGGGAATAGACGAGCCGATTTTTGATACACCCTGTCGCGGGAGCAACCATCCCGCCGGCTATATGAGCAACCATGGCTTCCTGACTTGTATGGAATTGGGCAAAGGCCGCCCCAACTTTGTGGATTATGTTGAATCGTTGTTGTAGACCTCGTTTTTTTGAAAAAAATGAATGTATTGTAACAATCAACCAATATCTCCAGAGAGCCTCAGATAGCTTGCCACGTCAGCAATGTTTGCCCCATTTGCATTATGCATTGCAACGGCACGATCCCATATATTGCACGGAACCCGTTGTCTTTGTTCATTCTCTTTCTTTTCTTCAATGGCATCGACTCTTGACATGCATCCGGCGATGATGATTCGGCAACAGGTATGTCACTCAAAAGTCACACTTTTTTGTATTACTGCCTCGACGCCTTTCGTCCTTGTCACTCAAAAGTCACACTTTTTTGTATTACTGCCTCGACGCCTTTCGTCCTTGTCACGGCGCTTTGAGCCGATCAGCTTTGAATTTTCGAAGCGTACGCAGGGCATCCGTGGCATGGAGAAGCGATACATCGCGCCTATCGAGCTCGCCGACCGTGAATCGATCATCATCTCTAACTTTTTCGTCGGCGAAGCCAATGAGCCGCCCCCGCCCATCACGGCATTGCAGTCGAACCACGAGCAGGCCATGTTGGCGGTAGAGCATGCCATCAAGGTCCGGAACGCCTCCGACATGCCTTACTACGAGGTCATGCCGGACGACATCTCGCAGCACGACAAGGACGCTCTGTTTTCCCGCATCTTGCCCAGGAAGACCCCCAGCACGTTCGAGTACAAAGGCCGAGTTCTGTACGACAACATGAAGAAGTTCGACGAGCAGCGGCGCCAAGACCGCAAGAGGCGGCTAGAAGTAGTGTATTCGGTGACCTGGTGCATTACCTGCGTGTTCATGAAGAAGCGGCTCTGGTTTTTCGGCATCAAGTCTGCATGCGGCCGATCGTTTCCCTTGTTGATGACGACAGGAACTGTCTCCAGTTGGAAGAGTTATTCTCCTAGACTGTTTTGTGAGTTTTTAGACCATTTTGCGGCAGCTGACCCGGACCCAGAATCCGAGTCTGATTCATGATTTGTCGACTATTTGTTCCGGACTAATGTAAAAAAACTCTGTGTTCTCATAGTACTTTGGTTGCTCTTCGAGGATCTGCTGTGCCGGCACGCCATGGTGCTCCCCTGCCTTGTACAAGTCGTACGCCTGTTTCATCTGCGCGATCGCGTCGTCCGGGCTCATGCCACCCCACCCCGTGCACATGCCGGGGACGAACAGCGTGGTGACCCCCTCGCGATCGGCGCACCACAGCGCGGCGTTGAAGGCGAGGTACGCGTTCCGGGTTCCCGCCACCTTTTGGGGAAGGAGCATTGTGGGGCTCACCACGAGATCGTCGACCTTGATCGCTTGTCCCACGGGCAAGAAGCTGCCTCCGACCCTGTCGGCGACTCCGACGCTCTTGATCGCCGCCTTGACGCGCCCCTCTATTCCGGGAAACATCGCCTGCGAGTACACGGCGTCGATGCCGGCGCCGGGGCCCATGGCGCCCCTGGAATTGGCAGGCGACACGAAAGCGGTGCCGTGCATGATGGGGATTTGCACCATGTCGGTGTTTTTCAGGACGGGCATCTCGGACCAGATGCGTGCCGCGGATTCCGCCAAGCTCGTGCCGATGTCCACGAGAACGACCTTCATGTCTGACCACCGCCAAGCGAATATTTCGAGATGATCTGACGCGCCGTTCGCGTTTTTTGTCAGACCCAGGGGTACGAGAGCCATGCTTCCTTTGACGCAGATTTCAAACAAGCACTGGGCGAGTTCGGGATGCAAGGGAAGAGAGATACTCGCCTCGGTAACCCCTACGGAGTTCAGGTCATCCACGTTGTCGAGATTCGGCGCCGACATGGGCGTTCCCGCCAAGGTGCGTTCGTTCCTGGTAGACGGCCTGCCCGTAGTCGTCCACACCGACGGCAGGCGGCCCAGCGGGGTCACGTTCAAAACCATCCGCGCGGTATTCGCGACGCTGCATGAGGTCTACGGGGAGTGCCCGCACGACTCCATAGTGGTGTATCTACGAGACAACCCCGAACCCAAGGCCCTGCCCGACAACAGACCCGTCCACGTGAAAGACATCAACAGCGGCTTCAGCTGGGGGAACGTCGTCGCGGTGTTCCGCAACTCCGAGCTCCACCGAACGCTCGTGCACGAGTTCATCCACGTATGGAAGACGCACTCGAGGGACATGAAGCACCACCAGACCGTTGCGCACAGAAGACTGAACGCGCCGCCCGGAGTCCTTCTGACGGAATCTTTCGTGGAAGCTGTCACGTGGCTGGTCTACGGAGGGTTCTGCACGGGCGGCCTCAACGTCAAACATGCGCTGGCGCAGGCCGCCGGCTACCTCAACGTCAAGGACGACGGCATGACCAACGGCTGGGCGTACTTCGTGGGGAAGGCGTACCTCGTCGCCGACGGCGGTCGCATGTTTCACGACGCGTTCTTCGCCAAGGGACACGCCACGCGGCTTATGGACAGGCAGGCTTTCGACACTCTTCTGACGATCATGCTGCACTTCCACTCCACGGCCAAGATACTGCCGTCCAAGTCCAGGTTCAGGCCGGTCCTGTGCGCGTGCGACGTCGGCGCGCCATACGCGGCTTAAAGGTCCGTCGTCCGACATCTGCCAGAAATACAGCCATGTGCACCTGCATCGAAGATCTGTACTGGGCCGAGATCCGCGTGCCGCTGGGGCCGACGGTGCTGCTGGGTGTCGGCGCGCTCCTGGTGTACCGCCTGTGGAAGTTCGTCGCCGCGGTCGTTGAAGACTGTGACGCCGAATCGGTCATGACCGGCTCAGAAGACTCCGACGAAGACTCTGGCGATGGCGATGAAGCTGACGACTACTACGAAACTGACGATGCCGAAGCCGACGAAGCTGCCGATGCCGTAACCTCCGACCCCGAGGATGCCCTCTTCGACCCCTCCGCCGAAGACCCTGACGTCGAATACCCATACTCCGCCGGACTAACCGTGACTCCTTGGGGCTTGAGTGTGCCGAACGAGCTCTTTGACGCCGACCCTGCCGAGAATCCGGAGATCTTTCCCGAAGACGACACCGTGTACGAGGTGTCTTTGATCGACGCGCCTACGCCGGGACCTACGCCGCCCCCTACGCCTGCCCCGGAGGTCATATCGTCCACAGAGGAGGCATCGTCAGACACGGCTCCCCCATTGCCTGAAATCGGCGGAACGCCTTCTGAATCTTCGCCGCCTGATGCCGTCTGATCGTGGACTCGACCCTGGCGTCGACGCATTCGACCATGTCGTCCGGTTCCAGAGTACCCGTGAACAGGATTCGATCGCCGCGGAACCTGATCATGACCGCCCTCGGCGCGTCCCTGCGGCATGCGTCGCCGGAGTGTAGGTGGCCCTCAGGAGCCATTTCCGATATCTCTACCACGGGAGGTCCGATGTCGTAGTAGGACACGCGTATCCCGAACAGTCGACCGTAGACCCCCAGTTTGTACTTCATTTTGGACACGGTACCCGACTTTTAAAATAGGAAAATCTCCGTGGTCATTTTCCGTGGTGTAATGCAAAGATGGCCGACGTCGTCAAATACCTGCTCGGCGTGCTGGCCAACCTGCGCCTGATCCATTGGCAGACGAAGAGCTACGCTCGCCACGTCGCCTCGGACGCCCTGTTGTCCGAGCTCGGGTCGCTTACGGACACGTTCGTGGAGGCGCACATGGGGCGCTATGGCCCTCCTACGGTCGCAGGGTCCATAGAGCTCCTGGACAAGGTCGACGCGCAAAAGTACGTCAAGTCGGTGCGCGACAAGCTCTTGACGTTCAATATCGAGGAGCCCGACCTCTTGAGCGTGCGCGACGACATGTTGGTCGTCCTGAACAAGACGTTGTACCTCTTCACGCTCAAGTAGAGTTTACGACGTGTAATATTTCTTTCCTCCTATCTCTATGAACTTCTTTTTGTTGTTTTGTTTATTGTTGTTCTGCTTGTTTTTGTCGTCCTTGTCCTTCTTCGGCTCCTCGTTGATGCCGGGCCGCCGCGTTTCGTACTTGCCCGTATTGATGCCATGCTCCTTCAGAGATTCGCCGACGTACTCCATGAAGTCGCGCGACTTGAACTCGTCGTCGATGCGGTCCCTCCAGTCGGGCACGTCCAGCACGATGGCGGCCAGCGTGTACAGGCAGTCGTCGCGCCCTTCGATGTCGCGCGTCGGGCCGGAATACATGTTGCCGCCCGAGTACCGTTGCACCATGCTTTTGACGTCCGGGATGTCGATCGTGTCGAGGAGCTCTTTGATTGTCTTGGGGTCCTGGAACACGTTGCGGTCGCCTCCGTTGACGGAGCACGTGAAATTGAACGTCTGCCTCTCGCGCGCGTGGTGCACGATGATCTCGTAGAACGACCTCGAGAAGTCGCCGCCGTACCGCATCAGGACCACAATAGGCTTGTTGGCCCAGCACAACCGCTGCCACCCCTTGTTGCTTTTCGCGGGCTTGTTCTGCGAACTGGTTTGGTCGGGCGTCGCCATGACGTCCTTGTCGTCCTTGTAGACGAGGTCGGCCGAGCCGCGGCACAGCAGCACGAGCGCCGCCATGAACTTGTAGTGATCCGTGGCGTCCTGGCCGTCGTCGAACTCGAGCGTGTCCTTGTTGCACACGTGATTGACCACCCGCGCGCTGAACGAGTCGTACGTTCCGCCATCGGTGTCCTTGCCCTCGATCTTGGGGAACGCGCGCGATATCTTGGACGACACGTTCGACGCGAACTTCTCGTCGGCGTCCTGCGTCGTGTCGCGCTTGACGTGAGCCGGAGGCGGCGGCCCTGACAACGGACTCAGCGGCGGCAGTGCGGGCGCAACTGGAACCGCGGCGGGTGCCGCAGGGGGTTCCGTCGTCTTCGCATCTCCGTTCAATATGTCGTAGCCCCCGATGGCGATCGTAGCGACCGCAGACACGAGCGTCATTCCGAGCATCGCGATTCCGCTCATTCGAGTCCCGGCTTAAAGGGGGGCGCGTAATATTTTACCAGACTCTGTGAAATGGCGGCCGAACTCATGGTCTCAGATCCGATCCTCTTCGAGGCGAACCCGAGCTATTCGCTCTTCCCGGTGAAGTTCGAGCCCCTCTGGAAGCTGTACAAGCTGGCCTCCGACTCGTACTGGACGGCCGAGGAGATCGACATCAGCGGCGACGTCGCCGCGTGGGACAAGCTGAGCGACGGCGAGCGGGGACTATTGTCGTCGACTCTCGCGTTCTTCGCGTCCGCGGACTCCATCGTCAACATGAACCTGGCCGCGAACTTCATGGACACCGTCGCGCCTCAGGAGGCCAAGGCGTTTTACGCGTTCCAGATGGCGATGGAGACGGTGCACAGCGAGGTCTACTCGCTGCTTATCGACACGTACGTCCGGGACCCCGTCAAGAAGGACGACCTCTTCAACGCCGTCAACACGATGCCCGTCATCACCAAGAAGATCGACTGGGCCAAGCGCTGGCTGGACCCAAAACTAAATAGTTTTGCACGTCGCCTGTTCGCGTTCGCCATCTTCGAGGGCGTCTACTTCCAGGGCTCGTTCATGACGATATTCTACCTCAAGCACCGCGGCTTCGTGCTGCCCGGGCTCTTCTTCAGCAACGAGCTCATCAGCCGCGACGAGGCGCTTCACACCGAGTTCGCGACCACGCTGCACGGCCTGCTGCAGCCGGAGAACCAGATATCGGAATCGGACGCCGCCACCATGCTGCGCGAGGCGGTCCTGCTCGAGATCGAGTTCATCACCGAGGCGCTGCCCTGCACCCTGCTCGGCATAAACGCGGCGTCCATGGTGACCTACATCCAGTTCGTGGGCGACCGTCTCCTGAAGCAGATGGGCTTCGCGCCTATCTTTGGAGCGACGAACCCCTTCCCCTGGATGAACCTGATCTCGCTCGAGTCCAAGGTCAACTTCTTCGAGAGCCGCAACGACAAGTACTCGCGCGCCAACTTGCACAAGACGGACACGAGCCGCCCGGGCGACGCGTCTACCGAATCGGACGAGGAAGACTTCTAGAAGCTTACCGAAGCTTGACCACGGCACCAGGCGAGCAGGATATACCTACAGCGTCGAGTAGTGATCAACGCGCTGAGGACAGGGACGCCAAGATTTTCTGGGTACCGTGGTCAAGCTTCGGTAAGCCCTCTATGTTGGTCGAGAACGCGATGGCGATCGTCGTGTGGGCGCCGGTCGCCGTAAACACCTTCAGGCTCGGCGTCTTGTTCACGCGCGCCGCGTACTACGCTCGGTCGGTCGTACGGATCGGGCTCAACTGGTCCAGTTTGTTTCACCGGTCCGCCGCGCCGGCGCCCGAAGCGGTGGCTTAAAGGACCGGTGCGGACATATCTTTCAGAACCAGACTTGTAACATGATCGGCTTCGCATTCATCGTCACAGCCTTCGCCGCCCTCTCGTCCGCCGGCGCCTCTACGACCCGGGACGTCGCCGCCCTCAACTTCGCGCTGAATCTCGAGTGCCTAGAGGCCGAGTTCTATAGCTGGGCCGCGTTTGGCAAGGGCCTGAACGCGGATCAGCGCGGCAACGGCCCGGCGAGCGTCGGAGGCAGGAACGCGTCGCTCGGCGACTATCTAGGGATCGCGTCCGAGATCGCCGGAGAAGAGATCAAGCACGTCGAGCTCCTGCGCGGCGCGCTCGGAAAGATGGCCGTGCCCTGTCCGGCCATGGACATCGGGTCCGCGTTCGCCGCGGCGGCCGACGCCGCCTTCAACACGACGCTCGACCCGGCGTTCGACCCGTACGCCGGCAAGCTCAAGTTCCTGCATGGCGCGCTGTTGTTCGAGGACGTCGGCGTCATGGCGTACAACGGCGCGATCGACGTCATCGAGGACACCAAGCTCGCCAAGGTCGCTCGCAGCATCATGGCTGTCGAGGCCTACCACGCAGGGATAGTCCGTACCGGATTGATGGGGTACAACAGGACGACGGTAGTCCAGCCGTACAACCTGACGGTCGGCAACGCCACGGAGCTCATCGGCCGCACGCTCGCAAGCCTCTTGCGTCTGCGCGACGCAAACCTGACGATATCTTCCGGCTTGACTCCGACCGACGGCAACGCCATGGCGCTGTCCGCGACAGCGAGGCAGGTCATGAACGTCCTATTCCTCGACCGCAACTCGACGATGGGCGGATTCTTCCCGGAAGGCTTGAACGTCTACGTTCCGCCAAACTGCACCTTCCCCGCAGCGCCGCGATACGCCAAGTGCGCGGGCGCGGGCATGAAGGAGCGATGCTGCGAGCCGTACAACTACTGCACCTTCGTGAACGATTACTGGTCGGGTTGCCAGCCAGGCGGTCTCCCCGCGGACATGGTACAGTGGTACGGGGTGTGCAACGGGACGGGCTACGCCGGCCCGACGAAGTGCGAGCCCAAGTCGGTGTGCGTCTACAAGGACGAGAACTACAGCATCTGCGAGCCTACCCGGGCCTGAGGACCTAATCCCATCCAGGCCTGAGGACCAGCCCGCGCTTGCGCAGCACCAGCTCCAGGGCGGCGCACATGGTTCTTTTCTTGGACGTGTCCATGTCTACGCCGTGCGCCTTGGCACTTGCTAGGATCGCCGCATGAGAGAGAGTCGCGCATTCTCGTTGGCCGGTCTTTGTGATGAGCTTGAATGCGCCGCTGGCGTCGACCACGGCAGCGGGGTTGGCCGGGCGTTTGACCTCTGGAGCCATCGACGGCCTCTCCACGTTTTTACCTTTGAAGTTGACGTACTTGCCCGACCTTGGATGGTAAACAACGGATCCCATCAACATGCCGCCCGACTTCAGAGCCCTTTTGAACTTTTCCACGCGTATCTTCGCGACGAGGTGCTTCGCGCTCGCGCGATCTACGACCGCCTCGTGGATGGCGTCTTCGATGCCGGATACGTCCACGAGCTCCGCCGCCTGCCTGAACGTGGCCAGGAGGTCTTCGACGCCAGCGTCTTCGGCGAACAGCGGAATCTCTGCGCCGAGAGTCGTGGGTGCGGCCTTCGCGGCCACCGGGTCTATCACGTACACGTCGCCGAACAGCGCGAACCTGCCGCTGCCGTTCATGCGAGCGCCGTCCTTGAGCAGCGTCGCCAGGCAGTGGTCGAGCGTGTCGGGCTCGATGCCCGGAAACAGGTCGACGATGTCATCGTGCTTGAGACGCGGACGTCTCATGAACGCGGCCTGCAGCACGGTCTTGACGACGTCGACGTCGTCTTGCAGCGGGTCGTAGAGAGTCTTGACCGTGTCTGCTGGCGCCAATAGGTGGTAGTGCTTGCAAGGCTGGGTGCACTTGGTGTAGAAACATTCCGGGTCGCCGTCTCTGTGGCCGCGCGGCACCTTGAGGGCGACGCCTTGAGAGCTGCGCATAGTCACTGTGCCCATCGCCGGCGTGTACAGTTGCTCCCTGTTCCATGCGCAGTCTATCGAGGTGTCGCGCAGGACGAAGAGGACGTCAGACACCTGTTTTTGCTTGAGCACGGCTTTGCGATACATGTAATGATCGATGCCCTCGACGTCTTCGACGAGCCGCGCGCCGTGATGGAAGATGGACACGTTTCTCTTGTTTTCGGGCAGCGAGGCGTGCGATCTCAGACGCACGGCGCGTCCCATGATCTGCTCCGAACGCGCCGAATTCCACCACGCGTCCATGATGTGCACGCTGCGGACGCACTTGAAGTTGTTGCCTTCCATGACCGAGCTCGTGCCGATGATGACCTTGATCTTCGAGCCGTCGGAATTGTCCGGATGGACGGCGCGCGATATGGCCTCGTTGACGCTGATGTTCATGAGATCAGGCCTCCCGGACAGGATGACGTAGCTCCCCGCGGCGCGTTTCGCCGGACCGTCCTTCAGCAGGGGCGAGCCCAGCCGGGTGAATCCGCGCTCCTCCAGGGCGAGCGCCATGGGGACGGCACCGCCGTTGATCCAGTACGTGTATACGAAGGACACGCCTTCGCACTTGACGACGGAATCGACGATGTTGGCGAGTTTCGGCGCGTGGTCCCGGATCCTCGTGACCGACAGCGGTCTGTACGACTTGTCGCGATGGCTGTAAGTCGCGACGCCGTTCCGGACATCTTTCACGTAGACGGCGTCTATTCCCTGGTCGCCGTACTTTAGCCCATTCGAGGTTTTGAAAACGGCGTTCGAGGCCTGAGACGCCGGTCCCAGGCGGCTGCTGCCGATGTCTTGTTCTTCGTCGGCGTCGGCGCCGAACCCGACGCCGACCAGCGTTTTCACAAACGCCGCGTGGTCGGGCTTGAGGTCGCATGGGTACACCTCGAAGTTTTCGACCTTGTCTTTGATGACGGTGCCGTCGTAAGATTTTTTCGGCCACGGCCACTTGGGGACCCCCATGGCTTCATGCCCTGGGATCCTAGCGGGGAGGTCCTCGAAATTGGCTCCACGCACGAAAGACACGTACCCTTGCGCGGCAGCTTCCAGCTTGGCGGCGTCTTTGAGATCGCCGTTTCCATCGAACACGGCGTCCGCGTCTATCTTAGGACGCCCGTCGTTGATGCGGAGCAGGTTGATGAGGAAGACGATCTCCTTCGGCTTGTCGAACATCGGCGTGGCCGACAGCAACAGGAGCTTGACGTTGGAGCATATTCCGAGCACGCGCTCCAGCACGTCCGAAGATCGCTTCGAGTTGTCGTCGCTGCGCAGATTATGGACCTCGTCGACGATGATCACGCGATCGCTGTACGCGAGCCGCACCGCCTTGTCGCCGCCGGTCGCGAAGAGGCGCTCTGCTTCGTTGGAGAATTCCTCGTACCCCGAGAAACGGTAGTTTTTCGATGTGATCCTGAACAAGGCTTCCCGCAGCGAGTTGCGATTGGGGTCTTTCAGCATCGCGACCACCCTCTGGTACTGAGGCCCTCCGCACCCGATCGGCATGCTCCATCCCTGCGGCGTCCACGTGGCGTTGGCCGCGCTTCCCAGTTCCTTTTCGAACTCGGCCCGCACGGATCCCTTGGTGAGGACCAGCGCGGGCTTGCCCATGATGCCGCGATACATCTCGGCGACGGTGATGGCGGAGCACGTCTTCCCCCATCCCACGGCGTGTATCAGCAGTAGCCCGTTGTACCCCGTCGCGGGAGAAAGGTAGGCCTTGACGAACCGCTGATGCGGCTTCAACGTCCTCGTCGACACACCCGCCTTGGCGAGCGCATCGTCCGCCGAGTTCACGACGTACATGTTGCGCATGGCCTGCAGCCGCCGATGGAAGTCGGGGGCGTCGAGGTCCGGGAACACCGGTGCTGCGGCGTCGTCGCCCCTGCGCTTGCCCGCCAGCTTGGTTCGCAGGTCTTCCACCACCGCAACGGTCTCGGGTCTCTTGTCTTCGGAAACGGCCATGAGCGCGCAAAACACTTCGTCGAACAGCGGTAGTTCGTCCATACCAATAACTTTTTAGAAAAAAGTTACATCAAAAATCCATGGGATCCAAAGGGATCATCAAAAAAAAATCCAGACATGATCTCCAAGTCGTCATGTTCAGGGATCCAAGGATCAACGGATGAGTCGCTCGAACTGCTGCCGTTGGAGCGTCGAGTACAGCAGCGCCTTCATCGCGGCGATGCAGTCCTTGCGAGTGTTGTAGTGCGTGACCATCGCGTACGTCGCCTCCGGTTCGACCTGGATCCTACCAGCGTCTTCTTGTTTCATGGCCTCAGCCCACCGCACCGTCAGCGTGGCCGGCAGGACGTCGAGGGAATCGTACATCGTCTCCTTCTGCCTCGGCGTTATCTGCGCGTACCGATTGACCGCCATCTCTTGGATCAGCGCCGCGGTCTCGCAGGCGTCGGCTCCCCGCGCGCGTTTCCATGTTTCGTCGTTGCGCACCACAAAGTACCCCTTTCCGGTGCTGGACCTCGCCATGATGTGCGTCAGACCGTTGTTGGGACCGATGTCCTTCCTGGTCCGTCCCGGACGAGCGTCCTCGGTCGGCTTGATCTCCGCCCACGATTTCGCGAGCGATATCCAGAAGAAAACGTAGAAAGCGACGGCTATCGCCAGGATCGCGGTTATGACGTACGCGCCATGAATTCTTTCGTGCCACATGGGTCCCTCTGCCCCAAAGCGCGGCATAAAAGAAAAGTGCCGTATTGCATGTAGTTCGTGAAGCATGTCCGATCGAGACGTGTACACGCGGGCGTTTCTCAAGACGAGAGTGTCGCTTCCGGCGACTCTGCAGAACAAGCACTACGAAGACTCCATCCTGCAGAAGCTCCGGACGCGCGTCGAAGGCGTCTGCGGAAGCGATGGATTCATCCGACCTCGGTCCGTGGAGGTCGTCGGCGTGTCGCAGGGCATCGTCGACATGTCCAGCCTGAACGGTCGCGCCGTGTACAACGTGAGCTACACCGCCGACGTGTGCAACCCCGCGGTCGGCGACGTCATGACGTGCCGAGTAGAAAACGTCAATTCTTACGGCGTCCTGGCCGTCAACATGTCGGAGACGCGCGTCCTGGAGGTCATCCTGCAGAGGGACCCCGTATACTTTGAGCACATCGAGAGCCTGGACGACCTCGAACCCGGCGACACGGTCACGGTCGAAGTGATGTGCCGTCAGTTCAAGCTCGGGCAGAAGACGATCACGATCGTGGGCAAGGCCGTCTCCAAGGACCACAGGCCGGCGGCTCCGGTCGAGGACCAAGACGACGCTGGGGAACAAGAATCGGAGTTCGACGAAGACGACGAACCCGACCCCACGGAAGACGCCGCCACGGAGCCGCCAGATGAGCCCGAGCCGGAACCCGACGTCGAGGAAGCGGACGACGCGGATGACGACGCTTCGATAGTCGCCGACAGCGACGCCGATTCGGTCGCGGAGAGCGAAGTCGAAGACGACTAGCTTTCGTATATGTGAGGCGCCGTCTCAATGGACCCATAGAGGGGGGTATGGGGGGCAAGCCTGCCCCCCAATTATGCCGACTTCTTGGCGGCCTTCTTTGCGGCAGCTGCGGCCTTCTTCTCCGCAGCCTTGGCCTTCTTCTCCGCGGCCTTGGCCTTGGCGGCCTCCTTCTTGGCGCGCTCCTTCTCGCGCTTGGCCTTGACGAGTTCCTTGGCCTTGGCCTTGTCCTCTCGCGTCTTGAGCTTGCGCTTCTCCGCGGCCGCCTTCGCGTTTTCGCTCTTCTTCTTGGCGTCCTCGTCGCCCTGTGTCTTGGCGCGTCCGGCGATGTCGTACTCCTCGCGCTCCTCGTCGGTGATGGGCGCGTCCTCGAGGCTGGCGACGTCCCAGTCGGTCTTGACCACGGTCACGCCGTTGATGGCGTCGGGGATCGCGCCGGGGACGACCAGGTACAGGGTGTTGGTGTCTGCCGGCCTGACGACCACGAATTTAGCGGCGCCTGTTGCGGCGCTGCCCTTGGTCAGGGTCCCGTCCTCGGCGACGTAGCCGTACACTGGGTGCTCGCTCTCGGCGACGATGGGCACCTTCTTGGCGACGTTCAGCTCGACGTCGCCGACCTTCTTGGTCACGACGCCCTTCTTCTTGACCTCCTTCTCGACCACGAAGCGCGGGTCGATCAGGGTCACGAAGCCCGTGGGCCTGGAGCGCCGCTTCATGGTGACAGCGTACTTGTACAGCTTCTTGTCGACCTTGTGGGAGGCGACGCGGCGCATGAGCACGCTGAACTCGGTCTTCTCGGTGCGCTTGTGGATGCGGCGGGCGGCCTTCATGACCGCCGCCTTGGGGGTCGTGCCCACGAACTTGCTGGACGCGCTCGGGAGGGCGGCGCCCTCGGCCTTCAAGAGAGCGAAGGTCGACTTGCGCTTGGACTCATCGCCGCCGCCGACGGCGGGAAGGAGCTCCGCGGCGGAAAGGTCCGGCGCTACCGCGGCGCCGCCCTCGAGGTCGGCCTTCTCGTTCTCATCGAACACTGGTGCTGTAGCGGGTGCTGTCTGGTCTGCCATCTCTACTTTTTTGGGTTAACCTCAGGAAAGAAAAAAAATCAAGCTCGGGCGCCGGGCGCGTTGGATTGCTTGCCGCCGTAAAGCGCCTGGGCGAAGCCGCTCTGGTCGTTCGCCGCCGTCGTCACCGGCATCGTGTAGAACCGGCTGCCGCGGTTCTCGTACGGACCGTCCGTAAGCGGCATGGCGTCCAGGTCGGCGATCGTGCTCTTGACCGCGTCGGATCCGGGGTCGCACGCCGCGGCTCGAAGGGTCCGCTTCTCGAGGTCGGCCAGAGTCATGTTCATGTAAGGGTTGCCCTTCGTAGGTTTATCGCAGGGCGCGTCCGCGGCGAACGTCTCCATCCGGGAAATCTCGTGGACGATCGCCGTGACGACCGCCGCGATCGCCGCCACGGTCATGTGAGTGACGTTTCTCGTCAGAAGCGTCGTGACCACGGAGTAGTACACGGCCAGCCGGAAGCAAGCGTTCAGCTGCTGGGTCAGATTCATCGTCCGCAGGGGGACGAAGCGATGCGCGTTGTCCTTGCCGAACGCGCTCTTCAAGTCCCTGTACCAGATCGACGTCGACATCCTTTTGTAAAAAGGCCGACGGAACTATAATTGTCCGCCGATGCGCGTCAGAATTTAAATTTGAATTTTCTAATTAAAGATGGTAGTGATACAGCTCTTCACCGTGTACCCCAGCCGCGAGTTGACCAACTCCGTGGTGCAAGCGTTCGGACTGTCGTCCATCGACGACAACTCGCCCTTCACGCGCAAGGATGTCGTCGTTCGGGGCACCGCCGCCCGCCTGACCGCGCTCAGGGAAGCCCTCGCCGAGGTCTACATCCCGTGCAAGGCCGCGGTGTACGTGCTGGAGGACATCACGCACGTCAGGTGCTTGACTATCTTGCGTCATTTCCTGCGCGCCGCGGGTTACATGTTGCAGGCGTCCGACGCCACTTTCGACGGCCACCGGACGCAGGTCTACCGAATACGAAAAGAAGGCGATGGCGTCATGCGCATGACGCGCGGCTCGATCCTGACATAACATGACTTTTTAGGAAAAGTCAGACAAAAATCCATTGTGACCGGGGGACATCAGAAATGCACGGCGGGACCGAGGAGGTCAATATTCATCGTCTCTGAATTTTCGAGCAGTCGACGAACTTGAAGCCGGTCCACGGGTCTTCGATCAGGCCGTCGGTGTCGGGCTCGTTGTTGCCGGGGCGCGCTGTAGACACGTACTGGTACGTCGCCGCCGGGGGCGGCACGTCCTGCCCTGTGCGCCCGATGCTCAGGCCGTTGCGCACCATGTTGCCGGCGTCCGGCACGATCGGCACGTTGCCCCAGGCCCGGCCCGCGGAGCTCTCGCCGGTGTACAGACCTCCGTTGACCTTGCGTGGGGGGATGCCGTAGCCGCTCATGGGTCGCCTTTGTCAATGTACGAGACGTAAAATTTTACAATTCCTGAAGACCTTCATTGCTCAGGAACACGGGTCTGGGCAGCGGATCCTGCACATCCTTGTGCGAGGCCAAGAGGTCTTGAGCGCGACACGCATCCTCCCATACAACGCGGTCATCTACAACCCATAAGCTGATCGCTAAGTACACCATCTCGAGCATGTTTCCGCACCCACATTTCATCAAATCTCCAAAGGTCCAATCTTTGGCGCACAAGTGCAACGCGAACAATCCGGAGAACGTCCGCGTGTTAGGGCACGGCGTGACCTGTGCGAGGTGTTCGAGGGCCAACACGGACAGAAAGCAGAGCTTGTCCTTCGGCATCTTGTTACGATCAATCTTTGGCTAGAGTTCGCTCATTTCTTTGTGCACTACGTGGCGAAACGCATGAGTGATTGTGGACGCATGCGCGGTCTACACGTCGAGCGAAAATAGCCGGCCCGGGTAAGGAGCGAGGTATGGAAGGCCTCGGCTGGGCGTGCGTCGAAAAGTTTTTGGACGAGCAACGCTATCCACGGTCGCGGTACGTCCTGGGGTCTTACGACGACTTCCTGCAGGTCGGCCTGCGCAAGATCATCGCGGCCAGGAACCCCATGGAGTTCAAGATGGGATCGGACACGCTGACCGTGCTCGTCGGCGGCGACGCCGCCGACTACAAGTTCGTCCCGGCCACTCAGAACGGATCGGTCGTGACGCCGGGATACTGCCGTGAGAACGACGAGACGTACTCGTGCGACGTCGTCGCGGACGTCGTGTGCCGGTGGCAGTCCGGCCAGCGGTCGGGCGAGACCATCGTACCGGACGTCCGGCTGTTCAGCATGCCCACGATGCTGCATTCCGTCGCGTGCATGCTCCGCGGCGAGACGCCCGCCGGCCTGCACGCCAAGGGCGAGTGCATGTTCGACGAGGGCGGCTACTTCGTCGTCGACGGCCACGAAAAGGTCGTGCGCGCCACGGAGGTCACCGCATACGAGCGCCCCGTTCTGGTCAAGATCGCCGACAGCGACGCGCGCGCCATCCACGTAGCTTGGGAGGCGACCGTACGGCACCCCGGCATGCGCCGGACCATCCTGTCGGTGAGCCCAAAGTCGGCGGTCACACTGACCTTCGACGTTCAGAACGGGCGCAACGTCAAGCGGACCATGGCACTGCCCCTGGCGACCGCGTTCCGCGCCTTGGGGGTGGACACGGACGAGGCCATCACGGCGTTGATATCGCCGCACTGCACCGCGAAGAACCTGCACGAGTTTTTGTATCCGTCGTTCGAGGAAGCGGGTCGGCTCGCCGGGTACACGGGACCGGCCGCCGTGCAGTACGTCCGTTCCAAGGCGTCGAGATCCGGAAACACGACGTCGGTCGCGGAAGCGCACGCCGTCGTCGACGACCTCATGTCCGGAGCGCAACCGGCGGACCGCGCGAGGCAGCTGGGGATGATCGTCGGCCAGGTGCTGTCCGACGTGTCCGCCGGGAGCGTGACCGACCGCGACCGCTGCGTGCTCAGACGGATCGAAGACGTCGGCGCTCAGATGCGCGACCTCGTCGACGACCAGTACTCTGAGTTCGTGCGGTACGCGAAGGACGCCATCGCCCGAGAGCCGGCATCCGAAAAGCACGTGTCCAAGCTCGTCGACGAGACCAACGTCGCACGCTTCTTCCAGCCCGCCATCGTGACCGACGTCCTGCGCTCGGCGTTGAAGGGGCGCTGGCCGACACGGTCCGGGACGGCGGACGGCCTCGTCCACGAGCTCCCGAGGGCGACGATACAGTCCGCCGCCGCGTACACCAACATGGTGGTCAATCCTCTCAAGAAGGGGCTCATGTCGCGCAAGCCGCGCCAGTTGCACTCGGACACCTTTGGTTTCAAGTGCCCAAACCACACGCCAGAAGGCCTGGAGGCGGGACTCGTGCAGCACATGGCTCTGACGTCCAAGATCAGCGGCCGCAACGTCGATGTCGACCAGGTCAAGAATGCGATCCTAGACGCGGGAGCCAAAGCTAGCTCGGTTGCCGGAACGGCCGTCGTGGTGGACGGGATCATGTTCGCCATGACGGACGACCCTCCGTCGCTCAGGCAAAAGTTGGTGGAGGCGAGGCGCGCAGGCGACCTCGACCCGGAGGTATCGATCGCGTGGATCCCGGGGTCGGCGGTCCAGGTCAACACAGACGGCGGCAGATGGATGCGTCCTCTCTTGATCGTGAAGGACGGCAAGCTCGTCGTGCAGACGCCCGGGTTCTCGGAGCACCTGCCTCCCGTGAAAGCGCAAGACAGCCCGAAGCGGACTGAAAGGTCCAAGCACAGCTCCAAGCACAGCTCGAAGCACAGTTCAAAGCAAAGCTCAAAGCAGCAGAGCGAGAGTCTCGAGGTAAGGTCGGAAGACGAGCCCCAGAGCGCGGGCGGCACCGACGTGGGCATCGAGTACCTAGACGCCTACGAGATCGACTGCTGCATGATAGCGATGCATCCGGCGGACATAGGCCCGTTGACGACGCACATGGAGTTCCACGGGACCGCCATGCTGAGCACCGTGTCCCTCATGACGCCGTACGCCAACCACAACCAGGCGCCACGAAACGTGTTCTCTTGCAAGCAGACCACCGCGTGCGCCAGCCTGTACTCGAGCGTGTTCACTGATCGGTGGGACGTATCGGTGGACCTGCTTCATCACGCGCAGCGCCCGCTGGTGACGACGCGTTTCGCGACCCGCTTCCATGCGAACGACATGCCTTACGGCGAGAACGCCATCGTCGCCATCATGTCGGCGAGCGGCTACAACATGGAAGACTCGGTCATGATGAACGCGCACGCCGTGCAGCGGGGCCTGTTCCAGACGACGCACATGACGACCGTGTCCTGCGAGGAGGAAGGTCGCGAGCGTTTCTGCAATCCGATGGCGTCCGGTTGCGGATCGATCAAAGAAGCGGCTTTCAACAAGATCGACGGCATGGGCCTGCCGGTCCCCGGAGCCTTCATCGAGACGGGCGACGTGCTCGTCGGCAAGGCTGCTCCCGGTCCTGAAGGGTCGGAGGACAGGTCGCTGGTGGCGGACATCACGATACACGGGACCGTGCTCAAGTCGGCGGTCGTGCCGATCGCCAAGGGCGCGCGCAAGTGCAAGGTCCGCCTCGGCGACATGCGGTTCCCCACGGTCGGAGACAAGTTCGCTTCCCGTCACGGCCAGAAAGGCATCATAGGGCGCCTGGTCCAACCGGAGGACATGCCGTGGACCGAGGACGGCATCGTCCCGGACGTCATCATCAACCCGCACTGCCTGCCTTCCCGGATGACGGTCGGCCACGTCCTGGAGGCGCTCTTCGCCAAGGCGTCCGTGCTGGACGGCAGAGCGTCGGACGCCACGGCGTTCATGAAGCACGATCTCGAGGAGGCGGGCGACCGTATCGCGGCCTGCGGGAAGGAGGCGAACGGCGACGAGCTCATGGCGTCGGGTCCCGGCGGGTCGCAGCTAACGGTCCCGACGTTCCTGTGTCCGACGTACTACATGCGCCTGAAGCAGCAGGTCGCGGACAAGGTCGCGGCGGCCAACGGCGGCAGGAAGATGGCTGTCACCGGCCAGCCTGCCCGCGGACGCGCGAACGGCGGTGGCATCCGCATGGGCGAGATGGAGCACGACAGCCTGGTGGCGCACGGGGTCTCCGCGTTCATGAAGGAGACGTACCTGGACCGGTCCGACAAGCCGCCGAGGCCGTACACCGTGGTGGACGGCAGATTTTCTTCCGAGCACTCCGAGACGCGGACGCACGACCGAATGGACGAGTCGGCGGCCAGGACGGAGACTTTCGGGGCCAACGTGCCGGTGGCCTTCAAGACGCTGGTCGCCGAGCTGGGGGCGATCGGGATATCCGGCACTCTGCACCCCCGGAGGCCTTAAACCGCGGCCGGCTGCCCTTTTTTCTTTTCCATCTGGTAACAACAATCATGTCCGAAGCCGCACTCAAGAAGCAGCTCGCAGAATGCAAGGCCAAGCTCGCCGAGAAGAAGGCCAAGCGCGCCCACCGCAAGCCCACAGCTTACGCTCTGTCCTACAAGGCGTTCTACGCAAAGAACAAGGACAAGATCGCGTTCAAGGACATGATGAAGGCGCACGCCAAGGAGTGGGCCGCCAAGAACAAGAAGTAGGGGGCAAGCGTGCCCCCTATGACCCCCTTCCGAGGGTACAATTGCGTCCGAAAGACATCCCTCGAGTGGGCGGTCGACAAGAAGGCGGGGAACGTGAATTTACATTGATCCGAAGACGGTACATGCAAGAACAACCAAAGCCAGAACAGCGATGTTCATGGAATACCCTCCTCCGACCTTTGGGCCCGCGGTCTTTTCCCCGCTCATGACGAACGAGAAGCGCGCCGTGTTCATCGACGCTCGGTCCGCATGCGTCACGAACAGCAGCTTCACACCGCGGTACGCCGCGTACAGGGCGCTCATGATGTCTGAAGTCACAAACACGATGCCCTTTTGCTTGCAGTGCTCGATCTGTCCCCAATCGCTCGCCCGCTTGAGAGCCGCAGGCACTGCGAAACGGTACTCGGAGTCTTCGTTCTCGAGATCCTCCATGGCCTTGGCCATTGTCATGGCGCTGAACCTGTTCGGGATAAGCGCCGTGCGAGTCTTGTTTGTGATCCGTCCTTTGTCGAAGTTGACGGTGTCGCTCTTCTGGCCGTAGTCGGTCCACGGGATGGGGTTGACGTCCGGGTCGGTAGTGGCTACCTCGAAGCCGTACTTGTAAGGTCCGTTGGGCCCTACGAACCTGACTCGGACCTCGCTGTCCTTGTGAAACACTTTGCCGGTAGCATCGGCGCTGAGTCGCTCTCCGGAGACCACGTACTTGGCGTTGAACGTCCCGTCGTGCAGAGTCGCGTCGCAATACCATGCGACGAAAGTAGACGACGTCCGGACCTCGTCGCCGACGATGGTCTTGCCGATGTCAAAGTAATCGTTCAAGGCGGTGATCATGAGCCGAAATCCCGTGATCCAGGACAGCAGGGCGCTCGGCTCCCGGTTGAACTTGGTCGTCATGCATTGGTCGATCATGATGTCGACGTTCATGTCGCCGAGGCTCGCACGATACGGGTCGGAGAAGAACGCCTCCATGGATCGCCGGAGGTCGACGAGCTCGATCATGTCAGCGATCTTCTTTCCGGAGCCTTTCTTGAAGTAAACGTAGACGCACCGCGTCGAGCCGTCGGGCGTGGACTTCTTCGCGTGCGGTCTTGTGATGCTCGCGACCAGCTTTCCCAAAAGAGGGTTGTGCACCGGTTTCCGCCCGGGGAACGTCAGCTCCTGTGCAGAGACCATGACGTCCTCGAACTTGGATTTGTCGGCGAGAAGTTCCAGCTGCGCCTCTTCTGGGTCCATGCCAGGATATGCCACGGCTGCAGCCTCCGCTATCTCCACAGGAACGCTCGCCTTCAGGGAGTCCTTCAGCAAGGCGCGCATGCGTCTGTTCTCGGCGACGCGTTCCTCCGTCTCCTCGGGCGTCTCGGGTCTGTAGTCCGTCGTTCCAGGCCTGAGCCATTGCTTGTTTCCAAAGTCGTGGATCGCATCGGTCAGCTCCATCAGCTTGGCGGCGTCAGCGTCCGTGTCGTCGATGTCTAAGGGCGCTACGAACAGGCCACCGCCCTACACGTCCGTGCTTCCAAGAGTGTCGTCGAGACGACTAGCGGGAACGTCCGCCGGTAGGTCTCGTTCTTCTGGGAAGTCTCGTCCGCGACCCATGACCGCAGCGGCCAACCGGTCGAGGTCGTCCATCGACCCGGCATCGCGCACAGCGTCTGCCACGAACTCCCTCGCCTGCTCGATCGTCTTGATCCGCATGCAAGGGACGAAGCTCCGAAGGAGCAGCTCGTCCGACTCGCCGTTGGCGTCGTACAGCGACATTGTGGCACACTCTATACATCGACGCGAGGTATTTTATGCCGACTCGGCTCGCACGGAAGGGGGTCGTAGGGGGCACGCCTGCCCCCTAAGTGAACAACACGGTCATCGGCCGACCCGTGCCGAATCGCGCCCCTTGGAGGTCCTGCACAAGTTCCACGACCTTCGCCGGCTTCGCGTCCGCCTTGGACGGTGACGCGTCCCTCTTGTCCTTCGACTGCTCCAGCATGATCGCGTTCAGCTCGACGTGGTTCGCGAGGATCCGCTCCCAGTGGCCCTCCTCGATCAGCCACTTGAAAAAGTTCATCTGTCCGATCGTCGTGTCGAAGCCACGTCCCTCGACGACGATCCTCGCCTGGCGCCTGAACGGGTCGAATAACCTTCGCGTGTACGCCTTCAGCTGCGCGTGGTACTCTTTGCTGGCGACTTTGTCGTAGTTCACGAACCACTCGACCAGACGGAGCGAGACGGGACACTTACCCGTCAAGGGTGACGTGCCTGTCACGACCTTTTCGAGGACGTCGGCGTTGTAGGGGTCTCTGTAAAAACGGCATAACGAGGCGTTGAGCGCTGCTGCCATGCGTGTGCTTCATCGGGGGATGGTCCTGCTACGGATCTTTATGCCGGCGTCCGCGTCAAGCGCTTTAATTTTTTTATTTGTACGTGTTTTGTAAATGTCAGACTACGATTCGGACTACGATAACGACGGAGACTTTGACGAGGACTTCCATATATGCGATGACTCCATGGCCGAAGAGTTTGTGAACGACGCTTGGGTGCACATGTCCGAGAAGGACATTGCGTACCTCAGGTACATTTACCTGAGGAGATTTGTGAAGAAGGACTTGGACAGTTCTCAAAAGATCATAGACGCGATGTATGACATGAAAGGAGGGGCAAAAAAAATCGACGACATATCCGATCCCATCCTGCGTAAGTTCTTGCGGTTCATGGAACTAGTGGACTCTGTGCACGATTACGATTCGGAAAGGCAGGTACAACTCGTGATGCAAGTCCTCCACATGACCGAGGTGGACTTTCCTTGGGTCTTGATAGAGAATGACAAAGGCATCGTCAGCAAAGTGCGGTTGACCATCGCCGATGTCCAGTCCTACGACGATTTCATGACCAAACTGACGTGCACTACCAACATCTACTTCGGTGACCTGCAGATGGAGAGTCCCTTTTGGAAGCTCGACTACAGACCCTTGATATTCTATCCGCCGAAACATGCGGTGACTGTCGAAGAAATGTTTAGTCGACTGCACGACCACCGCAGCTCGTTGAACCCTGTGGCGCCGGTCCAAATTCCAGAGTTCGACGAGAAGTACACAGCGCAACAGTACATTGCCATAATTCGCAGGTTCATGGAACCTGTCGACACAAAGAGGCGGGATGTGAATATGAGAAGTCACTTTGAGTGCACAGAGGTCATCGCAAGAAAGGAAGAACCCTTCACGATTGTTCAGAAGATACAGCAAATCGCAGACACATGCGACACTATGAGGCACAAGTTCGGCGACGACGCTTGCTTCATGGCAGACGCTAACCAGCCGTTGGCGAAATTTCTGTTGTCTTACAGGCTGATCGACAGGAAGATCTTCAAAAAGCTCAAGCTGGAGGCGTTCGTCGAGGCCATACCCGAGATCAAAAAGTACATGTGCCAGGACTGGCGGTCTTTGGCATGCGACGCCAGTCTCCTCGACGGCGCGGGACACAATGAGATCGACGCTCTGTTGAAGAAACAGACCGGCAACGTCTTCAACAAAGACACGGTGGTGCAGGTTCATTTGGGAGGATGTCGAGGACCAGAACCCTACAACTTCCAGCAGACGGCGTACGAGTACACGGCGATATCCCCAAACATACAGGACAAATCTCGAACGATCTTGGGTCCCAACGGGGAGGTATTAGACGAAATGAATATAACAAAAGAGGTCAAGAACAAGAAATGGAATAAGCAACATGAAGTTTACTCCAACGGAATCGTGACAACGAGCATGAGCGGTTGCTTCTCGAAGGACGGAAGCCTCAAAAGCCTCGAAGACACAGAATACATCACGAGGTGGCTCGCGATGAAGAGGGCAGGCGATTGGGGACAGGTCGAACATTGCCAGGCGAACGGCATCGTCTTCGTCACGCACGACCGCTTCGCGTTCATGTACGCCGTTTTACGAGACGTGCCAGCGATCCTCTTCGTCGGAAGCAGCTGCCACGGATGTTTCGTCTATTCGTACGTCATGTACTCGTCGACGCGTGGGCGGGAAGGACTCAAGTCGTTCGAAGACATATTGAAGGCCGATCGGTCCCCGACAATCGTCGGGGGCGGCGCGAGCATGGTGCACGTTCCCTTGATCGTGACGATCGTCGCCATGGCTTTCGTCGGGTCCCTCGTGTAGCAAACGATGTTCGTGTTGACCGTCAAGAGGAAGGAACAACCGTTCTGGAAGTCGCTGCTCGGCATGCGACGCGACCTGAACTGGGTGCCTCTGTCGGACACAAAGGTCAAGCCCGCGGACAGCGGCACCACTAAGAACCGCGATTGGTGGTACTCGTTCAAGACGAAGGCGGCGGCTATCAAAGGGAAACATGAGTTTGCACGCGTCAACGCAAAAGAATCCGACACGTTTACACTGAGCATCCGGGAGCGAAAGACGATGGCGGGGCTGGATACGTAGTATTTTTAGTCGGTCCGAAAAAATAATGAAAAGTGAAAGTGAAAAATTAAGATTGATAATAAAAAACCGCTGGCCAAGACTTTTCCAAATAATTTCCAAATTCCCTGGAGTTCTAAAACTGAAAATCAGGATCTTGATTTTTCAGTTTTCACTTTAGACGTGGACAATACACCTAGCTTTCGAATCCGCTGTCCTCCCGCTCTCTCCAGCCGGGCCAGAACTTCCGGTCGTCGACGATCTTGGGCTTGCCCAGGCACGCCAGCATCTTCTTCTCAAAGTTGTTCGGCGTCATGCGCTGTTTGTCCTTGTGCAGCTGCAGCTTCCTGGCCCACGCCTTGAACGACGACAACGCCTCGGTGATAGTCAGTTCGGACTCGGCGTCCTTCTCGACGCACTCCAACTTCCACTGCGACATCTCGTCCTGCTCCGCCAGATAGTTGTCTCCCGCCAACGTGACCTCGTAAGGAACCTCGATCCTGTGGTTGTTCGCCTTGGCCTCCGCGTACAGGCGCAGCAGCATGCACACCAGAGCCGGTCGCCACCTCGGGAACTTCTCTCCGAGGTGCAGGTCGATCGGGAAGTGCAGAGGATCCTCCGGGTCCGGCTTGCTCGTGAACTTGGACACGAACTCCACGACCTTGATACGGCGCCACGTACCTCCGTCCGTGTCCGGCACCTTGGGCAGCGTGTTGCACGTCATGATCATCGAGAACTGCGGCTTGAACTCGAACGGTTCGCCGTACAGAGGGCGTGCCTGCATCATGTCCGACCCGGACGACTCCTTCAGGATGGAGATGTTGAGCGAGTCCGTGTCGCTCGGCTCCTGCATGACCGCCAAACGCTTTCCCTTGAGCCGTGCGACCTCGGGACTCGCCGCGTTGGACGCGTTCCGCTTCTGCGTCATCAGCGCCGTGGGCAGGTTGACGGCGTAGTCTCCGAGCGCGTGCTGCAGGAGCTCGATCGTCTTGGACTTTCCGTTGGACCCGGATCCCGTCAGGATCATGAACTCGTCCTCGAAGTTCTTTCCGTACAGGTAGATCGCCATCTTGGTCAGGAAGTACTTGCGCACGGCCTCGTTCGGGAAGACCGACGCGAAAAACGCCTCGATCTCCGCCATCTCGGGCGCGTCTTCGGGGACGTCGACGTAGTCGTGGCCGGTCGACAGCGAGACCATGTCCTCGACCATGCCGTCGCGGAACTCGCCTTTCTTGAGGTCGTACACGCCGTTCTCGAAGCACAGGAGGTTCTCCTTGCTGTCGAGCTGACCGACGAAGTCGTCCTTGTAGAACAGGTCGGCTGCCTCGCGCATGACGGCGTTCTTGAACCCGCCCTGCTTCAGGTCCTTGCACATCTCCACGCCCGCCGCAGCTGCTTTTTTGACGTCGTCGGCCTCCGCGACCCCCTTCTTGTACGCCTTCTCGAAGATGTCGTGGATCGTCGTCGACAGCGCCGTCCGCAGCTCCACCGCCTTGGACATCTTGCGCCACCGGTGGTCGCGGAAGCGGTACCACGTCCCGTCGCCGCCCGCCGCGACACACACGTACTCCGTGCCGTATTCCTCCTTGACGACCTGCGCGACGTCGAAGTGCGTCTTGCTCTTGAGCGCGATGCCGACGAGATGGTTGTTCCTCTCCCTGATGATCTCCTCGTACTGCTCGGGCGAGTCCTCCTTTGCCCACATGCGCAGAGAGCCCATCTTCTTGCCGCCGTCGTTCTTGTAGTACGGCCAGTGCGACCCGCAGCTGCCGTCGTACTTTGCCGACTTCTTGGAAAACGCGTCCCAGGCGTCGAGCAGCGAGTCGTCGATGTTGCGCAGCGCGAACCCGACCTCGATCCAGCTCCGGTACCCGTCGGCGCGGCTCGCGGACAAGAGGTCGGTCAGCTTGCGGGCGAGGGCGACCTCCTCCGTCGTGGATGCGACCGTCGTCTTGTTCTCGTGAGCCTGGAACTCGGACGAGTTATCGCGACGCGTCTCGATGCGCCGGTTGTCGCGCATCTGCTTCTCGATCTCCGCGAGGTCGTCGTACGTCTTGGCGGTCAGTGCGGTGGGAGTTCGCCCGATGCGCACAGACAAGCGCTTGGTGCTCCACAGCATGTCGTCGTCGATGTCCTGCTCGGTGACCTCGCCGGCAGTAGAGATCCTCAGGATGGCCGTCTCCTTGTACGGCTCTCGACCAGGCTTCGGGGAGCCGTACAGCATCCAAGTGACCCCGGAGGGACGGGACGTGCAATCGTCCACGACGTCGCCCACGCTGTTGGTCAGTCCGGCCCGACGCAAACGATCCAGGACCGCGTCGATGCCGGCGAGCACTCTCTGACGGACGATGCGCTGTGCCAGAGCGGACAGGATGATGTTTGGGAAGACGAGGTGCAAGCCGTCCTTGGTCTCGCCCTTGGACTCGTACGGCGCGTCGCGCTGCATGACGTGGCAAAAGATGGACTCCACCACGACGTCTCCCCGTTTCTCCGTGTTGCTGGTGGTCGCGGTGGCCATCATGCCGCGCAGGACCTTGACGTACTCCATGACGACCGCCCTGACGAAATCGTCGCCGAACGCCCGGACGACGGGTTCGCCGTCGGTGGGCGCCGGGAACCGGAAGTCCAGGTCCACGAGGAGCGGGTACTTGTCGCCGGCCTTCTCGGTCAGGTGCCACACCTCGCCATCCTCGATGGCCTCGCAGTACTTCTTCAGGAAATCGTCGTACTGCGAGCCGGGGATGTTGTACGTGCCCATGGACGAGTCCAGCCCTGTGTGGGACCATATCTCGCCGGGCCTCGTCCGGTACAGATCCAGAAGCTGCCTGAAAGTGCGGGCGCCCGAAGGCGGGTTGATTCTGGACACAGGATCATCGTCCATCGCCTCCCCTGACCCTTGTCCACAATTTCCTTTTAAGCCCCGCCAGGCCGCCAGGCCCTTCAATCCGCGCACGACAGTTTAAATATTGCTGCGCACGCTTAATCGACGACTGTCCGCACGACACATGCGCACATCGCCATTTTATCGGGACACGAGGGTATAAGGAATGGATTCTCAGGCCGAGCCTTTCGTGGCCAAAGGCGTCGAGGTCCGAGTCTGGTCAGCCGAGCCGGACGCGACGCCGCTCGCGGAGACCCCGGGCGCGGACGTGCTGCTCGACGACGGCATCGGCACCGTCACGTACAAGCTCGCTCGGGCGACACACGGTCCGGTGTACTGGTGCGTCTGGACCACCGTCATGCCGGACGACCACGTCGACGTCCTGTGGGACGCGCTGTCCGGCGACATGTCGATGCTGTCGGAAGCGCTGTTCGGGAGGAAGATCAAGTTCGCAAACATAGACGCCGTGCGCAAACGGGCGCTCAAAGGCGCGTACGTCTGTCCCTACGCGGCGTCGGGTCATCCGTGTCGTCTGCCTCCGACGCGAACGCCCTTGAGCGTACGCCTCCTGGAGGACCTGTACTCGGCGACCGGAGCGCACATCGTGGCGAGCCGTGCGCCCCCGGAGTGGGCCGGCGACCAGGTCGAACTCGACGGCACGGAAGACGTCCTCGAAGCGCTGGCAAACGCAAAGTCGGTCCCGGCCAGAGACGTGGGCACTCGAAAGGTCAAGGCGCAGCATATGGTCGTCGAACCGGGGACAGAGGTCGAGGCGACCGACTTGGAGTCGGTCTACAACGCCACGCAGCTGCGCGAAGGCGGCGTCGTCGCGGCCACTCTCCACAGGGTCGACGGTAGCCTCGCATTCAGGGCGTTGGAGCAGGCGGTCCGGGAGAAACACATCGACGCCGCGTCCGTGGACAGGACCTGCCGATACATGATGAAGAAAGGCGTCGAGGAGCTGCATTACGTCGTGAGGAACGAGCTCGTCGCCGGGACCGCGAGCGTGAGCATGGACCGTGACCTGAAAGCGTCTATCGGCCTGCGGACAGAAACTGACGCCGTGTCCGCCGTCCGCGCCGTCTTCGACACGCCGGAGCTGGTGCAGGCGATAAAGGCCGTGACCGGGTCCGTGGCGCGGGTGTCCGACGACGTCCTCGACGCTGGGAGCTCCAGCCACCAGAGTCGACACGTCATGTCCATGGACGGCAAGGGGTTGAACCATCTCGTGACGTGCCTCGGACGAGCGTCCCCGCTGCTGGAGTACCGCAAGATGGAAAACTCGGTGGAGGTGACGATGGCGCGAACTCCCGGATTCGTCCCGTCGACGGTGGCCGAGACCTTCGTGGCGCGCCGGTACTTCATGGTGACGCAGGGCAGGTCCTCGGAACTGGTCAGGGCCATGTCTACGGAGCTCTCGATATCTCCGGAGGAAGCTCAGGCCGAACTGGCGGGGTACCTGCAATCCAAGCCCGCACGCGACTCGAGGGGTGTCACCCTGCCGTCGAACGGGCTGCTCGCGACCGTGGCCACAGGTCCCGAAGGCTTTTCCGTGACCCTGGACAGCACCTGCCCGTTGATATACGCGGAGCGTCTCCTATGGTGCCTGCGACGCTGCGCCAACATCGGCTCGGTCACGCACGCGGCCGACGCGGCCGAAGACACGCAGGCGATCCTCAAGAGGCTTCAGGAGTCGAGAGCGATCGGCGCGGAGGACGACATCAAGTCGCGTTACGTCCTCCAGCGCCTGTTCGACGCCGACCCGGAGCTGTTCACGAGGAAAAAGACGGCGGGCTTCAAGATGTACTCCAAGATATGCGGAGCGGTGGACAAGCGTCAGCCCATCGCCGTCGACGCCGGCACGTTCGCGAACATCAAAGAAGCCGACCCCGACATCGAAGGGGTGGAGACCCGAGGAACGACGTACATCTGCCCCGAGGTGTGGTGCCCGGCGACTCAGACTACGATGACCGCGGAAGCGTTCAGAGCGGCGGGCAACATGTGTCCGGGCCAGCGAAAGGGCGTAAACCTGTCGGACGTCCGGTACTGGAAGGGTTCTTCCGGTCGGTACCCGAGGCTCATGGGCGCGGAGAAGCATCCTTCCGGCATGTGCATGCCGTGCTGCTTCAAGAAGAACAAGAACGACGTCGAGGACTCCGAAGACCCGGGGTACGTCATGTCGGAGACGCACTCGCCGCTGCCCGAAGGGCGCTTCGGCAAGGCGGCGGGGATGACCGAGCTCCTTCGCGTGGGCGTCTCGTCGTCTTCGGAGTTCGTGTCCGCGCTGGGTTACTGCTTGGGCAGCGATCCTTCGGCGGTGGTCGAGGCCGTCCGGGCGGTGGCAACCATACGAAACATGCTGCGACTGAAGGACCTTCTCGTGAGGTTCATCGACGTTCGCCACGCGGGGCTCAGAGAACAAAAGTATCTGCAGTTCCTGACGACCCCGGCGGGCATGGACCACGCGAGGACGTGCGGCGTGGCCAATCGAAAGTTCTCCATGGAAGATCCGAAGAGCGTGCGCGCCCTCGCGCTGTACGACGCCTGCGAAAAGTACAAGGAGTACGTGCCCGGAGGCACCCACTCGTTCGTTTTGCCGGTCGCGGTCCTTGCGTACCCGTCGGTGCTCATCGGGGTGTTCGAGCAGATGCGCGACGGCGAGGTCGTCGTCCACACGCCGTTGGGTGGTGGGAGGTCGGTAGCGCCAAAGCACGGGGCCATGATGATGAAGACCGGAAACGTGTACGAACCTCTGGTGGACTCCAAGACCAAGGCGAGGGCCATACGCACGGACAGCCCTTACTCGAAGGCGGTCCACGGTTCTCAACTTCAGGCTCGCGAGTTGTCGGGCGCGGCCACTCTGCCCCTTCTGCAACAGGAGCTCGCGGACAGAGGCATAGTCATCGCTTCGAACGTCGTCGAAGGAGACACGCTCGACGTGGTCGGCGTCCTGACCGTAGACGACGTCTTCGTGCCGCTCCCCGAGCCAGAGACATGCACGTACGACATGGCGGGAGAGCTGACGTGGTGCGAGGATCTCCAGGACGTGAATTGCAGAGCGACCTGGAGAAACGTGATCGCGCTCTTCCGGGAGCTGGCGGAGAGCCTGGACTGGGACCATCTGACGCACTTCAAAGAGATACGCTCGGGCGGCAACACGATCGCGATCGTCCTGGACGTCGGAGCCATCGTGCCACTCAAGTCCGTTCCCGAGTCCCGAGTGCTCTGGAGCAAAGCACACGACGCGCTCGCACAGTTCTCCCGCATAGCGCCCGCGGCGCCTCCCTCGGGCGCGGACGGCGTGCTCGCGATGATGGACGCGATGCACACGTATCTCATGGACAACCACACGAAGGAGTACTGGGTCCTGAAGCACCCTCTGTGCCCTTACCCGAGGGAGGATCGCATCGCGCGGATCATGGAGCTCACGAGTCCTGTCAGAAGCGACGACGTCGCGCAGGAGGTCGTGGACAGGACCGTCAACATGCTCATGACGAGGCAGAAACGGCCGAAGATGAAAACCTCGCACGACAAGGACGTGTTGGTGGCGACCGAGGACGACGTGGTCGACGGCGGACTTTCGGCGGCCATATCGGTGCTCGCGGCTCCCGAGGATCACGTCGACGTGGTCCGCCGGGCGCTGTCGTCGGCGGTGGATCCGGGACCGGTTTTCGACACACCGATCGAGCTGTCGGGTTCGTGGGCCACGCCTCTCAGGGGCATGTCCATGTTCGCGTCGGAGGCTTCCAACTTCGAGACCGTCGCCGCGATGTCCGCGGAGATCGGCATCGCCAACCCCCGCACGACTCGGAAAGAGTACGTGGACGCCCTGGTCGCGGACGTCGTCAGAGCCGTCGAACTCGGCGACTCGATCGACGGCCTCGGTCTGCACTGGACGTCGAGAGACGCCGTGCTCGCCGAGATCGCCAAGGCTCGCAAGGCGAGGACCCCCCTGAGGTCCAGGCTGTCCCGTGCGCTTCTTCTTAAGGACGACTTCAAGATGGGTCCGGGCGACCTGTCCAGAGCTCTGAGCAGCAGGAACCGGACGGCCGTCGTCGTCCATCCTTCGGGCGCGTACGTGTCGGGCAGCCCTCCGAGATGCGTGGTCGTCGCGCTCAAGGACGACAAGATATTCGTCGCCAAGGTCCTCGACGGCATAGTTCTCACGGATAAACAGTTGAACAAGGGCGTGACGAAGATCATCGCGGAACGCAGGGGCGTCAGAACGAAAAGAGAGTGACCTCCTTCGTGAACGGCGCCGGCTCCACGCTGGACGGCGCGTTGTCCGGTCCCCAGTCGTCCTCGGGCTCGAACAACGACCCCCTGTCTATGACCGACTTGATCATCGGCGCTCCGAACGTCGTCGCGGCGGTCTTCCGGACGTTTTCGTTGTAGAGCTTCTGCTTCGCCAGATTGTCGTCGATTCCGCGCATGATCTCAGAGCCTCCTGGGATCATGACCGTGTCCTCGACGTACTTGAACTTGGGCCAGTTGTCGCCGTACGGGTCGCTGGCTTCCTCCTTCAGACCGTTCGAAGACACGACCGCGATGCGTCGGGGGAACGCCTTCAAGACCTTGTCTATGCAGAGCACGGCGATGACGATGAGCGCCAGACCGATGGCGAGCGCGGCCAACAGGATGCGCCCGTGGTTGAAGAAGATCATGTTGGCCATGGCGATCGCTTTGTCTATAACTTTTTAGAAAAAAGTTACATCGAAAATCCATGGTCCACAAGGTCCACAAAAAGTTGCATCAAGCTTCCTGAACCACGGATTTTTGACGTAACTTTTTTCTAAAAAGTTAGGGAAAGGCGCGATGTGGAAGACCACGGGAGGAGGCCAGGAATGGCCCGACAAGCGCGAGCTGATGTACGAGTCCGACGCCGTCCTCAAGGCGCAGACCGACGCCCTGGATCGCCGCCTCGGAGTGCAGAACGCGGTGGCTACCTGCCCTCAGTGGTACGACCAGCTCGAGGACAAAGACTTCGCGGCCGAAGGATCGCTGATCACGGCGCGCCGCGCGGGGTGCGCCGACATGTCGGTGCGTCGACACGGAGCCTTGGGCATCGGCGGATGGCAGCAGTCGGTGTGCCCTCTGAACACGAACGCCAACAACGTCGTGCGCACGGAGACCAGCGTGTGCGCGCCTCGGCACCAGGCGTTCATGAATCAGACTCGCCGGGGGACGGGGACGAGTCAGGACGTCGCCAGGCGAGTCTAGACGACACGACGTCGAGCACGGCGGTCTTGAAAGGCGCCATCGCGGCGAGGCACCTGGTCGCCGTGCACTCCGATATCCCCAGAGCTTTCGCGACGCGTCCGCGATCGATGGAGTCCGCGACCAGGATCACGCAGGCGGCCGCTTTCGACGGCGGCTTGAACCTGCACGCGATGCCGAGCTCGTCGACGAGCTCCGCCGCGACGGATGCAGCGTCCACGTGGGCGTCCGCATCCTGATCGAACGCCTTGAGGACTTCCTGGCGATGCCTCGCGAGGTACGCGCGCGAGGAGCACGGCGCTGTGGTCGCTTCCTTCGAAGCGACGGATCTCATGACCCGCTTGATGCCTCTGGATATGACGCGTCCCGGGACGTCCTTCGAGGACATCTCCTCGACCGTGCGCGCACAGCCCTGCGACTGGAGGGCCGCGTAGATGCATCCCTCGATCAGTCCCGCTCGGCGGGTGCCCCTGAGGTGAGGGTCCTTGGCGACGTCGACGTAGATGTGCTTCGCGCGCGTCGTGACCGAATCGCACAGCCCGAGCTCCGACGCCTCGGCCACCAGAGTGGTAAGGTTCTTGACCAGGTTGCGTGCGTTCGCCTGTCCCGCCCACGCCTGCATCTTGACCGCCTTTCGCGACGCGGCGGTCCTCGCCGAAACGTAGCTCGTCGCGCACGGGTACAGGGCGGACACCGGTGCGCAGTGCCGATCCTTGCTGCCGTCGCGCGTTGGTTCGGGCGCGGAGTCCAGAAGCCTCCCGAGCACGGCTCCGCACTCGCACGTCATGAGACCCGCGAACAGCGCGGGCGTTCCTCCACAGTACTTGCACAGCTCCACTTCGGAGTCGTCGAAGCTCGGGACCATGAGCCCCATCTGACGCATCGCTTCCTCCATCGTGCGCGATCGGTATCGCGCACCAGACGTTTAAGCCGGCGCAAAGTCCGGGATGGCGGCCTTGGGGTCGAACTTTAGCTTGGCCGCCACCTGCGCGTGCAGCTCCAGCGCGGCGTCGAGCGCCGCCTTCTTGCGATCGTTCAGGTGTCCTCCCTCGGCGGCGAACTGCTGCACCAGCTTGTCGAACCGCGTGAACGCCTCCAACAAATTCGCCTTGTCCATTGACATATCCTGCGATTTTTATGCCACGGGTTTAGCCGCGCGCCGGCCGGATTTATTCGCCCCGGCCCGGGGCAAGAATGGCGAGAGACCGGCCCGTCAGACGCCCGGCACCCGGCACCGAGTACGACTCGGACGAGGACGAGTACTGGCACTCTCGCACCAACACCGGAAAGCGGCTGATCAACCAACGGGAGAAGGCCATCGTCGCCGTCGCAGACCCCGTGCCCATGCGGTTCAAGATCCTCGCGCTGGACGTCCCGCCCGCCGTCAAGCGCCGGCTGTTGCGGTACAACGAGCAGCTCAAGGACTCGCGGTCCGAGGAGGACGGCAAGCGCCGCGAGTACATGAACGTCTTGATGTCCGTGCCGTTCGGAAAGTACGCGCTGCCAGCCGACGCCGGGGCGCCTGGGGATGCTCTGGTCAAGCTGAAGGCCACGCTCGACTCGGCGGTGTACAGCCATGACGCCGCAAAGCTGGAGATCATGAGGGTCGTCGCGCAGTGGATGCGGTGCCCGAGCTCCAAAGGTATCTCGATTTTGTTGTGCGGCGAGCATGGTACCGGCAAGACAGAGCTAATACACGCTGGGGTTGCCGCCGGTCTGAACCTTCCGTACACCTTCATAGGTCTCGGCGGCTTGACCTCGGCCTCGTACCTGAAAGGCCACGGCTACTGTTACACCGGCAGCGAGCCCGGCGCAATCGTACGCGCATTGGTCCGCAATGAATCCATGTCTCAGGTCTACTTATTCGACGAAGTCGACAAGGTCTCAGACACGGACCGCGGTCGCGAAATCATCAACACTCTGATCCACTTGACGGATGAAACGACGAACACCAAGTTCCAGGATGCGTACCTCGGCGACGTCGACATAGATATGTCACGCAACGTGTACTTCTTCACTTGCAACGACCCGTCTCAGGTGTCGCCGATCCTGTTGGACCGCATGGTGCGTATCGACGTCGAAGGGTACAGCAACGCCGACAAGCTGGAGATCGCGAAGCGACATCTGGTGCCTGCAGCTCTGAGAGCGTTTGGAATGAAGGACTCGCAGTTCGCCGACCTGATGACTGACGACTTCATCAGGCAAGCAGTTATCGCGACGTCTTCAGAGAAGGGGGTCCGAGACTTGAAGCGTGCATTCAGGGCAGTTTGCGCCGAAGTCAACCTCAAGACCACTCTTGACGAGAATTACGTTCCGACCAAAAAAGACGTGGAAGAGATTCTACGCAAGGAGACTCGCAGCAAAGGCCCTGCGTGTCACCATATGATGTACAATTAATCACGCAACAATCTTGAAGTGCAGTTGATCGTACCTCTGCGTCTTGGTTGTGACACGCTTACGAGGAAGAAGTATTGGGAGGTCCATGAGCTCGTCCCCGCCACTGATGCGGATCTTGTAAGCCTGACAAAGTTTTGGGCCTCCTGCTGCATTCGTGCAATTGCTCATCCAAGGCTTTACATCTGTGCACGTGAATCCCAACGATCTTGACAAAATCACAATGTCATCTACAAGCCTTTTGTTCGCAAAAGACATTTCGTATCCACCACAATCTATTGCGCCATCGGTGTCGATGATGCCTGCAAGCACCTTCATCCGTACATCCCTGCTGTTATTGAGATACACCTCAGGTATATGTTTGTTGCCCCACACGTTGAGTTCCTTGAGAGCTTGCGTGATCGGGTTTGCCATGCCATCGCAGTACTCATCCATTTTCCCAGAGTCATAAATGGGTTTGAACTTGTGTAAAGTTTGTGGAGTGGTGTGATTTTTAACAGCTGCAGCTGATATGCTCATGCCTGTCTTCCAGTCTTCAAGAGCTCTGATGGTGTTATCCTTGTTGAACCTGAATGTGCTTCTGTTTTTCTGGCACATCATGTATGTGTACCTCTCGGAGTGGACAACATCAAGCCCGTGCGATGCTGCCACAGTCGTTATGTAGTCAAGGATCTCTTTGTCAGCAGTTGTAATATGGCATGCACGTGAACTACCGTCGCCGAGCCATATTCCCGTGAAAATGGGATCTAGTGGCACAGGTCGCTCTTCGTAATCGATACTCTGCGGAGCCATACGATAGAACTTCTGGAAATGGTCAAGATTCTTGAGAACCTCGGCAACGGTGACCGCAAGTAAGCATTGATCTCTGGTCAGCACTTTAGAGTCACGAAAGATTCTTGCCGCTTCAAGAGTTTTCTCGTGTTTGCAATTGAACTTGCTTTCTGCGAAGTTCCAGTATCGAATTTTGTAGGTGGGTACTTTCAGGTCTTTCCTCAAGACGATTGTAGGAGTTGCAAATCTTGGCGGCACCACCAAATGCAGCACATCATCTACAGAAACCTCCTTCTCGTAATTCTTGGTCTTGAGGATCGGCATATCGATATACCATCATACCCTACGCCGCCGTTTATGCCCGCACTATTCTGACGCGTCAGATTCCCAAAGCGCTCTGTACGATTGCGCTCGCCACAGTTACGAGGATTAGTGGCCAGTACCCCACCGTCGACCCACCTCCTCGAAACACGCTGCCGTCGGGTCTCACACGGCTCATCAGCTCGGTCATCCAGTTCTTGTGGGCGATGGTGAGCTCCGACCTCGCCTTTTCCGTCCCGTACAACGCGAATGAGTGCCGGTACAGGTCCCGCACGTCACCGTACTCCTCTGCAACCTCGGTCTCGGTCTTCCAGGTTTTCACGTAGATGACGCACACGTCACGGTACATCGCGTACATTACCGCCGGCTTGTCTGCGGTGACGAATACGCACCCATAGCGCTTGCAATGTTCGATCTGACCCCAATCTCCGGCGCGCTTCTGCGCGAGGGGAACGGCGATGCTCTTTCCGTTGAGAAGGTTTTGCAGAGCGGCCTCGTGCATGCGACCCTTCGAGTACGCCTGACTTTTCTTATAAAGAGTGCATTTTATTGTGTCTTTTCTCGTGTCCCCAGACGTCAGCTCATAACTCGCGACGTTGTTGTCATCGCATCCCAACAACTTGACTTGAACATCCGCCTTCTCTCTAAATACGTTTCCTGTCGGCCTCCTATGCATGGGGAACGCGTGGTCTCCAGAGTCCATGATTCCGGCATCGCAGTTGACAGCGTACCAGCTGTAGATGAATTTGGTGCACATCGTCCGCCACTCCGCCTCTCCTCGCGTCCAATCACGAGTTGTCTGACCGATCCGGTCCATATCCTCGATCCTGTAAGACTTGAGGAACGACTTGTAGATTGGTTCTATTCCGAGAACCAAGCGCGTCACGGGGATGGACTCGTCCACCACGAACACCAGATGGCTGCCAAAAAAGTTGCGGATTTCTCCCGATACTGCAGCGATCTGCTCGTACTTCAAGTTCTTCATGTTGTGTTCGCCTCTGCACCATATTTCAGCATTGACACAGTCCTTGCATGGTGCAGGTTTGTTGGCGTACTGAGCGTCCACTGTGCCTCCTTCGGGATCGAAAGAAAACATGCCCTGCTCGAAGTTCCGTCCGAAGAGCGGATTTACCATAGGTTCGTTGTCTCCAAAACGGAGCTCGGGGGTCCCTGTGATGTCGGGAATGAACGTGTTTTCTGGTCCGTGCATCTCTTCCAGGAGCATTATCTCTTGTAAAGCACGAACCTCGCCTGTTACCGGGTCTTTTCTTGTCTTAGTGATGACTGGAAGAATAACGCCAAGCTGGGTCATGATGATATCGGGCGTCACGCGATCGTCAAAGTCGGCGAAGTCGTCGTGGAACGAGTCCTCCAGCTGCAAGAGATCGTAGAACATGTCGTGATTCGATTTATCTGCACCGCCCGCTTGAACTTGTACTTCTATCGGCGGACTAGTAAACGAGCGGTTCCTACGCTCCTGGGCCCCAGACCGAGGCTTCCCTGACACGCCAAACAAAAAAGCACGAAAAACCCTTTCCCTTTCCTCGGGTGACATACTATCCAGCGCGGATTTGATGTACGCGTCTGCCGAACGTTCGTCGTCGATCCGGAGGAGTTCGTCGTTCTCGTACTCCTCTTCACTGTCAGACATTCTTGCTTACAGGGATGAAAAAATTTTCAGGGAGACACATCGCGCGGCTTAAAGGTCCCCGCCCCAATCACCACGCATCGCCAAAGCATGATGGACATGCTCCAAGCCTCGCGCACCCAACGCGGCTTCTTCCAGCCGGAAGCCATCATCAAATTCACCATCCAACTCGACGGTGACACATCGCCGGTCGTGTTCCTCGACGTCTCCGGCTCCACTACCTCCGACAGGTTCTACTGGACTTCAGTCGCCGAAATTCTTTCAGGCCTTGCCCAGTCCCATGACACCGTCGTATACCCCTGGTCGTCCGAGCTCATCGACCGGGCGATGATCGTCCCGAAAGGGGCGAGCCACTCCGACGTGTTCGTCGCCTGCAACCTCGGCCGGATCCCTGGATGGGGACACGGCACCAACCCCGCGGCGACGGTCCCGAAGATCAAAGAGCTCGCGGACTCGGGCGTCATGGACGTCGTGTTTGTGACGGACGGTCAGATCGGCGAGCGCGAGGACGACAACGTCTGCATAGCGTTGCGGAAAGGCGCGTTCACGCTAGAGTCGCTCAAAGCGTACCGCATCGGCCCGTACGCGAGCACGAGCGTGTGGACGGCGTTCAGCTGGTGCGCCGAAAAGTACGAGTGCGTAACCCTCGTTGAGAACAGAGACCCAGATACCGTCAGCTGCGACAAAGCGGAGCTCGCCGAGTGCATTGCCACGCTGGACGCCGACGTCATGGCGCTCGCCGACGACGCCTTTCGAGCAAAGTTCGCGCAGCTCCTGCACGTCTACGCCTCCAACCCAGACGGAGACCTCGCGAAAGAGATCCACAAGCGCTGGACGACGTGGTTGAAGAACCTGCGCAAGAAGGAACGCGATCTCCGCAAGCCCGTCCGGTTCGAGGGTCTCCCGAAGGACCAGCGCGCCGCATGCAAGATCGTGTACGATAGGTACGACTCCATCGACGTGCCGGTGAACCACCTCTTCGACGAACTGGCACGCATCAAGCCAAAAGGGATCGAGGCAAACCTGGAGCAGGAAGCCGCCGGCAGGTACGTGACTTCGGCGGACTTGCCGGCACCGTCGCTGGAGAACAAGGAGTTTCTCGAGGGCACGCCCGTGATGGTCCTGCCCGTCATGGCCGAGGGCTACGAGCACCCAGAGCACTGGCTGACGATGCCGGTCTACATGGGCCTGCCGCCAAAGATCGTCCGGTACTCGATGGCCATGGGCGATATGGTCGTCGTTCCCGACGAGCGCTTCTCCGGCCACAACCGCCTCGTCGTCGCGCACGCCCTGTGCAGGGGCAAGGCCATCGGCAGCTGGATCCTCTGGCTCGCCGGCGCGCTCCTGTCTACGCCTCGCGACTACAGGGACCCCGAAGTCGCGGATTACGTAATCCAGTTGCTGAGCACCCTGGACTACAGCTTCTCGCTCGGAGGACTTGACGTCGACAAGCCCAAGGGGAATGTCTTCGACGCGTTCCGGTACTCTATCGGCAAGACGATGCACGAAGTCTCGAACGGGGACGGTGATCTGGTCGCAGCGACCTTCATGCTGCGTCGACGGATCGAGATGCTGGAGCTTCAGATCGGTAGAGACGTTATCGGCGATTTCAAGGACCTGCTCGACCTGGCCGACTTCGTGCGGAGCCCGACGGTCGCCGGGTGCAAGGGTCACGACGGCAAGATCCGCAGGAGCACGCTACAGTACGTCGAGTACATGCCCGTGGACGGCGCGCCGGGCGTGTACCTCGACGTCATCGTCAACAAAGTGCCCAAAGCCCTGAGGCAGCCGATCTACAAGGCGAAGGGACTGACCGACAACGGCGAGATTCCACTCGATCCGAAGACGTTCAAGCACGACTTCGAGCACGGCTTCACGCACGCCAAGTACCTCGAGTTGTGCATGCAACAGGACAAGGTGCCGCTGCCGTTGTACGCGGTAGCTCGCCGCATGACGGTCGCGCTCGGCCGCTTTCCTACGTTGCCGGAACTGGTCGCCACAGGCGCCAAGAAGATGGCCAACCTGACCGGGAGCAAGATCGTGTCGGAGAACATAGCGGCTGGCGCTCGGATCACTCTCGGCGAGTTTCAAGGCATCGTGCGCGAACACTACGACGGTGACGAGACGAAAGCCGTCGCCGCGATCGCCGAATCTCTTCAAAAAATGTCGAAATAGATGTGCAAATGGAAGTTCCCCCAACCAGAACGGTTTACGACTCCTTTGGCGATATAGTTCCCGATTCGCTGTGGGAGCATTACGGCGATTGGGCCGACATCGACAGCGAAGCAGCTGCGGAAGCGTTCATCAATGAGTGCCTGGACGGCGCAAGCGAAGCCGAAGAACAACAGGTCATAAATGCGTACTGCGGAGTACGATCCCTCGATGTGCGTTACAACGAGGGTGTCTCCGTGTCGATGTCCGACCAACAAGCTCCGCCTACAGACACAAAATCCGACACCGCGACGTCAGTCCAAACAGGGCACGGCGTGTCCAAGCTCGTGCAGCTGTTTGCGTTCACCGACTCGGTGAAAGACTTTCGACCCGGCTCCGCTGCCAGGCAGGAAGCCAAAGAACATCGCGGACACCGTCCCGGTACAGCATATTGTCAATGCCTTGAAACCAGACTTGCCTGCTGGCTTGCATGCGAAGACATGCAGGAGCTTCATCGAGTTTACAGACTTCTTGACAGAAACACAGGAGCTGCATTTCGATGGCGAGACCGTGACGACCCCCCTTTTTGGGGAGTCGGTCCGAAGTGCTGCCGACATTCCTCTTGAAGCCACATACGAACAAGCTGTTGGTATGCTGGTCGGACGGATCGACCCGTCGAAGAAACTCATGCCGGTCGATGTTGTGTGCAAAGCTCAATGCAAGAAGAAGGTCGTGTACGTCACCCAGATCGCCGATTTGTGCTATTGCCTCAAGACGCGCTTTGGTTCATCAGGAACTTTCATTGTCGACGACTCCAGCAACGACGCACTTATGCTCATGACGGCAACGCGGCACATGGACGCAGCATTCTACAAGAAGTTTGTGCTCGTCATGGACCCAAAGATCCTCTCAGAAAAACCGGAATGGCGGGTACGCCTGTGCGACGCCAATCTGTTCGACGGAGGACAACATTCCAGCCCTAAGGTTGTCGTGCGCAGCGCCGAGACTGGACCCGTTCCCGGAACACACGTGGTCCTTAGAGGAGCATTTCCTCCAGACAACGTGCCCGGTGCCCCTGTGCCTGCAGAGTTCGAAATAGGAGAACACAACGAGTCGGAGTTCGCGATGGACCTCTATGGTGTCGAGAGCAGGCACACCGGCGACTATGCGCAGCACCAGACTGGAGCCGTATGTCAGCGCATAAACAACGACCTCGCAGCCGGCAAGGACATCGTCAAGTCGCTCGCTCTGAAACGTGCCGGCGACTGGGGGCAGATCCAGCATTGCAAGCGGTACGGATGCGTGTGGGTGTCTATCGACACAATATCTTGCTCTTACGCGGCCGCGACAGACGTCCCTGTCGTCTGTTTGAGCAGGCGGCAGCACACGGATTATTGTAGGTTGTCCTTCGTGATGGGAGGAAAGACGAACGTCGCTCCGGCGTGGACCATGGCTCAAAGCGGAGGTTGTATCCCGAGTCTGGTCACGAGAGCGACTCTCATGACCATCGTCCTTGTGATGGCTCTCTTCAACTCCGTATCGGCATATAGATGACGACTCGTTCGAACAGATCATCGGATTGCAAAGATTGCAAAGAATCAGTGCAATGCGATACGCCGACAAGGGCGTCTTAACGAACGTGACCTACGTCCGTGCGGTCTACCGCAATTTCAGGCCTTCAACGCTTGGTGGCTGCGCATGAAGATGTTCCTTGCTCCAGAGTGGTCTCGGTCCAGGCGGAGCCCGCACTTCTCGCAAGCCACCGTCTTCGAGATCCCCACGTCCATGACGTGGCCGCAACCCGTGCAAGTCTTGGTAGTCCACGCCTCGGAGACCACGTAGACCCTCGTCCCCCGCCTCGCTCCATACTCTATCAGCTTGTTCCTGAACTCCGAGTGAGCGAACGTCATGAGGTTGCGAACCGCCTTGCAGCCGATGACGCGATCTCCGATCCTCGTCATCTCTGGAGCCTTGAACTCGGGGACGAAGACCGCGCGGAAGTTGTCGCACAGAAACCTGCACGTCTTACGATGGAGGTCCCTCACGACGTCATGCACCTTGGTTCTCAGTGCCTGAGCTCTCCGTAATACCCCCTTTCGCTTCCTTCCGACGTGCCCTTCATCCTTTAGCTTCGCTGCCACCGACATCAGAGCGTCAGCTCTGAGCAGCCTCCCCTTGACGCTGTCGTCCAGGTAAAACTCGTCCCCGATCTTGCCACAAACACCGTCTGGGCTGTACAGCGTCTGGAACGTCCTGCCTCCGGGGTCGAGGAACGCGTCTCCCCACTGCGGCTTTGCTGCCTCGACTTTCGCCTTGCGTGGGAGGACGAGGTACCATTTCCCGTTCACCGTCCTTGCGACCTCGATGTTGCGTTCCTCTCCGATGGCAAGGTGCTTGACCAGCCGTTTCTTGTCCTTGGCTGCGACGCGAATGCTGCCTTTCAGGCGCGAAGCGAAGAGCGCAAGCTTTCCGTCCTTGAATTTCATGGCTTTCACGTTCGCGGTGAAGATGGAGTCGCCGCGGCTCCGCTTGCTCAGAAAGCCGGGAGGCCCTGTCTCCGGGTGCGCCTTGCGGCGCTCGAAGAATGAGGACATCGCACCCTTGAATTTACGAATCGCGCCCTGGCGCGTGTCGTA